GGGGAGCTGCCGCGGTCAGGCGGCGAGCAGAAGCTGGGGGTCGTCCGGCAGGCTGTTGAGGAGCGCGTTCCGCCAGGCGATGGCGTACTTGGGGCAGTTGCCGCAGTGCACGTGCTTGCCGACGCATCCGGGCATCGGGGCCCGGTTCACCGCGTTGTACGACCAGGCGAGCGAGTCGGAGCTGTAGAGCTGGTGGGCGACGCGGCGGAGACCGGTCTTCTTGAAGCCGAAGCCGTGCAGGCGGATGCCCATGGACCAGATCGTTTCGATGATCCGGGCGGCCTCGTCGGTCTGCTGCAGGCGGCACACAGAGCCGATGCCAACGACGGGTTCGAGCGTGAGGTCGACGCCGACCTGGTCGTACAGGTCGATGCACCGCAGGTAGTCGTCGAGCGTGCGGCCCTGGATGACCGGCATCCACGGCAGCTCGGAGTCGAGCGTCATCAGGTTCAGGTACGACGCGACCGTCTTGATCTGGTGGTCCGCGATGGTGAGGCCGGTCTTCGCGAGGATCTCGTCCTCACACATCCAGTCCTGAATGGAACACATGTCCATCAGGCCGATCTCGTCGTAGTACCGGCGCGCCGCCGCGGCGTACGTGTACGGCGAGATCGTCCAACGGCCGTGCTGCGACAGCTCCGTGAATCCACGGGAGTCGAGCATCCACGGCGTCACGGCCCGCGGCAGGGTCACACGGTCGGCCAAGCGCCCGTGGGAGACGCACAGCGGGATGCAGTCGTTGCCGAACTCTTCGCGGGCGAGCCAAGACGGCTGGTGCGTGCCCAGGTACGTCACGCGGTCGACGTCGGCGAACCACGTGCGCGGGGCGTACACCGGGGCCGGACGCTTTGCCTTGGGCTGTGCGTTCGCCGCCGGGGCGGGAATGTCGAAGAGTGCGGCATCAGCCATGGTGTTCCTCGCTTCGTGGTCCGTTGGCGGTGCTCTCCGCCAACACGAGGAATAGTACACCCTGGGCAACGTGTGGGGTAGGGGTGCGCGGAAACTGAAGCGGGGACCGCGCCAGGACGGCCCCCGCTCGCGTGATCAGGCGGCCAGGCCGTACAACGTGACCTGACGGGCGCGGTACTTGCTCGCCGCGGCCCGGCCGATGTGCCCGGCCATCGCGGTCCCAGCCGGCGGCCGCGCGGCGGGACCCTCGGCCTCCTCGAGCGCCTGGGCGCGCCGGATGATCTCCCGCATCGACAACCCCTTCTTGAAGTCGGCCCCGACCACCACTTCGGTCCGGGCGTACGCCGCGGCGAGCTCCGGCACCCGGCGGGCGCCATTCACCAAGTCGCTGTTGCACCCGAGGACACAGAAAACGCAGCTCAGGCGCCGGTTTCCCCAGTCGTAAGCCGGGTGGTACGGCAGACGCGACCGGGCTATCTCCTGCCACACCTTCCGGTCGCTCCACGCGTGGATCGGGCGCCAGGTGACGACGTGCCGCTTGCCATTGCTCGCGCCGCGGTTGATCTCCACCTCGGCGAGCTGCGCCCGCGCGGTGCTCTCCGCGGCCCGCTGGCCGATGCACTCCAGGATCCGCACGGGACGGCCCAGGTCGCCCAGCTCGGCGACCAGCCGCGTGTACAGGGTCCGGATCGGGCCCCGCTTGGCGTCCGGGGTGCACCAGCGCGCAGAACTCGACGGCCAGGCCGGCGCAACCTTCGCCGTCGTCGGGTCCTCGCCGCGCTCCCGCGCCTCCTCCTCGGCCTTCGCCTTCAGCTTGCCGTACCGGATCTCGACGCGGTCGAGGAGATCGGCGCCCTTCGCCTGGACCACCTCGAACCGGGGGACCCCGGCGAGCGCGGCCTGGAGCTCGGCGAGCTCGCGCGTCCCCTCCCACTCGACCCGGCCCAAGTCCGCGTGGACGACGACGACCTTGTGCAGCATCCCCAGGGCCTTCGCGCGCCGCACGACGTACGACAGCATCGCCTGACTGTCCTTGCCGCCACTGCTCGAGATCACGACCCAGTCCGCGTCACGGATCATCTCGTCCGGCACGGTCGTCGACGGCTCGAGGGGCACGGACGCGTGCACCGTCTTCCGCCGCTTCGGCTTCGGCGTGGGCTTCGCCGGCGCTTCGACCACGGCGGCTATCTGGGGGCTCTGGATGGCGGGGAGGTCGAACAGGGTCGCGGTCTGCATGGCGGGCGTCCTCGAGGGCGTGGAGCGGGCGGAGCGGGGCGGCGAGCGGGGACAGGGGGCGCAGCACGGGCCGCGCCCCCTGGGGGGTCGTCAGCGGTACCAGTGGCCGAACTGGTTGCGCGCGGTCACGTACATCTCTCCGTGCGTCTCGGTGGCCCACGGCGACCGGGGCAGCTCGTACCGGACGACCGCGCCGAACCGGCAGGTGGACACGACGGACGCGGTGACGTCTCCCACGACGGTGATCACGTCGCCGGTCTGCAGACCCAGGAAGTCCGGCGTGGACACGCTCGCCTCGGTCCTCCACCACGCGCCCCACGCCTTCGGCTCGTGCGGGGACCTCGAGAGCGGCGCGAACCGGTCGCCCGGCCGGTGGTCGACCCACTCCGCCGTGCCCGCCTTCGGGCTGTACAGGTGTGCACGGTCGTACGCGGCCGGGACGCTCGAGACGGGCAGCTCTCCCAGGGCGAGCGGCCGACGGACCTTCACGGGGGCCGGGACGGCGGGGGCGGCGGGGGCGACGTCGAACAGGGCGAGGGTCTGCATGGGGTCCTCCAGGACGTGAGGCGGGCGGAGAGGGGGGCCGGGGCGCACCGTGCGGGCTGCGCCCCGACCCGGGGGAGCTGCTAGCCGTTGCAGGCGGCGCGGATGGCGGCGATGAACTTGGCGGCCGCCGCGGTGGCGCTCGCGGGGTCGGCGTCCGGGTCGCACCGGTGGATCACCACCTCGTCCGCGCCGTTGTTGAACCGGATCTGCCAGGTGCCGCCCCAGTGCTCGAGCGGCTCGTCGACGAACACCCAGTCCTCATGGGCCTCGTAGACGTACGCGACGAGCTGGGGCGTCCCGACGCCGGGGAAGTCGTCGCCGGTCAGGGGGATGACCAGCCACGAGTTACCGGCGTCGTCGTCGCGGTGGGCGGTGATGCCGTACTCGGTGAGCGCCGCGGTCATCCGCTCGCGGGCCGTGGGCAGCGGGGGCGTGAGGATGAGCCGCGCGAGACGCTCCCGGCCGGTGTGGTCGCGCTCCCAGACCTCCGCCGCGCGCCAGCGGGCCACGCGGAACAGGTGGGCGTACTCGAGGGTGACGCGCAGCCGCTCGTCGCACTGCTGCTCCCAGCCGGCGCTCGGCCGGTGTTCGGGGAGGAGCTCCAGGACCACCTCGCCGGTCTCGCGGCGCGGGTCCAGGTAGGCCCCGGCGCTGATGCACTGGTCCCGCTCGTTGAACGCGGCCAGCGGCTGCCCGTCGTGCGTCAGGAGACGGATGGCGGCCTTCACCTGGGGGACGTCGACGCTCCCGGGGAGGCAGCCGAGGGGGCGCGGCGCGGTCTGGGCGGTGGCGGGCTTCGTGGTCATGGCGCGGGGTTCTCCTCGGTGAAGTCGTGGCGTGCTGGGGGGGGCGGGGCGCAGCGTCGGGGTGCTGCGCCCCGCCGGGGGTCCGGCTAGAGCTGGGGTTCGCGGACGCGGCCGTCGGAGTACACGAACAGCAGGGGCGCGCCCTGGTCGGTGCGGACGGCGGCGGTGTGGGCGGGGTAGCGCAGGGCGGCCATCTCGGTGTGCGCGCGGCTGACGATGTCCTCGCGGGCCATGTCGTCGGGCAGCTCGGTCACGGTGCCCTGTCGGACGTCGGACCAGTTGGCGTAAAGGTCGATGCGCATGGGGTTCCTCTGCTGGGGCCGAGTGAGGCGGGGAGGGTGCCGGGGCGCGGCGCGTACGGTCGCGCCCCGGCGGTAGGGACCGGACCGGTCAGACGACGTCGGTGACGGTGAAGTGGTCGGCCAGGCCGTGACCGGCGTTCTCGGCCTCCATGCGCACGGCGGCGATGTACACGGCCTCGATCACCGCGCGGGTGGTGTGGTCGACGACGTACCACTTGCCGCCACGGCCGCCCGTCCAGAAGTCGAGCGCGTACCGGGTCGCCAGGGTGACGGGCTCCAGGTACTCGACGACGCGGATGGTCTGGCCCCACGCGCCCTCGGCGGTGCGGATGCCGGACTCGCGCAGCACCTTGCCGCCCGCGATGTTGAACGCGTACGCGTCGTGCTGCTCGCGGGGGACGGTGGTGGAGTAGATCCGGTGGTGCATGACCGCGCGCGGCTCGCCGAACTGGGCGGACAGCTCCCACCAGGGCTTCAGGGCGGCCTCTACGGGGGCAACGCTCATAGGGGTGTTCCTCCTTCGTGGTCTGGCGGGTGCTCTCCCGCCAACACGCAGAATAGTACACCCTGGGCAATGATGGGTAGGGGTTGCCCAGGAAAACCCACGGGGAACGGCCCCGGGATTCCCTCCGGCTGTGCATTCGGGGGAGTCTCGGGGCTCTACCTGCCCGGGGGAGCTGCTACGCGGCCGGGGCGAACAGCCGGCGCTCGGCGTCCACCGACGGCAGCAACACGCCTGCCAGGCTCGCGCTGAACTCCTCCACCTGGGCCCGGGGGATGGCGACGTGCGTGGTCCCGTCGGGGAACCGCTCCGCCATGGGGCGCGGCTTCGGCCACGGGGCACGGCGGGGCTTCACCGGCATGGGCGGGGGCACCACCAGCGCCGGACGGGCCACCGACACGGGGAACAAGCCCTCCTGCCCGTCCTCCTCGGCCCGCACGGCGTCCACCTCGTCGGCCTCCCGCAGCATCGCGGCGTGCGCCTGCTCGAACAGCTCCACCCGCTCGAGCTCCAGGCGCTCCGCCTCCACCCGCGCGGCCTCCGCACGGGCCAGGCGCTCCGCCTCGGCGACGACCGCGGGCACCATCCGCGCCCGGAGGGCCGTCACCGCGCTGTCGTCGGCCCGCTCGAGGTCCACACCGCCCACGGCGGCCCACACCTCCTCTGCCACGGCCCCGTGCTGCTCCCACAGCGGCCGGGAGCTGCTCCGCGCCTCCACGGGCCGCGTACGGGCCCCCAGACGCTGCGCCAGGGCGTGCAGGACGTCCGCGCGGAACTCCCGGACCCGCACGCGCATCGTCGACGCGTCCTCGTACTCCAGGAACTCCTCGGCGGCCGCGGAGCGCTTCCACGCGCCGAACACCCGGACCGCCCGGGTCGCCAGGGCCTCCACCTCGTCCAGGACCCGCTCGAGGGCCACCAGGTACCCGGCGACCGCCCCCGCGTCGCCCTGCACCGTCAGCCGCCGGTCGTCCAGGCCGCCGTACCGCTCATCCGTGCCGCACATCTCCTTGTAGAACGACCACCGCGGGTTCAGCTTGAAGGGGGTCGCCGCCTCCACCCCGTGAACGTCGGCCAGGGCCCACGCCACGTCGTGGTGCTGCTTCGCCCGACGCTTCGACGGCGCAGGGAACGCCAGGTCGACGGTAAACCGGCCCGGGGCCGACTCGTACGGGCGGGGGAACTCAACATGCGCACTCATGCGCTCTCTCCTTCGTGGTCGTGACGGCTGCTCTCCGCCACAGGGGGACCGGACCGCAGGGGGCGGACCGGGGACATGGGGGCCGGCTCAGCGGCGACGGAGCACACGGGCGAGCCAGCACGGGCGGCGACGTTCACGGGGCGCGCCACGCTCGTACGCCCGGATCATCGCGGCCACCGACTCCGGGTTCGGCGACTGGTGCCACTGCAGCAGCAGCCACACCCCATCGCGCAGCTCCCCGTACGGCCGGTCAAGGAACAGGGACGCTCCACCGTCCTTGTACCGCCACACCATCCAGACGCGGGCTGACTGATACTCCCGCTGGTACACCTCCGACCGGGGAGCGGGCGGCAGACCCAACAGGCGGGCCACCTCGTCGGTGAACGCCACGAACGACGTGAACGGCTCACTGGCGAGCCGAGACTGAAGCCAGGGGGGAACCATGACGGGCTGAGCCTTCCTGAGAGCGCCCCGCAGCGCCCCGACGCACACGGCGGCCGGGAAGCGCTGAGAGAGCGGGAGAGCGGGGTTTCTGGACTTTCTGGACCGTCCACACGCGCGCGGGCGTGTAAGGCGGCTCGAGGGGTGCCGCCCGACCCGATCCGGCCGGGCGGCACCGGGCGGGTCAGCCCTGGGAGCGGCGGACGTACTCGACGGGGACGGCGACGCTGAACAGGGCGCCGATCACCTTGCGGGCGTTGGCGGCGGCGTCCTCGCGGCCGTCGCGCTTGCGGAACTTCGCGACGATCGCCGGGTGCGCGGGGATGAACCCCTGGGGCGTGTCGACCCCGGCCGTGATCGTGGCGGTGACGTTCCAGCCGGTGCCGGAGTCGCTCGAGCACTGCACGCGCACCAGGGGCGTGCCGGTCTCGGCGGCGGTCAGCTCCTCGGCCGTGCCGTCGACGGCGTTGTACGCCACGGCGGCCGTACGGATCTCCTCGGCCGTGCTGGGCAGGTCGGTGCCGTGCATGCGGTGGGCGTGCGGGGCGACGGCCAGGATCACCGCGCGGGCCTGCTCGACGGCGGCGCGCGCCTGGTCGTGGGCGGCGTTGCGGGCCCGCAGGTCCCCAGCGGTGCGCAGCGACTCCCACGCGTCCTCGACGGCGTCCTTCGCGTCGACGATGGCCAGGTGGTGCTCGCTGGGGGCGTGCTTGCCCAGGGTGAGCAGGTGGCGGCCGAGGTCCTCGAGGTCACGGGGCGCGGTGGCGCACACGGTGGCCTCGTACGCGGCCAGGGCGGCGTACAGGGTCCCGGCGGCCGGGGCGGTGTCCTCGGCGGCGGGGCCGAACACGGTGTCCAGGGAGGCGCGGGTAACCATCAGGTGCATGTCCGGCGGGAAGGTGCTGCCGGTGGTGCTCTCGTCGTGGCTGCGGAACGTCCAGGTGGGGCGGACCCAGGGCGCGCCGGGGCCGACGAACGCGGTGACGGCGTCGACGGTGCGGGTCTCGCCCATGTGGGCGTGGATCACGTCCATGCCGGGGCGGAGCATGTCGGCGCGGACGGGGAGCGCCGAACCGTCGGTGATCTCCTGGAACGTCTCGGCGTAGTACGCGGACAGCTCCGCGTCGATGTCGCCGGTCAGCTCGGCGTCCGTGGGGCGCTCCAGGGCGGGGAAGAGGTCGCCGGGGGTGGCGGGGCGCAGGTACACGGTCCGGCCGTCGCGGTAGACGATGTGGGCGGTCGACTTGCTCGCGGACATGCGCTTGACGGTGCGCTTCACCAGCGGCTGCATCATCGCGGCGTTGATCTCGTCCAGGGCCTGCCGGGTCGGGATGATCTCGGTGGTGCCGTTCTCGGTGCGGACGTGCTTACGCTCCACGGTGGGCGCGGCGCCGGGGGCCGGCTGCGGGACGTACCGGCGGTTCTCCACGACGATCGCGCGGTCGGCGGGGTCCTGGCGGAACTGCTGACGCTTGAAGCGCAGGTTCGACACGATCTTGCGGACCTGGGCGGCGGGGATGCCGTCGTGCTTGCGCTCCTCGCCGACGTACACGGCGTGCGGCGCGTCGACGACGTCGTCGGTGGTGGGCAGCTCCTCCAGCTTCGCGGGGGCCTTGCTCCACAGGCGGATGGACACCGGCTCGACACCGCGCAGGCGCATCGGGGACAGGCGGTTGGACAGGCGCGCGGAGATCGCGTCGGTGAGTTCCTTGTCCCAGCCGCGCGGGTCGCGGTCGCCGCCCTCGACGATCTCGTCGCGCAGGGCGTGCACCTGGTCGTCGCTCATGTGGTGGAGCTGCTCGCGGATGGCCCAGTACCGCTCATCGCGGGTGAAGATGACGCGGACGCGCTCCGACTCGGCGTCCCGGCGGATGATGCGCCGGACGGTCTCCTTGTTGGCCTTGCCCTGCTCCTTGTCGGCGTCGCGGCTCATCACGGCGTCCACCAGGTCGTGCGTGACCACGCGGCCGTTGTCCAGGCGGGCGGAGATGAAGACCTGCAGCGCCATGGCTTCGGCGCGGTCGGTGGCGGTCAGCGTCATGGGGTGCTCCCTCGTTCGTGGTCCGGCCGGGGATGCTCGCCCCGGCCCCGCCTTAGTGGCGTCCGCTGACCGTACCGCCCTCCCCTCGAATACGCAACCCTGGGCAATGAAAGGGTGCGGAGCGCTCGAGGAATCGCGGCGCTCACCAGGGAGTTTCAGGGAATCTCGACGCAGGGGGTTGCGAGAGATTGCCTCGGGTGTACTGTTCTCCTCAGCGGTTCACACCGCAGCCCCGGAGAGCACCGGGGCGAGACCACGAACACGAGGAGCACCCGATGATCACTCTCGCCAAGGCCACCGACACCCCCCGCGCCACCGTCTCCCTGGAGAAGGACCCCACCGCCATCGTCTGGTTCCTGGCCGTCGTGACCGACATGGCCACCCCCGCCGCCCGGGTCCACGAACTGGTCGTCACCTTCGAGGAGTCCTACGACTCCCAGGTGGAAGCGGCGCACCGCCTGGCCGAGACGATCGACGGCGCCACTGTCGAGATCCTGTTCGCCAACGACCGGTCCGAGGCGTACGGCGTCGCCCGCACCGGCCAGGACTTCGACGGGATGCTCGACCTGTGGCTCGCCCAGCAGCCCCCGGCCGTGGCCGTCGAGCACGTCGGCTGACCCCGAGACCCGCACCGCCCGCCAACCCCCCTGGCGGGCGGTGCGCCCCGCCCCCGGGGCCGGCTGTCTGCCGGAACGGGCGCAGGGCGCACCGCCCACACCGTCCCGGAGAGCACCGGGGCCCGGACCACGAAGGAACACCATGCGTCGCATTCGCCTCTCGGCCGTCCTCACCCGCCGCCCCCGCCCGGTCGTGATCGCGCTCGCCGGTCTCACCGCCACCGTCGCCGCCCTGGTCTCCGTGTACGGCAGCACGTACGACGGAGCCAACGCGGGCGCCACCGTCGGCCCGGCCGGTTGCTTCGTCGGCATCGAGTGGCGCGGCGAGCCGGGCGTGTACGGCTCCTGCACCGGCGCCGACCCGGACAGCCGGGAGGGCGCGACCGCGTCCGGCCCCGCCTTCCACCTCGACTTCCCGTGGGCCGACAACGTCGACGCGGACACCGCCACGCCTGAGCCGGCCCCCGCCCCGGCCGCCGACGACGTCGTCACCGCGTACAACGCCGGGTGGAAGGCAGGCGTCGACGCCCTCGGCCACGGCACGCACGCCACGCCCCCGGCCGCGTCCGGCGACGCGAACGACGCGGGCACCGTCGCGTGGGCAGACGGCTGGATCGACGGCCAGGCCGACGCCATGGGCGACGACGACCGAGACGGCACCGTCGAGCCGGGCGAGTCCGGGTGGGACGCAAGCACGGCCCGCCACTGACCCTCGAGCACCCCGCCGGGGCGCAGCCCGCGCCCCGGCCCCCGACTCCCCAGGAAGGCACCGCACGCCATGCCCAGCGCCCCCCTCACCCCCGCCCAGACCGCGCAGCTCGGCGACGCCGTCGGCCGGATCGCCGCGTACGCCGCCCGCTCCCTCGTCGACACGTACCCGCACCTGGACCTCGAGCAGCTCGTCGAGACGTTCACGCGCCCCGTGGCCGTCGAGGGCACCGCACGCCGCTACCTGGCCGCGCTGGACTGCGGCGCCACCCCGGCCGTCGCCGCCGGGCGCGCCGGGGTCGCGCTCATCAACGCGTGGGCCGAGGCGCGCCTGGCCGCCGCCCAGGCCGCCCAGGCCGCCCGCACCGCCTGACACACCCGACCACTCCCGCCGGGGCGCAGCACCGCGCCCCGGCCCCGCACAGCTCCGAGAGGATCCACACCATGGCCCGGAAGATGAGCGCCACCGAGCGAGCCGCCCGCGATGTCGTGAACAAGTACGTCCGTGACGGCCTGATGGAGCGCGGGCAGGCCAACCGCGCGATCCGTGACGGCCTGGCCATCGCCGAGACGACCGTGCGCACGGAGTACGTGAAGAACGGGTGGGGCTCCGCCCTGTACTACGGGCAGAAGGTCGCCGCGGCCCGCGAGGAGTTCGACGCCGCCCGGCCCGGCTCGATCGCCCAGCGCGTGAAGGGCGCGCGCCTGCTGGCCACGGAGATATACGCGGCCGTGTTCGCCGTCGTGGAGGCCGAGGAGGGCCCCCGCGAGGGCGCCGAGCGGCTCACCCCCGGCCAGGCCGAGGAGGTCATGGCCACCGTGCGCGACACCGCCCGGGAGCTGCGCGAGGAAGCCGCCGCGCCCGCCCGCCGGTTCACCGCCGCCGCCTGACAGTCCCCGCCCGCCGGGCGCAGCTCCCCCGCGCTGCGCCCGGCCCCGCCCCCTGGCCCCGTCCCGAGACAGGAGAGACCCCGTGAGCACTGCCCCCGACTGGTCGGCCATGCGCCGCGCCGACTTCGACCCGACCGCCCCGCTCGCCCTGGTGGAGGCCCGCGACGTCACCCGCCGCGTGGAGGCCGTCCCGGACGCGTGCGGCACCGACGCCCTGTTCGGGGACGAGCCGCGCCCCGCCCGCCCGGCCCACCGCAGTAGGCCGGCTGTCGCGGACGCCCCGGAGGCCGACGCCCTGTTCTGACGGGCGGGAACAGTACGCCGAGGGCAGCGCGCCCGATCACCTCCGGGATGGTCGGGCGCATTCCCATCTGCGGAAACTCGAATTCGATCACGGGAAGTGTTCCCCCAGGGGTTGCCCAGGGTGTACTATTCAGGGGTTGGCGGAGAGCACCGCCGACGACCACGAAGCGAGGAGCACCCCATGGCTACTGCCCGCACCAACTTCCGCGACCGCGTCCGTGCCAACCGCGCCGCCTCCCGCGCCCGCCGCGCCACGGCTCGCGCCGCCCGCGCCGTCCGCACCTCCGCCCGCTCCATCACCACGCACGTCCTCGCCACCGGCGCCGACGCCGCCACCGTGAAGGGCGTCGTCAAGGCGCTGCAGGGCGTCGCCAAGACCGCCCGCGCCAACGGCCTCAAGGGCAAGCGGGTCCGCATCCGCCGCACCGCCCAGGGCTTCAAGCGTCACGCCGTCACCGCCTACCGGTACACCCGCGCCCAGGTCGCCGAGATCGCCGCCGCCTACAAGCCGCGCAAGGCCGAGTACAAGGCCATCCGCGCCGCGCTGATCGCCGCCTGAGCCACCCCCTGAACCGCCGGGGCGCGGCCCTCCCCCACCGCGCCCCGGCCCCCCTCTCGACACACCGGAGACGAGACACCGTGACCAGCACCGCCGCATACCTCCAGGCCGCGCAGCGCGCCCGCACCATCGCCTACGTCGCCCGCGACCGCTTCGCCGACGGCCAGATCCGCGCCGCCATCCTCGCCATCGCCGCGTGCCTGGACGAGGCCGCCCGCGAGCTGGACGCCGCCGCGACCACCGCGCCCGCCCAGGTCCCCGACTCGGCCGCGTCCGAGGTGTTCATGGCCGAGCAGCACGCCGTCGACTGCCCGCGCACCCGGTTCCCCGCCCTCCTCGGCGAGTACGTCCTGGCGCCCCTCGGCGGCCGCACGCTCCCCATGCCCGAGCCGCTGCGCCCCCTCGACGCCGAACGCGCGGCCCGTGAGACGGACCTGGTCAACCGGCTGGAGCAGCTCCACGCGGACACCGAGATGCAGGCCGACGCCCCCGACACGTGGCTGCGCACCGTCCTGATGGTCTGGCAGAAGCACATGCGCCTGGCCGACGAGGTCCTCGCGACCAACGGCCGCCCCTGCAACCAGCGCTGACCAGCGCTCGCCGGGCGGGCCTGTCACAGCACACGCCCGCCCGGCGTTCCCCCCGACGAGAGCACGTCGGGCCGACCACACACCGGAGGAACACCCCCGTGGACGACACCGCCCAGGACCCGGCCGCCGCCTCGGCCGCCAAGCTCGCCGAGGGCGCCCGCCCCGCATGGGAGCTGTACGCCGCCGCGCACAGGGGCGTGACCATGGCCGACCTGATCAGCGACCTACTGCACCTCGCCGACCGCCTGCCCGACGAGCAGGACAAGGGCGCTGACGAGATCCTCGCCCGCGCCCAGCGCGACTACGACGCCGAGCGTCCGTAGAGCGGTCGCGCCCCGGGGCCCGGACGTACGAGCCGCCCCGGGGCGCGACGCAAGCCCCACCCGCAGGACCCAATGCCCCGGCCGGAGAGCACCGCGCCGGACCAGACCACGAACGAAGGAACACCGCGCCGTGACCATGCCCGCAGTCGCCCACGCGACCACCGCCGCCCCGCTCGCCGCCCTCCTGCCCACCCGCATGGGCAACACCTGGCGGATTGGACCGGCGCCGTACGGCATCCGCAACAACGTCGCCACCTCCCGACTGACGGACGGCCGCCGCGCGCTGATCGTCGTGGAGGAGGGCAACCGCGTCGAGCTGTACGCCGACCGCCCGGACACCTTCCCCATCACCCCGGACGCCGTCGTCGACGGCACGGACCCTTCCGCCGTCGCCGCGCTGGCCGCCCGCGCGCTGCGCTGGATCCTCCCCACGCTGGACGCCGAACGGATGCGGGCCGACGCCGCCGGGTGCAAGGACCCCGCCGACCAGTGGCGGCGCTTCCTGCGGTTGAAGGGCACCCACCTGATCGACGTCGGCTTCAGCCTCATCGACCACGGCGCGCACCCCGTGCCGCGAGAGATCCCCGGCCAGATGGCGCGGAAGGCCGACCACATGGACGAGTGGGGGCACCCGCTGGCCATGGAGCGTCCGGACGGGCCCGGACTGGCGTGGACGGCCGCGAGCGGCGCCGAGTGGGGCGTGTGGTCGCACGGGTGCGGCCCGGCCTACACCCTGACCTACGAGGGCCCCATGCGCGGCCTATACGGGGCGCTGCCGGTCCTGCTGCCCCCGCTGGGCACCCACACCCCCACGGACGCCGGTAGCGCGTTCACGCGGCACCTGACGGACCGCTTCCCGCAGCTCCAGCCCGTCGACGCCGACGAGGTCGAGTTCGGCGGCTACCAGGACCTGCACGGCTGGATCGCGCTTCCCTCCCGCGCGGAGCTGGGCGACGTCGTCGACGACGACACCCGCGTCTGCGCCCAGGTCGGCCCGGTCGGCGCCGACTTCCTGCTCGCCGCCGCCGCGCACCTGATCTGACCCCAGCCGCCCGGCCGCGCCCCCGGCCCCTCGTGCTGGGGGCGCGGCCCGCCTCGAAAGGCACCACGACATGACCACCGTCACCGCCCCGGCCCGCCCGTCCTCCCCCGCCGTCACGCTCGCCGAGCACGTCGCCGCGCTCCTCCCAGAGCGAGCCGGCGTTCCGTGGACCGTCGAACCGTGCTCCCCCTGGTGGACCGCCCGGCACCCCGGCGCCCGCCTGGTCCAGGGCAAGCGCGCCCTTGTCCTGGTGGCGCGCACCTGGGACACCGAGATTGGGTGGCAGCTCCCGCACCGCGAGCCGACCCGCCCAGACCTGCGCATCGACCGCATGGCCCCGGCCGCCATCGCCCGCGACGTGCTGCGCCTGGTCCTGCCCGTCCTCGACGACGAAGCCGCCCACGGCCTCGAGGACGGCGCCCGCGCCCGCCGGGGAGCGCTCGTCGACATCGGCACCGCGATGCGCGCCCAGGGAGCTGCCACGTACGAGCGGGCCAGTCTCCTGGTGAACACCGCGTGCATCGTGTGGTCCTCGAGCGGGCTGCGCTACTCGGCCACCCTGCACGGCACCAACCCCGTGGCGTCCGTCCAGATCCAGGGCCCGGTGCGCGCCCTCGAGCGGGCCGTCGCCCACTTCCTGCCCGAGGCCGCGCCCGGACGCCCGATCACCCCGGCCGGGATACGCGGCCGCCTCGAGCGGCGCATGGCCAACGTCCTCGCCCGGCACGGCCACGTCGAGCAGCTCGACGGCAAGGGCCTGGCGTTCGGCGAGAAGTCCGGCCCGTACGGGCACGTCGCCCCCGCCCTGGACCCGGCCGCCCGCGCCCACGACAACACGCTCACGTCCGTCGACGTCCACGGCGTCGGCGTCGACTTCCTGCTGTCCCTCGCCCCGCAGCTCGCCCGCTGACCCCGGGTGCGCCCCGTCAGCCGGCTCACGGGGCGCACCCCCTCCTGGAAGGACACTCCCGCAGTGACCACCGCCAACCTGGCCCCGATCACCGACCTGTTCGCCGCCGAAGACAAGGCCCGCGCCGTCGCCCGCGACATGCTGCCGCTGCTCGCCGCGACGCTCCGCGCGCAGTACCCCACCGGCGTGCACCTGGCGCTGTACCGGGACAGCGACGGGGAACTCAGCTACCACTCCGTGCGCACCGCCCAGGGCGAGACCGTGTTCCGGTTCCCGACCCGCTGGTGGGACATGGGCCGCTTCCCGCAGCCGGTCCCGGCCGAGATCGCCGCCCTGTGGCCGGATCACGATGCGAGCGACCCGGGCACCGTGCTGTCGATGATTCAGCAGGTCGACCAACACGGCGTCCTGTCGTTCCTCCCCGACGAGGCGATGTGGCCGCACGAGGAGGACCTGGACCTGACGCCCGTGGGCCTCCGGCTCATCTGCCCGTGCGGCGCCCCCGACGGGGTGTGCGCCCCCTGCTGCGGCACCGAGCCGTGCGGCCCGAACGTCTGCTCCGCGTGCACCCTGTGGCGGTCGCGATGATCCCCGCCGAGCCCGAGCACCTGGCCGCCCTGGACGCCCTGCTGCGCCCGTCCTCCGTCTCGTCGTTCGCCGTGGCCCTGGACGCCGCCGAGGTGCACGCCGAGACCCTCCGAGGGCTGCACACGACCGAGGGACTCGGCCGGTACTGCCGTACGGCTCTGCCGCCGGTCCTGCGCCGCCTCCTGGCCGTCGAGTCCGAACTGGCCACCGTCCGCGCGAAGGTCGCCGGGCACATCGCCGCGCACGACCAGGGCCACGACCCGACGGCCGGGGAGCTGCTCGAGGACCTCCGGCGCGCCGGGGTCGACCTGGCGCACGACGTCACCGCGGCGGCCGCCGTCCTCGAGGGCCAGGCGCACGCCGCCACGTTCTGACCGGCCCCCTGCAACAGCCTCGAGCCCGCCCGCGTTCCTTGCTGCGCCCGGCCTTCCCGGTCGGGCGCAGCGCCCCTCCGAGGAGATCCCCACGTGAGCCGCCACTCCCGCACCAAGCCCAACCGGCACGACCGCCAGGCCCGGCACGCCGGGTTCGACGCGCTGCTGCCACGCCTCAAGCGGGGCAAGCTCACCCCGGAGGAGGCCGCCCTCCTGGCCGCGTACGTCCTCGAGGAGCGGCGCCTGGGCGAGAAGACCCGCCGGTCCCTGACCGCCACGACCCGGACCCTGGCCGCGCACCGGGAGGCCGCCGACGCGGCGATCCGGGAGGCCGAGGAGACGAACGAGGCGCACCGCGTCGCCGTCGCCGAGGCGCTCGGGGCACCGGCCGACACCCCGTGGTCCGCGCTCGTCGGCCGCGCCCACGACGCGCAGCACTGGGCAGGGCGTGCCCGGCGCGACGTCGGGGAGACCGAGCAGCTCCGCGAGCGGCTGCGCCAGTCGGAGGAGGCGCGGGCCACGCTGCGGGGGCGCCTGGCCGAGGCGGTGAGGGGCGGCCGGCTGAGGGTCGAGTGCCTGACGACGGGGGACCCGGTCGCACTCGGTCGGGCCGTCGCCGACATCGTCCGGCGCGCACCGCAGCACCTCGGCTGAGACACCCCAGGAACCCCAGGAACGCGCAGCCCATGGCAACGGGTTGCGCGTTTCTACTGTTCGCACACGCATGCATTGCCCAGGGTGTACTATTCGGCGTGTTGGTGGAGAGCGCCGCCGACGCGGACCACGAAGAAGAGGAACACCAGATGCGGACCCTGCCCCCAGCGGTCGCCACCGCCGTGCACGTCGCCACCCTCGCCCGCAAGGCAGGGAAGCCGATCCCGCCGAAGGTGTACGCCGTCCTGGAGGCCGCCGCCAACCCGTGGCCCGCCGAGTGGCTGCTCGCCCCGCTCCCCGGCGACCCGATCCGCGTGGTGGAGCTGTTCGCCGGTCCCGGCGGCTGGTCCGAGGGCATCGCCGCCGTCCTCGGCGTGGCCGTCGACTCGTGCGGAGTGGACATCTCCCCGGACGCCTGCGCTACCGCCCGCGCCGCCGGACACCGCCGCATCTGCGCCGACATCACCACCCTGGACCCCGAGCACATCGCACTGCGCTACACCGCCGCCGTCATCATCAGCCCGCCGTGCCCCACGTTCTCCCCGGCGGGCAAGCTGTCCGGTCTCGAGGCCCGCAACATCGACATCCTGTGCACCGCCATCGCCTACGTGGGCGAGGCCGCCGGATTCCTGCCCGTCGACGAAATCTTCGACTTCCACGACGAGGACGACTACGACGAGGACGGGAACTGCCCGTGCGAGCCGGGCGAGGGTTGCATGGCGCCCTTCGCCCCGCGCTCTGGTGCCACCTGGGATGAGGTCCGCGAGATGGCTGCCGAGGTCAGCGACCCCCGCATTGCCCTGATGCTCGAGGTCGTCATCTGGCCGCTCGCGCTGCAGGCCGCCGGGGCACCGATCCGCTGGATGGCCATGGAGCAGTCGCACAACCTGCCCGAGGACATCCTCGACTACCTGTCCGGCGAGTTCCGGTGTGCCGAGTGGTTCTACACCAGCCACGACATCATGGAGGCTGCGGACTACGGCCTGCCCTCCCGCCGCAAGCGCGTGTACATGGTCGCCACCCGCACCTACACGCCCGCGATCACACGCCGCATCCGCCCGCTCCCCGCGACGTCCATGGCGCAGGCCCTCGGCTGGCAGCCCGGCGAGCGCGTCAACACGCGCGGCACCCGCCCCATCGACCCGAAGACCGGCCGCCCCAAGGGCGGGAACTGTTTCTCCGCCGACGGCCCGTCCTGGTGCCTCACCGGCAAGTCCCGCACCTGGAAGCGAGAGAGCGACGGCCTGCGCCTCACCGAGTCGGAGGCTGGTCTCCTCGTCGGGTTCCGCCGCTCCTACCCGTGGCAGGGAAGCCGCACGAGCGCCTTCCAACAGGCCGCCGACGTCGTCTCCCCGGTCATGGCCGCCATCGTCCTGTCCGGCATGTTCGGCGCCCTCGGCGAGGCCCTGGTGCGCGACTACCTCGCCCAGCTCTACGAGATGGACGACATGCTCGCCCAGGACGACTACGACCTAGTCACCTAGCCCCCTCGCCCCGCCCGGCCCCCGCCCACCCGGCGGGGGCCGCCGTCGTTCCCGGCCCCGTGCAACAGCCTGCCGCCATCCGCCGTTCCCCCGGTCATGAGCCTGCCACCGCCCCACGCTGCGCCGTACGCCCCGTTCACCCTCCCGGTGACCCTCAGCGCCACCGTCACCGTGAACGGCGTGGAGATCGGCGCGCAGGAGTGCGTGGACCCGCACGCCTGGGCCGCCATGTCGACCGACCCGGCCGCCGTCGCCGCGTACGAGCGGCTGGTGTGGGAGCGCCTGGGCCGGGCCATCGTCGAGCACCTGGCCCCGGCCGTGACCGTCGGCGTCCCCGCCGCGCCCGTCCGGGCCGAGCGTCAGACCCCCGACGTACCCTCCGAAGCATGAGCACCCCCACCCCCGCCCCGGAGGAGACTCCGTTCGACCCGCACGCCTTCCCCGCCGACCTGGTCGCCGCACAGCGCGAGCTCGCCGAGGCGTACGCCGCGCTCCACACGCTGCAAAAGCGGCTCCCCTGGTCCCGGGAACCTCACGACGGATGGCCGGAGGTGACGGACCGCGGACGGGAGCGGCCCGGCCGTGAAGCCTCGCCCGGGTGGGCGGCCGCCGACGCCGCCGAGTTCGACCGGCTCATGCGCCGGCTGCAGGAGCTGGCCGCGTTCGTGCAGGGACACGGGCACTGGAAGGCGTGCCGGGACAACGGCGCGGACATGGTCGCCACCCGGCAGGCACTCAAGCACGCCCCCGGCGCCGTCCCGTCCGCCCTCGAGCGCCAGGACGTCACCGCGGCCGCGTAACCGACGCTCCTGTCCGACGGGCCCCCAGAGCGGGGAAGGGGTACAGGGCGGCCCACACGGGGCGCGCCCCCGCTCGAGAGGGGCCCGCCGTGGCTCTCCCCGTCCGCACCTACCTGGTGACCAACGCCCCCGCCCTGTTCGGCCCGGGTGCGCGCATCGTCGTCCGCAGCACGGCCCCGGCCGGTGCCGTCGTCGACCGCGTCGTCCGCGGCCGCGCCGTCCGCGTGGAGCTCACCGACACCCCGCTGCCCGCCTACGGCGACGTCTACGTCGCGGAGCTCCAGCTCCCCCGCCTGTAGCCCGAACGCCCCCGCGGCCCTGTCAGCCCCCGGCAGGGCCGCGCCGGGGCATCTCCCCCTGCCGCCGCTCGTCGACGCCCTGGGATGGCTCGGAGTCGCTCCGGTGAGCCACGCGCAACCCCGGCTGTGGCCACTGGTACGCCATGATCCGCACGGTCGTGTCCCCGTGCAGGTCCACCTCGACCTGGTAGCGGACCGTTCCGTCCGCCCAGTTCTGCCGCGCCACGACCGGCGCGTGCCGCCACTTCCCGCCGGACATCACCTGCAGCGCCGGGCGGTCGGTCCTGGGCCAGGTCCACACCTCCGGGCGTGGCCCGTCCTCCGGGCGCCACGGCCGGGCCGGTACCGCGTCCGGGATATCTGCCATGCCTCCGACTGTAGGCAGCGCGCGACGCAAGGCGCCCCCGGCCCCCACGATCCGCGGCCTTACCCGTCCGCCTGGAAGGCCCCGCCGTGAAGACCCACCGCCCGCAGTCCGAGCAGCACTCCCGCCTGATCGTCGCCCTCGGCGCTGGCCTGCTCGTGTTCGCCCTGGTGGTGCTGTTCGCCGCCCTGGTCGCCGACGACGACAGCGACAGCAGCTCCCACCGCTGCCCGGGGTACGCCGTCGGCACCGTCGACCCGTACACCTGCCTCCCGTACAGCCACGGCCACGGCCACGGCCACGGCGCAGGGGCGACTACCAAGCATCCCGGGAGCAGCGCCCGCCGGCCCGCGCAGCCGCGGCCGAAGGCGCCCGTCGCGAAGGTCCCGGCCGCGCCCAAGCCAGCGGCGCCGAAGGCCCCCGCCGCGCCCCCGCGGCTCTCCCTGAAGAAGTGACCGCGCGACACAAGCCGTCCGCGCCCGGCACCGTCCGCGCGCCTGTCCACCCCGTACGGAAGGAACCCCGTGTCTGACACCGCCCCGGCCTCGGACGAGCTCGAGCTGATCTCCGACAACCGCTGTGTGCGCTACAACCGCGCGATCCTCGCCCTGCTCCTGGTGAACCTCGCCGCCACCGTCGGGTTCGGCGTCCTCGGCGTGCACGACCGCCACCAGGACGCGAAGCCGAACCCGAAGCCGTCGCACACTGCGACGTCCACGCCCAGGCCGAGCGCGACCCCGTCCGCGCCGGAGCCGTCCAGCTCGCCCACCCCGGGCCCGTCGCTCTCGTTCCCCCCGGACCCGACCGGCAGTGCGTGCAACATCTTCGACCCCGAGTGCGACAGCGGCGCCTCGAGCTGACCTCCCCGCACTGCTGCGCCCCGGCCGGACGACTCCCCGGCCGGGGCGCAGTCATGTCCGGCCCCCAGGCCCCGCGGCCGGCCGAGGGTGACCGCCCAGTAACCCAGCAGCGGACACAAAACCTCCACATCAGGAAGGGTGCGCTCCCGCTCGCCGCACGTCCGCGGCCGCCGACCGGTGGCCACGTGCCGCGGGCAGAAGGGAGCAGCGTGCAACCGCACGTCATGAAGGCAATGCACGACTGGCGCATGAGCTGGGACGACCAGCAGTTCGCGGCACAACAGGCCTTCACCGCGGCGTTCCCCGCCCTCACCCCGGCGGAGAAGTGCCAGTGCTTCGGCCCGACCCTGCGCTGGAAGACCCTCGGCGAGGGCGAGGGCAAGGTGTGCCTGGACGACCACGGGCGCGCCACGATCGAGTTCGAACGCGTCCCCAAGGCCGTGGTCGGCCAGGCCATGAAGGAGACGTGGGGCGCCGACTGGTTCGACGAGGGCCCCGGCGGGTTCGCCGTGGCGGAGCCAGGCAGCTACCACTACGAGGACGAGCAGACGTACGCGGAGTACCAGTTCGACGTCCACGACGACGGGACCGTCACGTTCTGGATCTCCTACGTGAAGATCGACGACATCGTGACGATCCTCGACGAGCTCGAGCAGGCCCTGGCCGCGCACCGCTGATGCGGGCTCGAGGTGACGTGACGCGATGCCCGGGTCCGTACCGCGTCACGTCACCTGCCCGGCAGAATGGCGGCATGGACTCCACCGTCGCGTTCACCGCCGCCCTGGCCGTCACCACCGCGGGCGGGATCGCGGTCCACCTCCTGGTGCGCGCCCAGACGGCCGCGGCCGTCCCCGGGCCGGTCGTCGACGGCCAGGCGCTGAGGCGTACGCACGAGCGGCGCGCCGAGACGTACACCGAGTTCTCCACGGCCGCGGGCCAGATCGCCGCCATGGTCATGGTGTGGTCGCACCTGCCGCAGGACGCCCGGCCCCACGCGCTCGACCAGGCGCGCGCCCATCTGCAGACCCTGCGCGCTCAGCACGTGGCAGTGCTGGCCGACTCCGACACGGCCATCCGGGAGGCCGCGGCCGCGGTCGTCGCCGACTCCGAGCGGCTCGTCGACGCGCTCGTCCTGGACGCCGACCCGGGCCCGGAGGAGCTGCGCCTCGCCGCGGCGCATGACCTCACCCTGCCGTTCCTCCGGGCGTGCCGGGCGTACCTCGAGGCCGAGTCCGAACGGCACTTCGGTCTCCGCCCCGCCGCCGGGCGCAGCCTGTTCGGTCGCCTCTCCGCGAGGTGACGTGACGCGCCCAGAGCTGCGGATTCGCGTCACGTCACCTCACGGCGCACCGTAGCGCGCGACGCAAGCCCCGCCCGTTCGTACGGTCCGCGGTCATGTCTCCGACTGCCGCACTGCCCCGTACCCGGATCGCCGGCCTCGCGGCCCGCGCCCGGAACATCGTCGACTCCGGCCTGGTCTCCCGCACGACGGCCGTTCCCGACTGGCCCGCCCGCCTGGAGCAGCTCCACCGCCTGACTGCGACCCCCGCCGCCGACCGGAGCGCCGCCATCGCGCGGCTCGACGACCGCGTCGTGTGCGACCTCCTGATCCTGTCGTACCTGCACAACGGCACCCCGTACGCCCTGTGGGCGGACAACCTGGCCGGGTTCGCCGAGGACGTCCTGGGCGCGCCGACCTGGGCGCACCTGCAGACGTTCGTCGACTTCCTCGCCTGGAGGGACCCGGGCGCTCGAGTTCCCCGGCCCGCTGCCCCCGGCCCTCGGTAGGCTCTGCCTCGGAGACCTCGTCGGACTCCCCCTCTTGGGCCCCGCGCGGCGGGGATGCAGCCCGTTCCGACCGGGCTGACCGCGCGCGCCCGGCCCCGGGCCGCGCTCGTCCGCCGCCCATGAGGAGATCCCTCGATGCCCACCCCTAAGCACGTCCTGGTCGTCCCCGTCGCAGAGGGCGGCGAGTTCGTTCTCGCGCACGCCCTGGACAGCGGGATCCGCGTCTGGACGCGGGGCCTGACCCGCCGCGTCGACGAGCGGCCCCGACGACTCCGCGGTGTCGCCGCCCCGCTGTACGGCGGAACCATCAGCGACATGGCGCCCCTGGCCGACTTCGTGGCCGACTTCCTGGAGCACGCCGTCGACGACCCGGCCATGCCGCTGACTCTGGGCCGGATCCGCGACACCCGGCCGATCGTCGCGCGGACCAACTCCGACGCCCTGTCCAGCCGCATGCACTTCTCGTACCGCTCCATGTCGCCGCTGCACACCGTCGGCCCGTGGGACGGTGCCGCGGCCGAGCTGCTCCTCAGCCGCGTGCGGGGCGCGGACTTCCGGCACATGGGGTTCTTCGCCACCGGTCTGCCGGAGCTCCCCGCCGGCGCCACCCCGGACGCCCTGCCCGCCGCGGTCATCAGCCGGGAGCGCGCCGAGTTCCTCGCCGAGTGGCTGCACGCTTCGGCCGGGCAGGTCCTCCACCACCTGGGGCGCGACTTCCAGCGCCGGTGACCGCCACCGCGCGACGTAAGGCGCGGCCGCCGCCCACTCTCCCCGCCTCGCCCCAGGGTGCGCCCACAGGGCCGTGAACACCGCGGCCCGGCACCCGGGGGCAGGCGAGGAGACCAGTGCTGTGAAGGCACGACGGCGAACCGGGCCCACCGACGTGGTGAAGGCGATCGTCTACGACCGGGACGGCGGCGCGTGCGTGCGCTGCGCCGGGCGGCAGGACCTGACCATCCACCATCGCGTGAACCGCGGCATGGGCGGCGCCCGCGAGGCGTGGATCAACCAGGCGCACAACCTCCTGCTCGTGTGCACGGTGTGCAACTCCTGGTTCGAGGACAACCCGCGGGAGTCGTACCAGCACGGTTGGAAGGTCCGCCGGCCGGAGCTGCCGGGCGAGGTCCTGGTGCGCTACCCCGACGGCCGGGACTACGTGCTCACCCCCGACGGTGTGCGCTCCACGACCGTGGAGGCCGCCCGATGACCGGCTCCCGCCGCACCCGCGTGTTCCCGCTGACTGCCCAGTGGTACCTCGCCACGTGGCGCAGCAAGTACCGGCTGCGCGCGAAGACCATCCGCACAAGCGTCGACGGCCGCCAGAAGATCATCGGCTTCGCTGCGACGGTCCTCGGGTTCACCGTCGCCCTCGGCGTGTTCTCCGGCTGCTGCCACACCACGCACGGCTGGTACCGCGACTTCGGCCACCGGTTCGGCCGGTACACGATCGGAGGCTGGCGAACCGTCCGGCGCGTGCCGGTGTCGACGGGCTGGGCGTTCGGCGGGGACGGCAGCCGCATCGGTTGCACCGTCACGGTCGCCTCTCGCACCCTGATGTTCGCCAAGCTCGCCACCCGCGCCGACCTACACGCGAGTTGCCAGTGCCACAGGCCCCGCTCGTTCTGGACCGAGAAGCGGGTACGCCTCGCCCTGCGTGCCGTGACCGTGGCCCTCGTCGCCCTGGACGTGGTGCTCGTCGCCCTCGCCTGGTGCTTGTGGCCCGTGTCGTACCTGGTCACGGCCGCGTACACCGTGTGGGTGGCGCTGACGTGGGTCAAGCGGCCGCACTTCCTGGACGTCGGCCGGTTCACCGCCGGCGTCTGGCGCGTGCACCCGGGCACGAACACGCCGATCCTCGGCCTGTTCTGGGCGCGGCACGGCGCCGGTCCCAAGGGTCCGAAGGCTGGCCTCGAGCTCGTCATCGGCGGGTACGGCATGGCTGCCTTCGCTCTGATGCCGCGCAGCGAGTGGCCCGCCTACAAGCAGGCGAAGGCCGAACGGCGCGCCCGACGCAAGGAGCTCGAGGCATGAGCCCCCGGATGCAGCGCACGATGCGCGCCCCTCGAGGCCTGCGCCTGGGCCCGGTCTGGCTGTGGGCCGCGCGCGTCCCCCAGGGCCCGGCTCTCGGGTACGGGCCGATCGCGACGACCGACACTCCCCGCAACCCAGCTCCCGGCCAGCAGTACATGCGCGAGGGCAGCGGCCGCGTCCTGGTCCTGGGCGGCATCGCGTTCGCGGTGCTCCGCTGCAGGTCAGTGCCCGTGCCCGCGCGGCACTCCTGACAGGGTGATTTACCTGGGTGTACTATTCTCCGCGTTGCGGCGGGATGGGGCTTCCCCAGTCGCCGCAGCCGGCGCAAGACCGCGCCACGGAAACGGAGAACAGCCACCATGCCCAAGGCTGGGATCACCTACGGCCCGCGTATCGCGGCCCCGGACTACGAGCAGATTGCCCGTGACGCCGAGCGCCAGGTCCTCGAGGAGCTCGGCCTCGAGCGTGCCGAGGACCTGGTCGCCAAGGCGCGCCCCGACACCCTGGTCGTCAAGGCCGCGGAAGTCCTGCAGCAGGCGGACGCGGAGCTCGCGGCCTACCTCGGCGACCGGGACCGGGCGCTCGCGCACCTGTGGTTCTACGAGCAGCGCCTGGGCCTGGCGAAGACCGTGGGCCTGACGAACATCGGCTACCGGCAGATCCTCGCGAAGATGATGACCGGCGACAAGCGGGGCGACCTGCCGGCGAACCTGTCGAACGAGGAGCTCGTCAAGGCCGCGGAGGAGGCGGGCATCGAGCGCGTCGAGAACGCCGAGGCGAAGCTCCTGGAGACGGCCCCGATCGTGTTCGCCGCCCGGACCCGCCGGGACGTCGCCGTGCGCTACATGCAGGAGGCGGTGCTCGCCCTGTCGCAGGAGCCCTACGGCTGGTCGCCCGACCGGATCGCCGAACACGCGGGCGTCCACCGTGACTTGATCTACAAGCAGCGCCGGACGGCCCGCAAGCGCCACGGCATGTGACCCCCACCAGCTCCACCCACCGGCCCTACGGGGCCGGTTCTTTTTTGCCCGCCCCGCAGGTCATACCGGGGACGGGTTCCTGGGCCCCGGTCACCGGAGACGGGTTACCGGGCGCCGGTTTAGCGGTCGCCGGAGTTCCGGCCCCCGGGTAACTGGGCCCCTTTAGTAAGAAGATCAAGTACATCCATCAAGTCTGTTCCGATGCCTTCGCTTCGCTCAGGCATCGGCGGGTGCTGGGGCTTGCTAGAGCTCGAGCGGCGACAAGCGCAGCAGCAGCGGCAGGGGAGCGGCTGTCACAGAATCGGATCACCTGGCGTTCCCCCGGGCATGACGATGCGATCCATGCCCACGCGCACGATGCTCCCGCCGCACCTGACCCGGCACTACTACGAGACTCAGCGGCGGCTCCTCCTCGAGGAGGGCATGGACACCAAGCCCTGGTACCGGCTCACCCCGGCAGAGCGGGCCTCCGTGGAGCAGCAGGTCGAGATACTCCGCCAGGCGATCCGCGCGGCCGAGGAGGAGCAGGACCTCGTCGCCCAGTACAACGCCCCGCCAGCCGCCGACATCCCGGCCGCGGAGGACAGCCCCGCCCCGGAGCCCTGCGACTGCATGGGCTGCACGATGCGCGCCACGTTCACCGAGCTGCTGAAGGAGGCGTACAAGCCCCTCGGCTGGACCGTGTCGGAGCCCAGTGGCCCGCTCGAGCCGTTCTCCGTCAACGTGGTCCCGCTCGACACCCGCCGCTGGGGCGTCCCGCTGACCCGGGAGGAGGAGGCCCGCCTGGCGGCCGCCACCGACGAGGCGTTCGGGAAGCTGACTCTCATCACGGCCGGCATCGACTTCGCTGTCCTGACGGGCCCCGCCCCCATGGGCCCGATCACCTTCGGGCCCGCCGATCCCAAGCCGCAGGATGCCGCGCTCCGTGCTGCCGCCGAGGCCGCGATCCGGAAGTGGGAGGCCGAGGGTCGCCCGCTCAAGCTGATCTATCCGCCGGAGCCGATCAAGTTCCAGAAGACGCCCGGCGCCAACTGGATCGACACGGCCGCGCTGGAGAAGGATCTCCGCCGCCGGTACGGGAGCCCGTTCGAGGCCATGCGCCGCGAGTACTGGGCGCAGTGGCGGATCGCGCCCCAGAGCCCGCTCAGGGGTGTAACGGATTTCCTCGGCTGACGTACTACAGGTGTGGCTGGCTGACAGACCCCGAATCGCTCCCGGGTAAAGCAGCTCCAGCCAGCACCCCCCGAAGACCGGGGGCGCCCCCGCTCCACCTCCCCGGAGCAGGGCCGCCCCCGGCAAGACTTCCGGCACCCACGCTGATCCCTTCCCCGGGTGGCGTCTCCAAAGGAGTGCCGGATCCCGCGGCCTGGCCGACGGTCTGGGCATGGACCGTTCGGCCAGGCCGCGACACTAGATCCCTCCGCGCTGCACCTTCCGCGGCATGTCCCGCACGCAGCCCCCCACCTCGAGACTCCGCGTCGCCCCCGCACGCGAGGAGCTGCAGCGCTCACGGAAGCCCGGCGTCGTCTCCCGGGACGCCGCCAACGTCGCCGACATCCTGCTGCGCGCTCCCGTCGCCGCCCGCCGCCACGCCTTCAAGTACGACATCAGCGTCCGCGAGCGGCCGTACGTCATGCGGGAAGTGGAGCGGGCCACCGGCTCCATGTACGGCCTGTGGCGGGACACCCCATCGGGCTTCGTCGAGGACGTCCTGGGCGAGTCCATATGGAGCCTGCAGCGCGAGGTCCTCGACGCGCTCGTCGACCACAAGCGCGTCGCCGTCCCCGCAGGCTTCGGCGTCGGCAAGACCCACCTGGCCGCGCGCGCCGCCGTCTGGTTCGTCAACGTCTACCCGGTCGGCACCGCGCTGTGCATCACCACCGCCACCCGCTTCCGCCAGGTCCAGCGGCAGCTCTGGCCCCACATCCGGAAAGTCGTCCCCCGCGCCGGCCTGCCCGGAGCCTGCGACACCGTCCAGTACAAGATGCCGACCCCGCAGGGGCACGACTTCGTCGCCGCCTACGGCTTCTCCGCGCCCGCCAACGACGAGGCCGCGATGCAGGGCATCCACATGGCCCACATCCTCCTGATCGTCGACGAGGCGGGCGGTATCGCCCCGATGATCGGCCACGGCACCAACAACCTCCTGACCGGCGGCCACGCGGCGATGCTGGCCATCGGCAACCCGGCCATGGACGACCCGGCGAGCTGGTTCGAGGAACTGTGCATCGAGGGCGACGACCCCGACGAGCCGACGACCATCACCCTGCCGATCTCCTCCCTCGACTCCCCGGCGATCACGGGGGAGCGGGTGCCGTACTGCACGGACTGCCCCGACTCCACGCACGACCGGCACACCCTCGCCCGGCACATGCCAGACCAGGACTGGGTGGACCGCACCATCCGCTCGTACGGCGAAGATCACCCGTACGTCATCGCGAAGGTGTACGCGAAGTTCCCCAAGGGTGGTGGCGGTCTCGTCGTCCCGCCCACCTGGATCGACAGCGCCCTGAGCGCCCCGAACCCGGACGGTCCCGGCTGGCACCGCCTGTGCGACCTCGGCCTCGAGGGCGAGACCGGCACGCACACCGTGAAAGAGGGTGCCTGGGTCCGCCTGGGCGTCGACGTCGCCGCCGACGGTGGCGATGAGTTCACCATCGCCCGCTCCGTCGGGGACGTCGTCGAGAACCGGCACGCCTCCGCCGGCTCCGCCAACGACAACCAGGTCAAGGTCGCCGAACGCGTCCTCGAGGAGATCCTCGCCGCGCAGCGCCTGGCCGACGCCCTGGGCTCCCCGCACCCCGTCCGCGTCAAGGTCGACAAGAACGGCATCGGCCACGGCGTGACCGGCATGCTCGAGCGCTGGGCCGAGACCGGCCGCCACAAGGCGCAGATCGTCGGCGTCATGGTCTCCGAGAACCCCACCCAGGACGACCCGGGCGCCGTCATGCGCCCGTACCGCAAGCGTGACGAGATGTGGCTCGCGACCAGGGCACTCCTGCAGCCGGATCCGTCGACCGGCACCGGCCGCCTGCGGTTCTGCTTCGACAAGAAGACCGCGGCGCAGCTCTCCACCCCGAAACTCCTGTCGAACGCCGGCGGCTACTCCGTCGTCGAGTCCAAGAAGCAGATGAAGCAGCGCGGCATGAAGTCCCCCGACCGGGCCGAGGCCGTCCTCCTGGCCCTGTACGAGCCGGAGCCGATCAACCCCCCGCGCCGCCGCGGCCTGCTCAACTAGTCCGTCACAAGTGCATCCGTCGGGGCGGAAAGCGTGCAAACTCTTGTGCCATGAGTTCGACCGCTCGTCACCCCAGCGAAAGCGGCGACCGCCCCACCGAGGCGGCCGCCCTTTCTGTAGTACCTGCGCCCGCGCCCGCGCTGCGCGAGCTCGAGCGGGTCCTGGACGTGTTCCGGACGGTCAACCGCAAGGCCAAGGACGTCGTGTCGGACTCCCGCCTGCAGCAACTCGAATGGGTCGCGGGCGAGCTCTCCCTGGCGCTCCCCCTCGGCCTGACCGAGACCGCCGGCGACTCCCTCGCCGAGCTGCTCGCACCGGACGCCGTGCACGCCTACCTGCTCTACGGGCGCGGCGGCTACCTGCGGACCGCGCCCATAGTCGCCACCGACCCCACCAGCTACGACACCTCGGAGCGCATCCGGATCTTCTGCCTCGGCATCATCGCCGAGCAGGCCCGGATCGAGTTCGAGGCACCCGACCTTCCCCCGTGGGGACTGCGCCCCACCGTCTCCCCGAAGAAGGCCGACCTCATCACGGACCACCTGGAGGAGCAGGCCAAGCAGTGGACCGAGGTTGACCGGCCGGACGTCATCGTCCGCGGCCTGGCCATGTGGGGCGTCATGCGGGACGCCCTGCCGCGACTGGGCGAGCTGGAGTCCATGCTCGTCGAGGACATGGTCATCGAGGGGAAGACCCCCGTAGCGCTCACGATCGTGCGCCAGCCCCAGGGCGGCCTGCGCGGGAAGATGCCCGAGCCCGAGATCGTCGGTCTGTCCCCGGACACCGGCCGCCGTCTTGAGGGCTGGCTCGAGCGCCGCACCCGCCTGATGACCCGGCTGCAGGGCGGCGTGCCCCGGCACCTGTGGCTGTCCGCCTGGCACCCCAACACCGGCGTCCCCATCGACCGGCGCGGCATCAGCCGCTGGTACAAGGGCGTCGCCGACGAGGTCCAGGTCAAGCAGGACGCCGAGGGGACGCCGGAGGAGGAACTCGTGCCGACCCGGTGGGAGACGATGCGCCGTACCCTCCTCGCGCACCGGCAGGCCACGGGAACCGCACCTGACCAGCGCGGGAAGCTACCGCCGTCGCCTGCATAGGGTGCGCCCGTGCTCCTCTCCGACAAAGACATCCGCAAGGCCATAGCCAACGACCGGCTGGGCATCGCTCCCTTCGACGACGCGATGGTGCAGCCGGCGTCCGTCGACGTGCGCCTAGCCCGCCAGTTCCGGGTCTTCGAGAACCACCGCGCCACCCACATCGACCCGGCCGAGGAACAGTCCGACCTCACCCGTCTCGTCGAGCCGGAGGGCGACGAACCGTTCATCCTGCACCCCGGGGAATTCGTCCTCGCATCGACGTACGAGGTCATCACCCTGGCCGACGATCTCGCCGCCCGCCTCGAGGGCAAGAGCTCCCTCGGCCGGCTGGGGCTGGTCACCCACTCCACCGCCGGGTTCATCGACCCCGGCTTCTCCGGCCACGTCACGCTCGAGCTGTCCAACCTGGCGAACCTGCCGATCAAGCTGTGGCCCGGCATGAAGGTCGGCCAGTTGTGCGTGTTCGCCCTGTCCAGCCCGGCCGAGCACCCGTACGGCAGCACCGAGTGCGGCTCCCGCTACCAGGGACAGAGCGGGCCGACCGCGTCCCGCTCGAGCCGGAACTTCCACCGCACCGCACTGCCCTCGACGTAGATCACCCGAGACGGCCCCTGGCGGCCCCCAGGGCGCTGCTACGGTCCCCGCATGGACGTCGCCCAGTCTCAAGCCGCCACAGTGCCTCTCACGGTCGCAGAGCGCGCCCAGGTGGAGACCGCCGCGGCGGCCGCCGGGAAGACGTTCGACGACTTCGTGCGGGATGCCGTCCTCGCCGCGGCGTACGACCCGCTCGTCGTCGCCCTCGAGCGGGCCGCCGACACCGTCGCCGCCCGCAGCGCGGCCGACCGGATCCGCCACGACTACGCGGGCTGAGTCCCTTCGGCCCCTTGGCACACGAAAGGGCCCGGTACCGACGGGGGATGCGGTACCGGGCCCTCCTGGCAGGTTACTTGCTCCGGTCGCGTGCTGCTTCGGCTTCGCTCGCGCGAGTCTCCAGGGCGCGCTCCCGGTCCGCGGCCGCGCGGAGCTGCTCCTTCGCCTGGTCCAGCTCGCTGCGCAGCTCGTCGATTCGGGTCTCGCGCGTCTCCAGCCGCTTGTTCGTGCGCTCGAGCTCCGCGGCGAGTCCGGCCCGGACCGTCTCGGCCGCGTCCTTCGCCGCGGTGACCATGCCCTCGGCGTTCCGCATGGCCTGCCGCCCGCTCTCCTCCGCCTCGTTGGCGCGCGCCTCCGCGGCCGCGGCCCTCGCGTTGGCCTCCTCGACCTGCGCCGCGGCGGCCGCCTGCCCCTGCTCGAGCGTCGTGGTCATCTCCGCGACCCGGCGGTCGGCCTCGACCCGGGCCTCCCCGGCGGCGTTCTCCGCGGCCTGGACCTCCTCCGCCGTACGCCGGCGCATCGCGTTGATCTCGTCGGCCGCGGCCTGGCGGGCAGCGTTGACGTGCGTCTCGGTCAAGGCCTTCGCCTCGGCGATCTCGCGCTTGGCCTCGGCGCGCGCCTCCTCCGCCGACGTCTCCGCCGCCTCGACCCTGGCGTTGGCCTCCCTGTTGATCCGCTCGACCTCGGCCTGGAAGTGGGCGCGGGCTTCCTCGAGCTCCGCCTCCATCTGCTCCGCGGCCTGGTTGGCGGCCTCCGCCTCCTGTTCGGCCGCACCCTTCGCGTTCTGCGCGGCGACCTTGGCTGAGCGCTCCTGGTCCGCGCGCGCCTCGGCCTGCGCGATACGGGTGTTGGCCTCGCTCTCCACGGCGAGCACCTGGGCCTCGGCCGCCTCCGGGTCGTTGATCGTCTGCATCAGATCGACGTACCGGGGCAGGTCGCGGAGCAGCCCCTGAACGTGGCCGATCACCTGCTCCCGGACGTTGACCGCGTTCACCGCGGCGTCCGTGACGGGCTTGTCGGTCTCCGGCTCCTCCACGGCGGGCGCGCCGCCCGCGGCCCTGGCCATCTTGCGCTTCGCCCGCCACGCGCTGCCGGCGTTGTGGTCCGGCCGGACGCAGTACTCCGGCGCCGGGCCGGGCGCCGACGGATCCCTCTTCGGCTCCCGCTCGTCCCCGCATCCGGGGAACTTGCAGGTCACCTGTTCCGCGTTCTCCCCGGCCGGGGCATCGGCGCTGGGCTCGCTCATGGACGTTGCTCTCCTGGGTCGCTTCGGTCGCTCTGGAGGTCCGGGCGCCCGAGTTGTACCACACGCGAGAACTCATCCCATCTCATCTCATCTCAACTCATCACGGTGATGAGATGTGATGCGATGGGATGAGATTGGATCGCGCACCGGGGTTTCCGGGCCCGCGTTGTCGGCGCCCGCCGCTACCGTGCTGGGATGCCACGTCCCCAACCCATTGAGCTGTGGGCCGGACTGAACCCCCGCCAGCAGACGTACCTCACCGCGGTCTACAACGCCGACCAGAACGCCGAGGCCAACCAGAAGGGCGGCGCGTTCGACTGGGGACACGGCCCGCCGGCCAGCGAGTGGCGGTGGCAGACCTTTTGCCTGAAGGCCCCGAAGGAATGGGTGGGCCGCACGGCCATGCAGTACGAGCTGGACGCGAAGGGCGAGCACGACCAGGGCGCCGGGTCCTCCCTCGCCGCGCTGCGCCGACGCGCGCTGATCGAGGTCGCAGAGGACCAAGTTCAGACCGTGCTCGGCTGGGTCCCCCGCGTACGGGTGAAGTTGACGACCCTCGGCCGCGCCACCGCCCGCGCGGGCCTCGGCCACACCGCGCCCAAGTCCCCGCCGCGCGGGATGCTCTCCGAGTGGCTGTGGTCCAACCTCGTGCGCCTCTACCGGGCCGGGCCCGAGGGGATGCCCAGCGAGTCACCGCGCGGCACCCCGTACGAGGAACGCGCCCCTTCCCAGAAGGCCCGCCTCTTCCTGGAACGGATGGACCGCAAGGAGGGACGGTTCATCGAGCAGCGCCGCGTGAAGAACGGGGAGCCGTACGAGAGCTACCTGAATCCCGGGCAGATGATCACCCCGACCGAGCCCCGAGTGTTCCTCACCGACGCAGGCCGCGCGCACTACGAGCACCATCTGCGCTGCTACGCCGAGCTGTACCCGGACATCGAGGCGCCCGTACCTGAACATCTCCCCGAGGACGCCCACCTCGGCCTGGAGTCCCACAAGGTCCACAAGCCCCGCGGACTCCTGGCCCGCCCTCCGTACCTGCTCCTGGTCGCGCTGGTCTCGGCCGACGTGCGCAACCACCTGTGGATCCGCAAGGAGTTCCACCGGTACGGCAGCGGCCTCGACAGCGTCACGGCGGACGCCCTGGCCGCGCTGCCGGCGGGGATCACTCACCCCCGCAATGTCACGCGCAGCGCTACCGCGCCCGGCAAGCTGCTCACGTTCCGCGGCGGCCCGCTTGCCGCCGAGACTGTGGTCTCCCCATGGCTGGACCCGTGGCGCCGGACGCGGGAGGGAGACCTGACGATCCTGCACCTGACCGACGCCGGCCGCGCACACTACGCCGCCAACCTCCCCGCGTACAAAGCCACCTACGACGACGTGGACGCCCCGGACGCACCCGAGGAGTGGGCCAGCCTCCCCGCGGGCCAGTGAACGCCACAGGGGCCCCGTACGGCGTCGTACGGGGCCCCTGCCGTCTGATCACTCGGCCGGGTGCGCGTCCAGCCACCGGGACAGCTCATGCGCGGAGCCGAGGACCGCCGGCCGGTTCGTCCCGAGGGCCGTGGCGCCCTTGTCCTCCCCCACCGCGATGCCGTCCTCCATCTTGTTGATCAGGACGTACGCCCCCGACCAGAACTCCGGCCCTGTGCCCTTGTCCGCGTGCATCGCAGTCCGCAGGGTCCGCGCGGGCCCCATGAGCGCCTGCATCTGCTTCCAGCACGTCCCCGGCTCCTGCTCGAGGCAGCCGCCGTCCGTGTCGAACTTCTCCACCGCGGCCTGGAACTTGGTGGTGGCCGCCCCCAGGCTCACCGTCTTCGCCTTCGCCGCCGGCTTTGCGTCGTCCTTGCTGCTCGAGCCGCAGCCGCTCACGGCCGCCACGGTCACGGCCAGGACCACGCCCACGGCCGCCTTCCCCCACGTGTGTCTCCCCATGGCGGGAGATCATCGCACGGGCCGCCGACATGCACACGATCAGCCGTAGGCCGCGCACGGCAAAGGGCCCCGACCAATGGCCGGGGCCCCTCGGTTCAGCAGCGTCACGCGTGCGTGTTGGAGCGGCCTCCCCACCGGTTGTTGTTCGTGATGTTCACCGTCTTGCCCGCCCGGTTCGAGGGCGCCATCTTCCAGGCGAGCAGCAGCAGCGCAATCGCCGCGACCGCGCCGCCCGCAGCCGAGAACGCACTGATGAGCTGGCTTGCCCCGGCGAGGAACTGCCCCGCTCCCCAGCCCGCGACGCCACCGCCGACACCGCCACCGAACAGGCGCTGCGCGAGCGGGTCGATGAGCGGCTGGGGGCTCAGGTCCCGGGCCGGGGTCGGCGCGGTCGGCTGCAGGGCGGAACGGCGCACCGCCACGGACCGGTTCGGATCGTACGGGTCCTGGACGTGGACGATCGGGTCGTTCTCGTCGCCCAGCTCGACGAACCCCACGACCGGCTGAGGGGTGTACGCGCGGATCACAGGCTTGCCGGACATGCGGAGTTCTCCTTGCTGGTGTCGTCGACGTCGGCTTCGGGGGTGTGCTGCGCGGCAGTGAGGACGAAGACGACTGAGCGGTCGCGCTTGCCGTTCTCGGTCACCCAGCCCTGACCAACCCACTGGGACAGCCACGGGCTGATGGACGAGTGGTGATTGCAGATCCCGTCCCGGACCGCCTCGCCCTTGGTCAGGCCCTCGGGACCGGCCTTCTCCAGGGCCCGCCACAGCTCCAGCCGGTTCTCCTCGATCCGGGAGCCGTCCGGGTACGTCGGGACGGCGCGCAGCACCGGCCGGCCGCCGCCCCGCGGGCCGCCACCACCGCCGCGCGGGGGCGGAGGGGGCGTCGGGTCCGGGTCGGGTTCCAGGTCCGGGTGCGGGCGGACGTCCGCGTCCGTGTCCTCGGCGGCCGGGGCGTGCTCGCGGGACGTCTCGAGGATCTCCTCCTCGGTGATCCAGTAGCAGCGGCCTTCGTTCGGCGCCGTGTACCGCTCGGACGAGACCATGCACTTGCCCGGCAGGTCGAGCTCGTCGAGGCGCCAGCCCTTCCCGTACGCGCCCGTCCCCATGATCATGTTGATGGGGGTGGGCTCGTTGACGGGCAGGCCGATGCGCACGCCGAACTGCTGCCGGGTGTCGGTGCCCTTCCCCCCGAATGCCTGCTCGCTGGGCGACTGGGTCGCGGCGATGATGCGGATACCCATGGCGCGGGACACCTGCATCAGCGTCATCAGCTCGGACGCCACGTCGGGCGCCTGGCGGATGAGCTCGGCGAGCTCGTCGATGATCAGGACGATGTACTTGCCGTGCTTCCGGGTCCACTTCTTGACCCGCTCGCCCTTCGGGCCGCGCAGCGTCGACAGGTGCTTGCCGCGCCGGGTCATCTCGCCCTTGAGCCAGACCAGGACCTGACGCGCAGTGTCCGGGTCGTCGGCGAGGGCGATCATGTTGTCGCGCCACGGGCCCAGCTCGAGCGCGCCGGGCTTCATGTCGATGCCCGCGAGGTCGACGTCGCCGCAGGCCACGAGGTTCGCGGCGAGGACGTTGACGGCCCCGGACTTGCCCTTGTTGGTGCCACCGGCGACCAGGACGTGCCCGTCGACGATGTCGACCAGGATCTCGCTGCCGTCGGGGTAGACGCCGATCGGGATGGGCTGCTCGATCGAGTCGATGCGCACGCCCGGCCACGAGATGCCAGGTCCGGCGAGCGGGTCCGTGGTCTGCAGACGCACGATCAACTGGTTCGGCTGCGCGCCCTCGGTGAGACGGAGCCGGCCGGGGAGGTCGAGGTTCGCCTGGAGCTGCTGCCGCTTGGCGATGACGGAGGCCGCGGACGTGTTCTTGCCCGGGGGCAGCGTCACCAGGCAGTACCAACCGGTCTCGGTGAACACGATCCGGGAGACGTCGACGGCGGGCACGCCCAGGGCCACCAGGGCGCGGCGCAGCGCGGTCTCCTCCTCGGTGTCGCCCGTGACTCCGGCCTGGCCGACGTTCACGCCCATGCCGTCGGGCAGGGGCGCGGTCTTGGCCGCCTTGATCTGCAGGTTGAACCGCTCGTGGCGGGACTTGATCAGCCACGGCACGTACACCGCGTACGAGGAGATCGTTACGACACCCGAGGCGATGAGCGACGGGACGGTCGGGCCGGTGATGGCGCCGATCGCCGTGTTCACGATCGTGCCCGTGGAGGCGACGCCGAGGGAGGTGGCGAGTCCGTTCTTGTGCTTGATGCCGCCCCAGGTCAGGCCGCCCGCGGCGGCGAGCGCCACGCCGTACCCGGCGTACGCCTCCGGTGTGACGCCGGCGAGGTGGTGGAGCCAGCCCAGGCACGTCATGCCGAAGGTCACCGCGGCCGGGGCCAGTTCGTAGCGCATCCGCCCGCACCAGCGGCACACAGCCTCGGCCATGCGGCGCGTACGGCCGTGGGGCGAGATTTCGTCTATGGGTGGCGGGGTGACGTGATCGGTCTTCTCGCGAGGGATGAACACGTCACGTCACCTCGCCAGGAGGGACGCGGAAAGGCGGACAACGGCTGCGGTGCGCGAGGGCATCGGGGTGTTCCTTCGTTCGTGGTCTCGGCGGTGCTCTCCGCCGTGGGGCCTGGCCATGACGCCAGATGTTCGGTTGTCGCAGGTGCGGGTTACGGGCCGGGCGGCCCGAGCGTCACGGGGTCGGTCGTCTTGTCGTGCCAGACGTAGCCCCACTGATGACGACTGGTCATCTGTGTTTCGGGTGGGAGCGCGCGGCCGGCGATGGCTGCCACGGCCGTGGTCATGCTGTCCACGGCGTCCATGCGTTTGGCCGTGCGCACATTGGTCGGGGTGCCCGGCGGGATCGTGAACTGGAAAGTCACTGTGAGCACCCGCGGGGCATCTCGCTCCGACGTCATTCGTCCCCCCTCTGGATCAGACACAGCCCTCATTGTGCCTGATCTGTCGGGGAGATTGATAGTTCTCCGGGAGAACTTGCGCCCTCAGCGCCTACGAACCAGGAGTGGCCTGGCCTTTTCCAGAAGGATTCGCACGTTCTCCGGGAGAGCTGGGGGAGCTGGGGGCGGTTCCAGGCCCAGCCACTCGAGCGCCAACTCCTCCGGCCACGGCGTCCACGCCACGAGGGGCACCACCTGGTCCAGGTCCGCCTTCACGCGCGCCGGGTGCGTCCGCTTCCACGCCTCCGCCCACGCGGCCTCGTCGGCACGCTCCGCCTCGGCCTCGAGCCAGTGCAGGATCCGCCGCGGCCCCCGCGCCTCCAGCCAGCCGTCTTCCAGCAGCGTGGCGTACAGGCCCTTCACGATGCCCTCCGCGGGGCGCGGACGGGCTGCATGTGCTCCTTGCAGTTCACGCACCGCACCACGCCCTTGAAGCGCGGGTGCGGCTCCGTGCCCAACGGCCCGCACAGCTCGCACGCGCGCGGGAACACCCACTCGCTTGCCTCGACTGCCGATGCGATCGGGGGGTCGTGCGGCGTCGCCGCGTCGTACATGTCATTCCACGTGAACCGCGTACCGTCCCGGTCCGGTTCCGACTGATGCCAACCGCCAGGCTGGTCCCGCACGGGCATGAGCGACGGGTCGTAGTGGCCCACCGGCCGCCCGCAGGAAACCCGGCCCGCCATGGCGTGCAGCATGGTCGCGCTGCAGGTGGTCACCTCACCCGAGCACTCTGGACACGGCACGGGCCTCTGCTCCCACCGCGTGAGGTCGGGGACCACACCGCGGCCGCGGCAGCGGCGGCAAGGCGGAGCCGGCGGCTTCGGCGGGGGAAACGACACCTCGAGCTTCACCAGGTCGGGGTGCCGGTCGGACGGGCCGAGTGCGTCGACCTGGCAGTGCAGGGTGACCGTCCGCCAGCCCTCGAGGGGCAGCGTGGAAGGCAGCTCGCCCTTGAGCAGCTCGGGCAGCTCCTCGGCGGTGATCTCGCGGTTTCCGGGGGCGGTCATGCGGTCAGCACCGCCATAGACCAGCAGAAGGCCATGAACACGGAGACGAAGCCGACGACAACTCCCCAGAGCTGCGCGGCCCCCTTCCACGATCCATCCATGTGGTAGCCCAGCCAGGTGATTCCCCCGGCGAAGGCGGCCACGGTCGCCACCACCACGACCCACGCCAACACGACCATGTCCTACGCCTCCACTTCAGTGAGCCCGGCGGCGTCGGCCAGGCGCGCGTACCAGCCCTCGACGGTCAACGCCGTGATCCGACAGGCCAGATGCCGGGGCATGACCCGCCGGAAAATGCTCAGGGGAAGGACGAACTCCACCTCGGCCAGAAGTGGCCGGGCGGGGAGCAACCCGCCCGGCTTGTACTCCTGCTCGGTGTCGAGCTGGGCGTCCGCGGCGTAGCCGACGTACGACCAGGCGCCGGCCGCGTCCGGCGGGGTTCCCGCCGGAGCCGTCCACACCGCACCGCCCACCGGGCCCGTCACGACGCCTCCGGGGTGTTCACGAAGCCGCGGATCTCCCCGGCGAGCATCCCGATAGCGTGCCCGTCTATCCGTCCCTCGACGACGTCCTCGTACATCGCCAGCGCCTTGCGCAGCAGGGCCTCCGCCTTCTCCCCGCGAGCCAGTTCCTTGTCGATCCGGGCCTTGAGCGGCGCCCCGAACTCCTGCACCGAAGGGTCCGGAGCGAACCGCTTCACCGCCTCCCAGAACGCGCCGGCCGCCTTGTCCGGGGCGTAGTTCTCCCCGAACACCATCCGCCCGTCCGGGTGGACCGTCAGCATCGGGCGGCCGTTGTCGTCCGGGATGACCAGGGAGTACGAGGTGATCGGCTTCATCGCGCTGAGCGCGCTCAGGGGCACCACGTCACCGACCAGCGCCGTGGGGACGATGCCGCGAGACTCGCCGACGTTGAACGCGCCGCTCACGCGGTCTCACCCCAGTAGCCAGGCAGAGCGTGGACGTCGATGCCGTCCCGCTCGGACACGCGGGCGACGCTCGGGTCGGCACTCCACACGGTGAGCCCGCCGAACTTGGCGGCCGCGGCGCGCAGCCGCTCCCCCTTCACCACGGCGGTCGGCCGGAAGTCACCGCGGCCGCGCATCAGCACGAGGGTGGCGGGCACCCCGTGCGCGCCCAGCCACGTCACGACGAGCTGCTCCAGGCGCCGGTCGCCGCCGGTCATGACCAGGACGGTCTGCCCCTTCGCGTGCGCCTCCCTGGCAGCCTGCACGACCTTGCGGTTCGGGGGGCACTGGAGGCTGGCACGGTAGAACGCGGCCGCATCGCCGGCCAGGTGGCGGATGGTCCGAACGTTGATGAGGCCGCCCTCGAGGTCGAAGGCGACGGCCCCGCGCGGCGGGGCGGCGACAGCAGTGGTCATGCGAGGTCTCCGTTGTAAATGTGGATCATGCGGACGGCCTTCGCCTGGCACGAGTCGCACGTCTTGCGGCGGGGGTCGCCCGTGCCGCAGATCGCCGCGGCGAGGGCGTCGACGGCGCCGGTGGAGGTGATGCGGAGCAGCGTGACGCCCTTCTTGCGGCAGGAGTCGCACGCCCGGGTCTTCCCGGGCCGGGTGTTCTCTCCGCACGCGACCAGTGCCAGGCGCTGCTCGAGGACGAGATCCGTGGGGAGCTCAGTGACAGTGGCGGTCATCGGTTGCAGTCCTTCGGCGCGCGCGACTTGTGGTGGGCGATGGTCTGCAGGTCTCCCCCGACCTGCTCGTAAGCGGTCATCAACTGGCAGGCCGTGCAGCGACGGGCCAGGAAGATCCGCAGGGGGTTCGTCGTCGACTTCTGGTGTCCCGAGCGGCCGCTGGTCATCTCGCCGTGCGTCCGGTCGCCGCACCACTCACACGACGGGTCGTAGTGGGACAGGATCGGAGCCGGCCGCCACGGCATCGACCAGGTGATCGCGCAGCCCGCGTGCTCCCTGGGCAGGGGCGCCTCGGCGTACGTCGTCGGCTCAGGAACCGCCCAGAGGTGGCGGCCGCGGCGGTCCAGTTCAGGCTCCGGCAGCTCCTCGGCGGCGTCGGCCTGGACGAGACGGGGCTTCTCCGGCTCCGGCTCCCCGCGCAGGGCGCGCAGGCAGGCCGGGCAGATGTCCGCCTCGGTGACTGGCCCGTCCCACGGCCGTACGCCCGGGGCCTGTTCGACGTCCGGCGTGCACTCCAGGGGCACGGTGAACACGGGCATCCTGGGGGCCGTGACGCCCTCCCCCGCGATGTGCAGCATCGGGCGGCCTGCAGCCCGCACGACCAGGCGGCCGGCCCACACGGGCGCGGCCGGGGTCTCGACGGCCAGGGCGCTCACGACTTGTCCCCCGCGGTGCTCTGGAGCGCGCCGGCGACGCGGGCCCACATGGTCGCCATGCCGACCGCACGCTCGCGGTACATCTCGAGGCCGTCAGCCGTCGCCCGATGCAGGGCAGCGGCCGCGTTGTCCCGCGCGCTCTCGGCGCGCTTCGCCTCCCTCTGCTGCTCGTCGACTGCCTTGATGCCCAGCTCGGCGGCCTCCGCCCAGCCCAGCGCCTTCTCTGCGGCCCCGGCCGCGGTGAGGCTCATCGGGCCCGCCCCGTCAGGAGCTGCACCAGGCCGGTGGGCTTGGCGTTCTGCCGGTACAGGTCCCGGCGGGCAGTGTGGACGCTGCGCCGGGCGAGGCAGAGCACGCCCGCCGGAACGTGGCAGGTCGGGCACTGCACGGAGTAGGAGCCGTGCCGGAACCGGGCCGCGGTCTCGTGCGCAGCATCGTGCGCGGCGTCTGCGGCCGGGGACGGTATGACGCTGGAGAGGATCACGCGCGGCCGCCCTGGTCGGGCACCGGCAGGAAGCGCGGACGGGAGCCCTCGGCCGGGAACGGCTGCTCGCGGTCGAGCATGTACTCCCACTGCCCGGTGCGCGGCTGGGCCCGCTTGAGCCGCTTGTAATAGGCCGTGCCGAACACCATGTCCGTGGTGTCCCCGCACTCCGTGGGCAGTTCGAGCCGGTAGACCGGGCCGGTCAGCGCGTCGGCCGCCGGCGGTTCCTTCGGCCCCCACACGCCCAGCACGATGCCCATGTGCGGGCCCTCGACGATCCGGACCTCGTGGAAGTCCCGGGTCGCCCCGGACGCCTCGGCGGAGGCGTCGCGTATGCCGCGCGCCCAGGCGTTGACGTCCACGGCCGTCGGCGTCGGGGCGTAGCCGAGGAGGCTGCGCAGGGCGGCGATGGTGGTGAGGAGCTCCGTGTACGCGGCGACAGGGAAGTTGTCTTTCCACTGGTCACGCAGCAGGGAACACGCGGCCTTGTCGACGATCTCGAGAAGGTGGAGGTCGACGACGTCGCGCTCGAGCATGGTCCCGGCGGCCGAGAACGCATTGACGACCAGGTCCACGTTGCGGAACCGGTCCCAGAGCGGCGCTACGGGCATCCCGCGGTGGTCGTACATCTGCAGGGATACGGGGTGCTTGGTGCTCATGGAGGGGCATCTCCTGTTAGCTGAGGCGAGGGCGGGCCAGCCCTCATGTGAGGTACGTCGAGTGGCCGATTCCTGTTACGGTTCCGGCGTTCTAGCTGGTCAGAGGCTCGGTGAGTTCCACGATGACCAGCGACATGCGGGCGAATCCGGTGGTGACGGGCTCCCCCATGACGGGCATCGGGCCCATGAGGAACTCGTGGTTGTCGTCCGGCAGGAGTCCCCCGTCGGTGACCAGGCCGTCGACGTACGCCTTCACCGTGGGCGCCCAGTTGCCCGGGTCCCGCTTCCGGGAGAGCGGCCGGGGGTGCAGCACGTAGAAGACGGCCGCGCGCTGCAGCTTGGGCAGGCGCTTGGCCATGGCCATGGCGGCGGCGTCCTGGCGGAGCTGCTTGCGGATCCGGTGCACGGCCATGTGGTGGAGCCGCTGGTTGCTGTCCAGCATCTCCTCGACGTACGGCATGAGCAGCGTCCAGGTGCGCCCGACGCCGGACAGGCCGGTGAGCAGGGGCTGGACTGCGGGCGCGGGCGGGGTGGACGGCGGGCCCGGGTGCACGGCCGGCTTCTTCCGGGCCTTCTTCTTCGGCTTCGCGGCGGCGGCCGCCGGGGAGGCTTGTCCCCCGCGGCGGCTCGCCATCAGGTCGCGGTACTGGGCCGCGGTCATACGGGCAACCAAGGGATCAGCTCTCCAGGGCAGCGGTACCGGCGTCGGTCAGCCGCCAACGCCACCCCATGCCGTTGGCTTGCGTCCTGCTGAACTGTTCGTCGACCACCACCCACCCCTTCGCCTCGAGCTTCTTCACCGCGGCGCTGACCCTCCGGCCCAGGTGTCCCCATGCCGAGGTGCTGCGCTGGCTGGTGTCGAAGACGATGGGCTGGCTCGTGCGGCCCGGCCGCAGGGTGAACACGACGCCCGACTTGATGAGCTCGAGCAGCGCCTTCTCCGCCGCGGTGGGCGGCGCCGGGGCGTCGGCGGGGCGGACCTTCCCCATGTAGTCCAGGCACCGGTGGCAGTTGGCGGGGGCGTCGACGGGCTCGCTCAGGTGCAGCGGGTTCGATCGGCCGGGGGTCTCGCACAGGCCGCGGTCGGCCGGGTGCTTGCGGGACCGGCCGGAGACCAGGTCGTCCTTGGGCGCGGCGTGCCGGAGCGATCCGCCCACGCCCGAGTGCCTGGTGTTCTCCCGCACGGTCATCTCGACGCCGGCAGCGGCGAGTGCCTCGTCCCACCTGCGTTTTTCGCGCTCTCGGCGCTCCTTGGCCTTCTGGGCGATCAGCTCCTCGTGTTCCTTGCGGCGCTGTCGCGCCTCGACGACGGACGGCGGCAGGGGCGGGTCCAGGGCCATCTGGTCGGCGAGGACGAGCATCCAGCCGTCCACGCTGGAGCTGCGGTCGATACCGGGGAAGGAGTGCCCCAGTACGGCGGTGCACCAGTCGTTGCCGCGCCGGTCGGCGACCTCGTACATGCTCTTGAGGTCCTCGGGACCCAACGGTCCGCGGCTCTTGCGCTCGGCGTCCGTCCGCACCATCTCGTACGTGTCGTACGCGGGATCGGGCACGGGGCGGGGAAGCAGAGCGGTCACGACGTGTCGTCGCATCGGGGGTGTTCCTCTCTTCGGGTGAACAGCGGTGCTCTCCGCTGTGTGGCACCGCGGTGGGCGCCGAGACCTGCGTACGGTGAGGTCAGGAACGTCGCGCGGGCTCTGCCCGGATGATCGCAAGGGACTGGACGAGCAGCTCGGCGTTGGTCCGCGGGTCCGAGCGCCAACGCAGCGCGTATCCGCCGGAGATGGTCGGGCCTTCGATCTCGTGCAGTGTCGGGTGGCGGTCGCGTGCCCGCTCCTCCCACCCGTCGGCGGGCAGTGTCACGCCGCCGTGGCCGTTGTCCGGGCAGGTGATGAACACCGTGGTCTCGGCAATTTCCGCGGAGAAGCCGCCCGCGTACGCGAACCGCGCGCGCGACGCTGGAGCCTGACGTGCAGGGCGCCGACCGCGCGGCCGGTAGGGGCCGCGGCCGCCGCGGGGCACAGGGTGCTGTTCCATCCACTTCCGGCCGGAGTCGGTCAGCTTCACGGGGGCGGAGTCGTCTCCCCCGTCGGTCACGTACCCGGCGCTGGTCAGCGGGTAGAACGAGCTCTGATTGACGACGTAGTCGGTGCCGGTGAGTCGGTAGCGGGCGCGGGGCGCCACGGCGAACTGGGCACCGGTGCTGCCGGCCTCCGCGATGGTGCGGAGGAGGGTTTCGACAGCAGGCGTGAAGTCGGGCATGTGGTTCTGCTCCTCGACGGGGCTGAGCGGAGAATCGTTCTGAGCGAAGAATCGAACGCGTCGAACAGCCGGGTTGTTACGCCTTGGCCGGAGCCTTCACCGGCAGGATGGCGTCGATCGAGGTGTCCCAGGCGCGGCCGAACCACCGTGCGGCGTTGCCGAGTCGGCCGGGGAACATCTGCGCCACCAGGACGCCGGCGGCGATCGTCAGCGTGAGGGCCAGGTGCGCGAGGAACCAGCCCACGACTGCGCCGACAACTTCCGCCAGGAAGAGGAGAGTTGCCAGGGTAGGCGGGACGATGGCCGGGTGCGCGACGGCCAGGAGGCCGAACGCCCAGGCGAGAAGCTGCAGCTTGGCGCGCATCTCAACCCTCCTGCTGCTGGCCGTAGAAGCCGCTGGAGGGGTTGGTGGTGTCGGAGAGGTGGACTCGCCACCCGTCGGTGGTCTTCACCAGCGGGTCCTCTTCGGTACCCGGGTGACCGTCTGCCGCGCAGATGTTCCGCAGACCGTCGTGGTCGCGCTTCTGCTGGCCCGTGCTGATCCAGCCCGCCATGGGGGAGCTCCTCAGTTCGTGGTCTGGGCGGTGCTCTCCGCCCTTCGAGGAAGACTCTACGCGGTTACTCGTCGGTAGCCGACAATAATCCCAATTGTTGTCGGTAATCTTGGCTCAACGTCAGAACTGCAACCCAGGGGGCACCATGACGGCCAGTCGGCCAACCGACGTCGAAGAGGTCCGGGCCCAGGTGCTCGCCGCCTTCGGTCTCGCAGAAGACGACCCATGGGGTCAGGCGCTCGATGCGCTGTACACCGCGGCGGCCACGGACCGGGAGGCGCACCACACGCGCATCCTCGGCGAAGTCGACACCATGGCCGAGGAACTGACGCAGACCCTGCCGCCGGAGCTGCGCGCCGCCGGCCTCCGCATTGCCTACGACACCGAAGGACTCCACGCATGAACCTCGAGCCGATCCCGCCCGGCGCGATCACCGCGGGCAAGATCCCCTCCGGTGCCATCCAGAGCGGCGACGTCCTCGAGGACATCCGCAACCGGGAGCCGTACGCCGTCGAGGCCGTCATCCTCCACGCGCTCGCCGAGTTCAGCATGGGCGGCCCGCCCATGGGCAAGGACGAGGCCCGCCAGTGGCTGAGCCTCTACCTGCAGCAAGTCGCCGAAGGCCGCTCCCCCGTAGACCCCGGAGTACACGCATGAACTACGACGACGACCTCGAGGACCGCCTGGCGGCCGAGTACCAGAACCGGCAGCGCCAGACCGGTGACCTGGACTACATCCGCCGTTACTACGGGCTCGAGCGGCGCCACGGGATTCGCGTGGCGATCGGCGGCCGGATCCGGAGCAGCGGGCAGGAGGGGCAGATCGTCGACACGTCCGGCCACTACCTGATGGTGCAGTTCGACGGTGACGAGCAGCCGGTACGCCGTCACGTCACCTCGAACATGGAGTACGCCACGGCGGCCGGATGGGTCGCGGCCACGCCCGTCCCCGACCCGTACGCCGCGGCGCCGGCCGGGGCCGCGCAGTGACCGCCGTCGACGAGCAAATCGCGCTCGCCTTCTACGAGTTCATCCAGGCACGGTACGCCGACGAGCTGCGCGAGCAGTACCCGACGGCGGACAGCACCCCGGCCGTGGAGACGTACCGGGAGCAGTACCGCGAGGCGCAGACGGAGCACCAGGCCCTCGTCGACGCGCTGCACCGCGGCGACCAGGAGCAGGCCGCAGACTGCCTCTGGGGGCTGCGCAACCAGGCGTCCAAGTGGAAGGCGCACCCCGACTACCCCGAGCCGATCTCCGACGGCACCATGCCCTGCCCTGTCCCGGCCCCCGAGACCGGGCACCCCTGCACGAAGCGGATCCCGAAGGGCCGGGCCGCATCGGAAGGGCACGGCGGCGGCCACTTCTGGCAGTCCCCCCGGGCGGCCGAGCTCGAGGCCCTCGGCGCGCACATGGACTACGGCACCTTGCTGTCCGGTCAGCCCACGCCGTGGCACCTGCCCAAGGACTGCACGCCCGACTGCTGGAAGTGGAGCGACCGATGATGGTGGAGCGGCGCGCGAGTGACCTGACGCCGATGCTGTGGCCTGGAGCGGAGATCGAGGCAGCCCCGGGCGTGGTCGAGCGCTACGACGAGGCGCCGGACCTTGCCGAACCGATCCGGGGCATCGGCCCGGAGGACGGTCCAGTGCGCACGATGTGGTGCCCGCAGTGCCAGGAAGAGATCACGGGGTCGGATCTCGATGTCATCGCTGCTTGCTCCCCCATCACGGTGCAGGCGCCCAGCATTGCGTGGCCCGGATACAGGAGACTCGCGGGGTTGGTCACGGTGAAGCCGTGCGGGCACGCCTTCCGCGTCGTGGACGGCCAGACACTCGTTGAGATTCGGGAGTCGGCGGCATGAGCCTGCACGACGAGGAGGAGGAGTTCGTCGACGCGGAGATCGTCGAGGGCGGCGTCCTGGCGCTCGTCGACGACGAGGTGCCGCTCGTCGACTTCAACACCGTGCTGCACCCGGGCCAGGAGCTGCCCACGGCCGCCAACGGCCCGCAGTACAGCGAGCGCGACCTGTACGTCAGCCAGGAGACCGCCGACATCCTCGACGGCACGGACCCGACGGAGACGGGCCCGATGAAGGCCTTCAAGGCGTGGTGCGAGGCGAACGGTCGGGTGGCGGTTCCGTGTACCACCGCCACCTACACCGAGTACAGCCGGCACCTGATGGCCCGAAGCCTCAAGGTCGCCACGATCAAGAACTACATGTCCCTGATCAAGACCGCGATGCCGCCGGGGAAGAAGCCCGATAACAGCCTCTACCTGCGGCTGCTCGCGAACTACCGGCAGAACAACAAGCGGGCGATGCGCACCCGCCGGGCGTTTCCGATCACGCTGTCGTACCTGATCCCGATGATGGAGAAGGCCGAGGCGAGTAACCAGCCGATCGGCTGGCGCGACGCGGCCATGTTCGCCTTCGGGTACCGCTTCCTCGGCCGGAGCGTCGAGAACGCGAACCTCGAGATCGAGGACGTGAGGTTCACCAGCGGCGGCATTCTGGTGTGGTTGCCCGAGGACAAGACGCACGACGAGGAACAGAACCTCGTGCTGCGCGACCGTGAGGACCTGCAGCTCGTCCCACGGCTCAACCGGTGGTTGGAGTACATGGCTGACCAGGGCATCACGTCCGGCCCGGTCTTCCGGCACGTCCTCAAGAACGGGAAGGTGGCCACCGAGGAGACCCGGAGCAAGACGGCCACGAGCCGCGGCCTGCACCTGCGGGGGCAAACCGTCAACGACCGGGTGAAGCACTGGTTTGGCGCGGCCGGCCTGGTCACGGACGGGCGGCACGTCTCCTCGCAGGGCCTCCGCGCGGGCGCGGCGACCGAACTGGCCCAGAACAAAGCCACGGACGAGGAGTTGGAGCGGGCCGGCCGGTGGCGTCCGGGCTCCCGCGTCCCTCGCGAGGTGTACGTCCGGCCCGCCGAGGCGGAGAGGAAGGATCCGTTCGACAAGGTGCCATTGCACCGGCCCTGAACCGGGCATGACGGGCGGTCAACGAAAGACCCCGCTCCCGAGGGGGGCGGGGTCTGTCCGTGCCCCCCGAAGCCGATCGAGGGGTACCGTTCTGGTGTCGAGTCAGAACAGGAGATAAGTATGCACGCTCTGCCTCAAGACCACACCGGGGTACGAATCGCGCGTCTCCGTCGGGAGCGCCATCTCACTCAGCAGGGTTTGGCCGACCTCTCAGGAGTCCCGTACAACACCCTGACCAAGATCGAGCAGGGCAAGTACGCGGCCACGCCGCACGCGATTGCTTGCCTGGCCCGCGCTATGCGCGTGGAGGTCTCCACCATCATCGGGCAGCCCTACAAGGCCGAACTGCGCGCCGACGAACTGGACGTGTTGATAGCGCCGATCCGGGAGGCCCTGGACGTCTACGACCTGGGCGTTGACCCCGACATCTCGGCCCGCCCGCTGCGGAACCTGCTGGAGGACTCCGAGAGCCTGTGTGCAGCCGTACGGGCCGGAGAGATCAAGCGGGCGGCCAGTGACGTCGCCGGACTGATCGAGGAGGCAACCACCGCGGCGCACCAGCACGGCAGCAGCGACGGATGGCTGATCCTCTCCTCCCTCTACCGCACGTCGTACGACGTGGCGACGAAGCTGGGATACGCCGACCTGGCGCAGCTCTCCCTCGCCCGGCTGGACTGGGCCTCGCAGCGAGCGGGCAGCGCGGTGTTCGGCGGCGCGTACCAGTACTTCCGCGCCCTCACCTACTTGCGGGAGGGGAAGTTCCGCACCGGGCAGCGCCTCGTCGACCTGGGCCTGCGCACCATCAGCCAGGCGGAGCCCTCACGAGAGCGCGACGTCGTAACCGGGCAGCTCCACCTCGGCGGGTCCGTGATGGCCGGCCGGGCGCACAACGAGTCCCAGGCCATGGACCATCTCGCCGAGGCCGACACCATCGCGGCCCGCACGGGCGAGTCCCCGCGGGTGCTCTGGATGGCGTTCGGCGAGACCAACGTCCGAGTGCACCGGGTGTCCGTCCTCGCCGAGCTCGACAAGTACGACAAGGCCGTCGCGGCGGCCGACAACCTCCTCATCCCGGCCGACTGGCCGAAGTCCCGGACGAGCCACCACTGGGCTGAAGTCGCCCGCGCGCAGATGTGGACGGGCAAGCTCGATGCGTCGTTCGCCAGCCTGCTCAAGGCGCGGAAGACAGCTCCGCAACAGGCGAAGTACCACCCGATGGTGCGGGAGACGTACGCCAGTTTGGAGGCCGCACACCGCCGGCTTCCCGACACCTTCCTCTCGTACGGCAGTTGGCTGGCCAGCCAAGTCTGACGCTGCGTAAACCCTTGGCCCTAACTGGTATGAACTCATGCCAGTTAGGGCCTAGTTGTGGCCCCACCATGTCGTCACTGGCCATTTCGACATGGAGCCGACCATGACGACTTACCTTGCGGACCAGGTGCGCACCCGTCGAAGCGCGCCCGGAACCGCCCCAGAGCCGAGAAGCCCCGGAGACACCCGGACAGCGCTCGACATGTCCATCGAGCGCCGACCCGATCCGGAAACCGGCGGCCTGTCCGCGGCAGATGCCGCCTGGCCCCGACGCCTCCGCCGTATCGTCCGCGCCAGCCTCATCCACTGGGGCCACCCCGGCATGGTCGATACCGCGCTACTGCTCGTCACCGAACTGGCCACCAACGCACTTCAGCACGGCAGCGGCCCCGCGATCGGAGTCCGCATCTTCCTCCAGGGCGACCACTGTGTGATCAAGGTGACCGACACCGCCGGGTCCCCCACCCGTCCCCGGCTCCGCGCCGCCAGCCCCACCGACGAGAGCGGCCGCGGCCTCTTCCTCGTCGAGGCCCTGGCCGCGGAGTGGGGCGTCAGCGACGACGGCACGCGCGTCTGGTGTCTCTTCCCCGTAGGGGGCACGTCCTGATGCCCTCCACCGCCTGCGTCCGCCGCGGCAGCGAGAACGCGCCCCGCTGGAATCATGACGTCGAGCCCGCGCAGCGCCCGGAAGAGGCCGCAGTGCTGGACGCCCTGGCGAAGTTACGGGCCTGGAGCCCCTACAACGGGGATGACTGGCTGGACGACGTCGCGGATGCCCTCGACACCGTCGCACCGGCCGAAGACCAGGTCGAGGAACTCGCCCAGCGCTTACGCGGGTACCTGATGCAGCTCGTCGCCATCGCCGCCGGCGACGAAACCGAGAAGCGCGACGCGCGCGCGGCACTCCGCATCACCCGGGCCCGGGACATACGAGAAGCAGAGATGCCGGGCGACTACCGCCAGGCCGTCGGCCACCTGCGCCAAATGGGATGGGCCGTGAACGAGCTGCTGGACCTCCTCGTCGAACTCGGCTGCGTGAAGTCCCCGGACTCCCTGAGCGAGGCACTGTGAACGCCCCAGAGACCTCGCTCGCCGTTCCGGCCGAAGCCGAGTTGGCCATCGCTCGCTCCCTCTCCACCGACCTCCCCGGCGTCCCGTACGCCGTTCAGGGAGCGCGGTTCTGGGTTCGGATGTCCGTCACGGCCCTGTGCTGGCAGGGCGACATCCTGCAAGCGGTCGAGGTCATCAGCCGACTCGTGGACAACGGTGTCCGCCACGGCATGCCCGCCGACGTACCCAAGGACGAGCGGCGCCTGGTTCTGTCCGCTGCCGTCGCCGAGACCGGCGAGCTCCTCATCGACGTGTCCGACCTCAACCCCGCGTTCCCCGACTTCGACAGAGCGGTGGCGGGAGAGAAGGGGCGCGGCCTGTGGCAGGTCGCCCGCCTGGGCGCGCGCATCATCCGGTTCCTGCCGCACGAAGGGGCCGGGAAGACCGTACGGGCCGTACTGCCTCCTGGACCGGTGAACCCCTATGCCTAAGCAGCTCCATTGGGGGGACCTGCGCGTCCCCTACATCACGGCCTGGAGCGCCGAGGTCGTTCCCCAGCCCGATGTCGTCCGGGTCACCCGACGCGGCGGCGAGGGCATCGGGTACGAGGACGAGGACCCCGTCATCGATCGCCGGCACGAGGCCTTGTGGGTGCGTTCCGGCATGGCCCGCGGCCGCGGTGCGCCCGACTTCAGCCGCATCAACTCGCTCCGGCAGAAGCGGGCGATGCGATACGACCTGTGCCAGCTCTGCGGGTTCACGGTTCTGGGCACGCGGGACGACGAGCGAACCCTGTGCCTCATGGGTGGCGACAGACCGATCGCGGAGGGGGAGACGACGACGGCACCCCCGGTTCACCCCGCGTGCGCCAAGTACTCGATCGAGAACTGCCCGCCTCTCCGCCGCAAGCACGCGGCCGCGCTCGTCGACGTCAGCCGCCTGTGGGGCGTCGCTGGTGTGGTCTTCGACCCGGTCACGATGCAGCCGCTTCCCAGCACCGGATCGCGACCTGGCGACCTGGACCACGTTCACGTCGCGGACAAGGCCATCCGGTGGACCCTGGCCAACTTCACCGTGCACAGCCTCCATGGCGTCACACCCGTGTCCACGGATGAGCTGTACGCCATGGCTGAGCGCGAGCCCGGCCTACCCGACGGTGAGCGCGTGAGCGCCCCCTAGATCCTGCCCGGCGGCCCGGTGCCGATATGGCCCTGGCCCTCGGGCAGCACAACCCCGGCGCGCAGAGACCTGCCTTTCCCCTCCCCTGGGCAAGTCCCGACGCCGGCATGTCGGCCCTGCAGTCCAGCGATGCCACGCCCCGGACTGCAGGGCCGACGCCCGGGTCGCGGTACCCGGTCCGCCGACTCCCCTGCGGGCGGCCGGTGCCGCGGCCCGAACCATCACCCCGACGCTCAACGGAGGAAACTGTGACCGACCTTGGATTGCCGAGCGTGCCCCGTCAGCAGCACAGGGAGCTGGGCGGAGGCATCGGGTACGCCTTCAACGGACAGCACTTCGACGCTCCGGCAGACGCCAGCGTCGCGGACATCGCGAGCACACTCGACGCGCCGCTGTCCGTGATCGTGCAGGTCACCAAGCGCTGTGACTTCGACTGCTCGTTCTGCTCCGAGATCCTGCAGATGCCGGATCCCACCCTCGAGCAGCTCGACACCATGCGCCGGAACCTGGCAGGAGTCAGCCGGGTGTTCCTGTCCGGCGGTGAGCCCCTGATGCGCAAGGACTTCGGGGAAGTCGTCGACATCTTCGCCGACCACCACATTGTCGCCGTGCCCACGAACGCCACCCACGCCCTGGACCACGCGCGGAACATCGCCGGGAAGATCTCGTACGCCAACGTCGGGTTCGAGGGCCCCCGCGCCGCCTTCAAGCGGGTCCGCGGCGACTACGACAAGACGATGGCCGGCGTCCGCGTTCTGCAGGAGCACGGCATCCCCCTCGCCCTGTCCGCCGTCGTCTACCGCTCCACCCTGTCGGTGCTGCCGTACACCGTGCAGATCGCCGACGTCCTGGACGCCACGAAGGTGAAGCTGATCCTGCCCCTGCGCAAGGGCAACGCCCTGAACCTCGCCGACCACGAGTTCATCACCACCGAGGAAGCGGAGACCACGTTCGCGCGACTCAAGGAGCAGCGCGCCGAGATGCAGTGGTCCCCGGCGCTGCGGCTGACGGCCTGGACGCCGCAGAACGAGGGGCACATGCTCGTCGTGGAACCGAACGGCATCGTGAGGGCCTGGCCGGTCTACGACGCCCCGGACCTCTGGGAGAACCTCGGCAACATCCTCGAGGAGCCCATCACCGAAATCTGGAAGCGGTACCGCTTCAAGGAGAACCACATCTCCAAGTACGTCGGCCGCTCGATCCACGCGGTCACGCAGGGGGTGTGACGTGCTCGAACGCACCAACCTGGGATGGCCCGAGACGCCATACGGCTCGGTCACCAGCCCCGTGCAGAAGCCCGGGACATGGTTGACCGGCATCTTCCTGCTCTGGGGCGAGGCCGGCGACGACCCGATCCTCATGGGCGCCGCTGCGGTGTTCATGAAGATCCACCGCACGCAATCGCTACCCGTCTCCGCTCCGCTCATGAACTTCGGGTACAGGGTGCTGATCCCGCAGGCCCTGGGCGAGACCGCGGCGATCGTCCGGCAGCTCGACACCGTGCTCGTCCAGGCCCGCCGCAAGTCGCAGATCCTCGCCTGGCACAACGGCGCCGACGACCTGCACGTCCTGCGGCAACTCCCCCGGGCCGACGACGAGCCGCGCCACCCGGGCGTGACCGCCATCGCCGACGCCTGGAAGGACCGCAGCACCCGCGAACGGGGCACCACGCTGTGCGTGGACACCAGCCACGATCTCGGACCGGCCGGACTGATCAGCGACACCGCAACAGCGCACGGGCTCGAGCCGCTCAAGTCGTTCGCCGGCCAGCAGCAACAGGCCAGCGCGCAGGAGGCGTGCGACGCCCTCACGGAGGACCGGGACGCAGCGTTCTCGCCGGACGCCCTGGCCGGCAGTGCCCTGTCCTCAGCCCTCGCTACGGCACTGATGGGAGGTAAGCACACCGGCCGGCTGCACTGGGACGAGCCGCTGAGTCTCTTCCAAGCACTGTCCGAAGCCGCGTGGGAGGCGGCCCCCTCACTTCTCGGCGGCGTGGCGTCGGTACGGAGCGAGTAGCGTCCCGGCGGGGCCGTGCGCACCGGGCGTGCGGCCCCGCCCTACCCCAGGAACACCACACATGATCATCACGAGCAACTTGCCCAGCACCCGCTCCCTGCGACCCCCTCCCCTGCACTCGGGAGATGTGCGGATCGCGTCCGTCGACGTTGAGTGGACGAAGAACTACCGGATCAAGAACGGGCAACGCCCCTTCTGCTTCAGCGTCGCCTGGCTCGACCTGCCTGCCGACGGGACACCGGACCTGGCGGACGTCCCGTTCGAATGGACCAGCCTGTACGTGGATGAGCCCGACGAGATGGATGAGCTCATCCGGCGCGCCGCGCAGACGCTGTCCGCGGCCGCGGAGACCGCCACGATCATCACCGGGCACCAGTTCTGCAGCGACCTGGCCGTCCTGCGGTCGAACGCTCCCGCGGACGCGCTGCAGGAGCTGGAGCGGGCCCGTGAGCAGTGGAGCGGCCGTCGCACGGCCGACCCCACCGCGAGCCACTACGTCGACACCCGGTATGACGCCGGGCACCTGCTCACCGGAGCGTCGCGCCGCCTGGTCGACGTGTGCACGGAGCTCGGCCTGGACGTCACCCAGCCCGAGCTCAGCAAGACGTCCATGCCCGAGTGGCACCGCCGTTGGCTCAACGACGGCAACGAGGAGGGCCGGGAGCGCGTGAGCGTCCTCAACCTCCGGCACTCCCTCTCGACCGCCTACGTCGCCGCCCGCAGCGCCGGACTCGCGGTGTGGGCCGCCGACGGCCTGAACGTCAACCGAGTCATCGCCGAGGGCGCAAAGGGCGCCTGGGCCTGGCTCGAGAACCCCGTCTTCACCAACCTTCTGGAGGTCCCGTGTCCGTCCGCGAGTGCCGCGTTATCGCCGTCGAAGGCACCCAGGCCGCAGGCAAAACGACGTTCGTCCACGCCCTGACCGCGCACCTTCGAGAGCAGAGCATCGGCGTCACCTGCACCGGCGAGCCCGCGCGCACCAGCCCGTTCATGGAGGACATCGTCCTTCACGGGACAGGGCCCTTCGACCTGGTCGCGGAGCTCGACCTGTTCGCCCAGCACTTCACCGTGCCGCTGCGCGCCGCCCGGCACCACCAGGTCCTCATCACCGACAAGACCCCCGCGAACGTCCTGGCCCTGGCCGGTCTGGTCCTCGACCCCACCGAGCCGGGCACCGCTTCCGTCCTCGCCGCGGCGGAGGCGATGTGTCGGGCCTGGATGCCCATTGCGTACGACGCGATCGTGTACTGCCGGGACCGCTACGACCAGAAGGCCGGCGGCGACCGCATGAGGGAGAAGGTCCTCGGCCTCCAGGACGACGCGGACACCGCCATCTACGACGCGTGCCGCGCCACGGGCGTGCCGATGCTCGAGATGCCCACGGGCCTGACCGTGTCTGAGCGTGTCTCGTGGACTATGCAACGCGTTGGAGACATGGGGCTGATCGCTGTCTGATCCCGGCTAGAGTCCCCTACCGGCAAGCGCCCAACCGGTCGGAGGACAACGCACCGTGCCCCAACTGCCCGTGAACGACGTAATGCTCATCCTCGAGCGCGACGGGGCCGTGTGCCTTGCCGAGCGGCAGGGCACCGGCTACGCCGACGGGAAGCTGAACCTGCCGTCCGGGAAGCTCGACCCGGGCGAGGACGTGTTCGACGCCGCGCTCCGCGAGCTCGAGGAGGAGACCGGCGTCAAGAGCACCCGGGACGCCCTGCGGATCGTGCACGTGATGCACTTCCGCAACCCCGAGGGGGAGCCTCGCGTGGGCTGGTTCTTCGTCGTCCAGGATTGGGAGGGGGAGCCGCGGAACATGGAGCCGCACAAGTGCGCCGGCCTGTCCTGGCACCCCGCGGACCACCTTCCCGACAACACCGTCGAGTACAACGCGCTGGGGATCGCCCACTACCTCAAGGGTGAACAGTTCTCCGTGCACGGGTGGGACAGGTCCGCGTAGAGCCGGGGGTGTAACAGATCACGGCCGTTGACGTTCGGGCAGTGAAGGGGGTTGGCCTTTATGTCAACCCCGCAGTGACCCGGAGGAACGGTGTGACGACCGCGACAGCTCCCATCTCGCCCGAGGCCGGCCGCTCTCATCTGCAGGAGAGCCTGTTCTCCTGGCTCGAGCCCGAGCCCGCCCCGAAGACGCGCGTAGCCAAGCCCACCGGCGAGCCCGCGCGCTCGCCGGTGGCCGAGGCGTTGATGCTCGAGGAAGCGGCCCCCGCCACCGCGCCGGTGGTCACGGCCGAGACGAAGACGCTCGAGGAGTCCGCCCAGGAAGAACCCCCGGTCGCCCCGGCCCCGCCTAAGAAGCGGGACCTGTCCCACGTGTGGGTCGTGGCCGCAGAGATCGAGGTCAACCCGAAGATCGCGAGCGTCGCCGACTACCGCGGCAGCTTCAAGACCACCGAGGGGCAGCGTGTCGACGCGCTCGAGGTGTATTGCAAGGGCTGCCGCCGCCCGTACGACGAGGTCAAGGGCCGGGACTGCGCCGAGAAGATCGACAACAAGCACCTGATCGGCGGGGACCAGAGCGTCCGCGCGAAGCGGAAGATCCCCGTGCCGCCCGCGAACGCGAAGATCATCCCCGGCGGCACGATCAACCGGCGCGGCCTCGGCGCCTACGTCTCTGGAGTGTCCCGCCCCAAGCGCTGAGCAGCACGCGACACTAACCGCGGCCGCTGTCCATGGTGCGCGGCGTGACTACTCAGCAACCTCAGCCGTCGATCGTCGATGACCTGACCGACCCGGACATCATCGGCCCTGCGGGTCCCGACGCGAAGATCGGCCGGGAGGCCTTCGGGCTTCTCCTGCTCTCGTTCGGTGTGCTCGGCGGCCTCGGTGCGCTGGGCGCCCTGCACTGGGTCGCCGGTCTGTCCGCAGCTCTCATCGGCCTGTGCGCCAGTGGCGTCGTCGTCCGCCGCAACAGCAAGCAGCGATGGCAGCAAGACGCCGGCGCCATGGTCGCCTTCGCTGCCTACGCGGGGCAGACCGCCCTCCTGTTCTACCTGCTGCAGCCGCTCGGGTGGCTGGCCGTCAGCGCCCTCGGCATAGCCGCCGGCCTGTGGCTGTCCAGCGATGAGGGGGCCTGATGCCCCGCCAACTCTTCCCCGGGCTCCGCGGCCTCCTTGTCCCACGAGGCGCCGTGGAGCCAGCAGCCGCGCCCGCGCCCGTCGAGACGAAGGACCTGCTCGCAGGGGGCGTCTACACGTCGATGACGTACGCCGGCGTCACGAACGTGTGGGGCACCCCGGGCCGTGCGGACGGCTGGGACCTCGAGCGCGTCATCGTCGAGGGCTACGAGCGTTCCATCTGGACCTTTAAGTCCGTGGAGGCGATCAGCAAGCACGCCTCTACCCTGCCCATCCAGATCGGCCGCGGTGGCGACGAGCGTGAATTCGCCGAGGTCCTCAAGGACCATCCGCTGCTGAAGTTGCTCAACCGCAAGGCCAACCCGCTCGAGACCGGCGATGTCTTCAAGAAGCGGCTGAGCGCCATGCTGCTGCTGAGCAAGAAGGGCGTGTTCGTCGAGAAGACGAAGAACCGGCGCGGAGTGCTGACCCGGCTCGACCTGCTGCCCCCGGACCGCGTCAACATCATCCCGGACGTCGAGAACTCCGCCTATGTGAGCCACTTCGAGCTCACGGAGTACAACGGCCGCATCCGCGAACTGCCGCCGGAAAAGGTCATCTGGATCAGGGACCCGCACCCCACGGACCCGTTCTGCGGCGTGACTCCGCTCGAGGCCGCCGGGCTGTCGGTCGACCTGGACGTCAAGGCCCGCACCTACAACATCTCCTTTATCGACAATGACGGCCGCCCTGGCGGCATCGTCGGTATCGACCTGGACGGCGTGGACCAGGCAGAGGTCAAGCGGATCCAGAAGCGGCTCGAGCCGGGCGCGCACAACGCCGGACAGCTCACCCTCGTGGGCACCGGGCCCGGCGGTGTCACGTACGTCGACACCTCGGCCCGCCCCCGCGAGATGGCATACGAGACGCTCGCCAGCACCTCGAAAAACGAGATCCTCTCCGCGTTCGGTGTGCCCGAGAGCGTGATCGGCAACGCCAGCGAGCGGACGTTCGCGAACGCCGACCGGGAGGAGTACACGTTCTGGGCCCACACGGAGCTTCCCCACCTCAACCTGCTCGCCTCGGCGTTCGACCCGGACCTGTCGGACGACTGGGTGATCCGGTTCGACACCTCCCGCATTCAGGCCCTGGAGTTCCCCCGCCGCCAGGCCCGTGAGGAAGCGCGCAAGGAGTGGGAGTCGGGCCTCATCACCATCGACGAGTACCGGGTGGCGGCCGGGCGTAAGCCGTTCAACACCCCGCAGTCCCGCGCGCTGTGGATCAGCCCGCAGAAGGCACCCGTCCCCGCCAACGCCCAGGACGCGGCCGCCCTCGGCCTCTCCGACCCGGGCGGCGCTCCGGGCGCGGGCGGTACCCCCGGAGCAGGCCCGGCCGCCGGACCGCCCACAGCCGACGGGGACCAGTCCGCCGCCGCGGCGGTCGCTGGGGCCCGCACCGACGACCCCGGTCCGACCGCGGCCGACGACGTAGCCGCAGCCCGCGGGCAAGCGCCCTCCGAGCCGGCCGCCGGTTCGGACTCGCCCGCGGCCGACGCCGTGGCGGACGCCCGCGCGGACGTCACCGACGACGGCCCCGGGGAAGCAGCCGGCGACGTCGCGGCCGCGCGCGCCAGCACGGTGCAGCCCGAGGCCGGACCCGCGGCCGAGGAAGTCGAGCGGGCACGCGCCCAGCTCGAGACCAAGGCACTCACCGGCGACGACAACGGGTTCGAGGTCACCGACGCCGACTTCGACACCCTCGCCGCGGCCATCAAGGCAGCCCTCACCGCGCTTCTGGCGCGCCAGGAGGGAGTCATCGTCGCCCGGATCCACGCCCCGAAGATCCGCAAGCACACGCGGTTCTGGGAGCCGGAGAACGAGAACGACACCCGCGGCGGCGACGCCAACCTCGACGAGGACCGCGTCGTCAGCGCGGCCCGCTGGGCGGAGGAGACCACCAACACCCTGACCCCGATCCTGCAGCAGGCCGCGGCCGCCACCGCTCGCAAGCTGAGCAAGGCAGTCACCGGCACCGAAACGGTGCCCCCGGCCGCCGTCGCGCCCGCGCTCGTCACCGCGGCGCACGCCGGTGAAGCGATGACCGCGTTCCTCACCGAACTCGCCGTCGTGCTGCACCAGGCCCAGGCCGATCCGAACCTCGACCTCGACACGCTGAAGCACGTGGTCGGCGGCTTCTACAACTCGGCCGGCCCCGACCTCGCGGCCCGGGTCGCGGAGACCTGCGCCGTCTCGACCATCAACGGGGCCGCGGACGCCGCAGCAGAGAACGCCGGGCCCGGAGTCGTCCGGACGTGGATCACTCGCCAGGACGACCGCGTACGGCCCGCGCACCGCGCCCTCCAGGGCAAGACGCTGCCCGTCGGCACGCCGTACGAGATCGACGGCGCCCAGCTCCGCTACCCCGGCGACCCGTTCGCTCCGCTCGCCCTGACGATCAACTGCCGTTGCCGTCTCCACTACGCCACAGACGAGGACGTGAACTGACCTGAACACCTACCCCGCGGCCCTGCTGCGCGTGATCGACGGCGACACCCTCGACGTCGACCTCGACCTCGGCTTCACGATCCGCTCTCGGCAGCGCCTGCGCCTGCTGGGCCTCAACGCGCCGGAGAAGAACACCCCGGAGGGCAAGACCGCCAAGGCGTGGGTGAGTGACTGGCTCACCGAGCACGGCCCCGACCTGGTGGTCGAGACCCACGCCCGGGAGAAGTACGGCCGCTGGCTGGCCACGGTCACCGGCCAGGACGGCGCCTGCCTGAACACCGCACTCCTCGAAGCCGGCCAAGCCGCCCCGTACGACGGCCACGGCCCCCGCCCCCTCCCCGAACCCAAGGAGTAACCGCCATGTGGGCAGCCATCTGGATCGCCTGGACCACCGTCTTCGCCATCGCCGAGGCCATCGCCCTCGCCAACAAGAAGGACGAGGACACCCTCTCGGAGAACGTCCGCCGCCTGTTCCGCACGAGAACCAGCAAGGCGGGCCGGGCCATATTCGCGGCCGCCTGGTTCGGATTCAGCGGCTGGTTCGCGCTGCACATCCTGACGGAGACGATGTAACCAGCGGGTGGGGGCCGCTTGCCCAATTGGGCAAGAACGATCTTGGAGTATGGCGCGGCCATCACCACGCGACGCTAACCGCGCGCGATGTGCATGGTCCGCGCCATGCTGAATCGCCCCGCTGCTGCGCACGCTGAGTTGCAGGACCTGAGTGACGGTCTCGAGGTCAAGGCCGCCCGCCGTTGGAACCCCGCCCTGCATCCTCGCGACAGCAAGGGCCGATTTATCGAGACCGGCGGCATCGTCCGCCTGTGGGGAGGCGACCTCGCGCGCGTCATGCGCGCCCTGCCCAACGACCGCATCCTCGTGCAGGACCAGACCGGCCCGAACGAGTTCAACGGCCGCAGGCACACCACCAGCGCCAAGTGGGTGTCCATGGTGGCCCGCCCCGACGGCTCCGCGCCCACTGACAACGAGCACAAGGTCGAGGCGGAGGACGAGAAGCGGGACAAGGACGCCCGGCGCGGCAACGGCGTTGTCCACGACGACGCCGGCGACCCCGACACCCCCAACGACGCTCACCCCGTCGACGACCGCGGCCGCCCGATCGGCGAGGACGACCACCCCGTCGGGCCCCGCGAGAACGACGACCAGGACGAGCCCGAGCACGGCAGGCACCCGGTCAACGTCCGCGCCCTGCCCAACGAACCCACTTCGGGCGGCAGCCGCTTCCAGGACACGGCGGCAGTCCGTCAGCACTTCCTCGACCTGGCCGACCGGCCCGACACCCGGCCGGAGATGGCGCAGTTCCTGCGCTCCGTCGCCACTGACGACGACCTGCGTATCGCGGGGGACCTGGCCGTCCTCCGCGACGACTCCACCGGCCGCTGGTACCTGACGGCGACCGGCACCGGTCAGCGCATGGACCTTGCCGGGGACTTCGCCACCCCCGACGAGGCCAGTGAGTTCGCCCGCCACCTCCGGACCACCGCCCCGACCAAGGGCGCTGCGATCCGCGCGTTTGCTCGGGGATTCGACTTCTCCAACCCCGACCTTGACGCCGAGGCGCGCACCTGGCGCTCGGACAGGGACGAGAACATCGCGACCGCCATCAAGCGGGCCCGCGGGGAGTTCGACGCCTCCCGCCCCAATCCCGACACGGCCCACGCCCCGCACCCGGACGCTGGTACGCCGGAGACGGTCAGCCGAGACCAGCTCCAGCCTGGTGACCGCGTCAGGGTGACCGTGGGCCGCGGTGACATCGAGTGGCCGGACAGCACCCGCGGCCAGGACAAGCCGGAGACGGTCACCGTCGAGGGCACCGTCGCGCCCACCTACCGGCCCGGCCCGGGAACCCAGGGCGCGCCCCTCGTCGACGTCACCCTGACCCGCCCGGACGGCGTCGTGATGGCATCCAACGACTCCGCCCACGTCCGGCGGATGCCCAGCCAGGCGGACCGGCTCGGGCACACGGACGGCCACGCCCCGGAGGAACGGCGCGCCGACCACGTCCGCGTCGGAGACGTCATCTCCCGCGGCAACTTCGGGCACGTCGTCACCCGGATCAACCGCCACCAGGGCGGCCGGACCTTCACGACCCGCAACCTCGGCGGCCGCGGCGAGGTCGACCAGTTCGGTACGCGCCCCGACGCCATGCTGTCCGTCGTCCCGCGCGGCAGCCGCCGACCGGAGGACGTCCTGCGCGACGTCCCCAGCCACACGCAGCAGCACCCGAACAGCACGGATGCCCGCGGTGCGGCCAGGATGATCGTCCGGGACTGGGGCCGGGTCAACGAGCTCGCCGGGCAGCAGTGGCCGGACGGGGCGCCGGACGAGTTCCGCACCCTGGCCCAGCACATGCAGAACGTCACGGAGGACCCCAAGGGCCCCGAGGGCTACCAGCAGAACGCCGACGCGATGCGCGGCGCCCTGGACGTCCTCCACGGGCTGGACTCCGACAACGTCAGCCAGGACATGGCGCGCTCCCTTCACCGGCTCGAGGAGGGCCTGGACTACAACGCCGACCGGTTCGAGGCCGACGCCCGCGCGATCCAGGCCCGCAGGGCGGCCGCGGCCGCGAACGCCCCGGACGCCAACGCGCCCGAGACCAACGCGCCCGCGAGCCCGGAGCCTGCCGGCGAACCGCTGCAGCACGATTGGTCCCCCGACAACCTGGTCACCCTGACCATGCCGGAGGCGCTCGCGGACTTCCTCAACGTGGACGAAACCGCGGCGATGGAGGACCCCGACACCCGTAAGGCACTCACCGAAGCCGTCCGCGGCCGCAACGGCACGCTGAAGGTCACCGCGCCGATCGAGACGCACCGGGCCCTGCTCGAGTGGGCGTGGACGCTCGCGGGCGGTGAAGGACTGGACTCCGACCCGAAGGAGGTCCGGGCCCACCGCAACTACACCAAGCGCGTTGACGAGGCCGCGGCCAAGCTGGAGGAGGCCCGCGCGGCGAAGCCGGACGGCGACGCCCCAGACGCGAACGTTCCCACCCCGGACGCCGGTGGCAGCACGCCGGATGCACCGTCGGCCAACGCCCCGGACGCCGGCCAGGGCACCCCGGACGCTGGCACCCCGGACACGGTCACCATGTCGCCCGACGAGGTGAACGCGCCCGCGGCCGCGGCGCACGGAGCGAAGGCCCCGTCGTCGATGGACGACGGCGAGATCCGCGACGAGATCGTCTCCCTGATGGAGCGGGAGATGGCCAACGGCGGGGAGCTGTCGGGAGTCGACCGCACCCGCCTCCAGGTCCTCGAGGCGGAGGAGGCCCGCCGCGCCGGCCGTGCGCCGAAGCGCGAGGACAAGCCGAAGCCGAAGCCCGCGGAGGAGCCCGGCGGTCTGTTCGACGTCGCCCCCGACGAGCAGCAGCGGTTCGTTGCCGACCCGAACAACCCGGACGACCTGGCGGACGACCCGCTGGGCACGCCGGACATGTTCGCCGACCACGAAGGCCGCGACACGTCCCGGCTGCGGCCCCCGCAGTCCCGCAAGCCTGCCGACTTCAAGCCCGGCGACCGGTTCGTCGACACCGACGGGCGCACCCACACCGTGCGGGACGAGCCGATCCGGACCCCGCGCGGCCGCATCCGCGTCGTCGACGAGGACGGTGGGGAGCACTTCCTCGCGCCGGACAAGGAACTGCGCGTCCTGCACGAGGACGAGACCGCCCCCGAAGTGCCGGAGACCAACACCCCCGAAGCGAACGCGCCGGAGGGCGACGCCCCGTCCTCGGACGCCCCGGACACCAACACCCCGGGCGCCGACGCCGCCGACACCCCTGACGCCAACGCGCCCGAGGGAGACACCCCCGGCACCCCGGACGACTCCGTCGCCCCGCCTGCCCCGATCGGGGAGGCGTCCCCGGCGAGCATGAGCGACGAGGACATCGACGCCGAGCTCGAGGCGCTGCAGGCGTGGCAGAACCGGCACGTCTCGAGCAGCGGGGAAGGCCCGCGCGTTCAGGGCAGTCGCATGCTCGCGCTCTCACCAGTCGGCAGCCGCCGCGGCGACCTGTGGCAGGAGCAGCGCAACCGCGAGACGGCCCGCAAGGACAAGGAACGGAAGGAGAAGGAGAAGCAGGACCGGGCCGCGGCACTCGCCCGTGCCGAGATCGGCAACCGCTCCGCTGACGGCTCGTACCCGGTGGCCGTCGACGGCGACGACGCCGGCAGCGTCAGCCAGACCGCCCGCAAGTGGCAGTACACAGACGCCGAAGGCCGCCGGTCTCCCGACTTCTACCCGAGCCGCGCCCAGGCCGTGGCCGCGCTCGTCCAGAGCCGCGACGTCCGCCGGAACAACGACGCCGAGCACGCTCGCCAGGACCAGGCGCGCACGCAGACGCCGAACGGCTGGACTCTCGGCGACCGCGCCGACGTGGCCGAGAACGACATCATCCGTATCCCCCGGATGGGCCGTGACCGGGACGGCAGGCCGTACCCCGAGGGCTGGGGGCAGCCGGTCCGCGTTACCGGCGTGGAGCACCAGGACGACGGCACGACGATCGTCCGCTTCAGCAACCCCGACGGCTCGCACGCCTGGGGCAGCCCCCTGTTCCTGCGGGGCCCCGACGACACGTTCGCGTGGGCCAACGACCGCACCCGCCCGGAGCCGACCCCGGCATGGCGGCATGAGCTCCGTCCCCGGATGGCCGACATCGGCGACGACGTCGCCACCCTGCTGAACCACGCCGATGGGATCGACGACCAGGACCAGGAGCGGATGCGGCGCCTGGGCGAGCTGATCCGCCGCGTCGAGGACGGCGACACCGAGGATCTGCAGGCAGACCTCCGCAAGATCCGCGACGAGGCCGCGTGGCTCGAGGAGCAGTTCAGCCGCGAGGACCTGCCGTTCGAGACGCGCCGGTACAAGTCGTGGGCGGTGGCCGCGCACGGCAAGGCTCAGCGGGCCCTCGACCACCCGGACTTCCAGCACGGCAGCACGACGGACGCTCCCACCGCGCCCGACGCGAACGCGCCCGAGGGCGGGGTTCCGGGAACGCCGAGCACGGGCCCCGAGCTGCCCGACGAGTTTGCCGCGGTGCGGCAGCGCTACGGCGGCGACATGGTGCCCGCGTCCGAGATCCAGCGCGGGGACTGGGTGCACACCGTCTCGCGTGACCCCGTCTACAACGAGCCGATGCACATGGTGGGGCGCGTCGTCGACGTCACCCCCGTACTCAGCAACGGGCAGGTCCGCATCGAGGTCGAGGCGCACGTCAAGCTCAACGGCAAGGACACCGTGCGGACCGAGTTCGCGATGATCCCCGCCACCGATCTGGCGGAGCGGCTCCCGGAGGGCAACCCCGGACGAGAGGACTCCTCCGACCTGGCGCGCCGGATCGAGGGCGATTTCGAGCGGCACCATGCGTCCAAGGTGCCGGTACCGGAGGGCTGGCAGGCCGTTGACGGCTCTCAGATCCAGCCCCGCCCCGGCGACCGCTACCGGATCGTCGCGCGCAGGGGCGGCGGCTCGGGCCCCCACGCGGGTAAAGAGCACATGAACGTCACGGTGGAACGCCCGGCCGAGCGAGAGGGCTACTGGCGCGTCAAGGGCCAGCCGCTGAGCTTCCGCCCGAGCGACATCGTGGCCATCCCCGACGACGCCGGAGCGCAGCACAGGGACGACGCACCCGACGCCAACCTGCCGAACGCCGACGCCCCGAACGCGGACGCTCCGAACGTCGACGACCGCGCCACCCGTGCCCGGGACCTGTTCGGCGAGGGCATGAACGCCGTGGGCGGCGACTCCCTGCCGGAGATGCAGGAGCTCAACGACCGTCTCGGCCGCGCTGACTCCGCGGACGACCGGGACGCGGAACTCGGTGACATCGCCGACCGCATGGACGAGCTCGCCGACCAGTACGGGCTCGCAGGCCCCCAGGGCGAGCTCGCCGCCGACCGGTTCCGCCGTGCTGCGCGTGCAGCCCGCGGCGAGCAGGACGACCGCGACAACCACGGAGGCGACGACCACAGCAACGCTCACGCAGACGGCGACCGCAGCACCGACGGCGCGTCCAACGACGGCCAGAACGACGGCAGCAGCAACGACACGACGGACGGAGGCACCCCCGACGGTGAGGACCGCGGGCAGCAGCGGGACGACCAGACGGCCCCGGCCGGCGACAGCGCCGACGAGCCGAACCAGGACGACAACCAGGGCGAGCCGAACCCCGACGACACCCAGACCCCCGGCGACGACCAGGGCCAGCCGGACAACGAGGACGAGCAGCGCCAGGACGACCAGGACAACGGCCGGCAGCGCAACGACACGAACCCGGACGGGGCCGCCCCCGACGGCGCCCCCGACGGTGGCGGAGCAGGCGCGCCCGACTCCAGCGACGACAGCAACAACTCGAACGACGACAACGGCGACGGCCCCGACCACGCGAACGACGAAGAGGACGCCCCGAACCCGGACGAGGAGAACCAGGACGACGAGGAGCGCCGCCGGAAGCGCCGGCGTCGCCGCAACAACCGCGGGGGCGGTACCGGTGGCCCCGGCGGGGGCGGACCGGGCGGCCCTGGCCTGCCGCACCTGAGCCTGCCGGACCTCAACGTCCCTGCCGGAACGGGCGGAGGCGGAGACGGTGGCGACGGCAGTCACGGCGATGGCCACCACCCGCGTACGCCGCACAGCCCTCGTCCGCACGACGTGGACTCCCTGCGGAACGCCTGGCGATCCGGTGAGGGACTCACCGCGGGCGAGGACACCCCCGAGCGGCGCGCCCATCTCGCCGCCCTGGCGGACCGGGAGGGCCTCGCCCTGTCCCCCCAGGGCGGAATCGCCCTGTACCCCGAGCAGCAGGACGACGGCACCACCGTGTGGCGCTTCGCGCAGGCCCGCAACGGCTCGAACCTGCCCGGCATCACCCTGACTACCGACGATCCCGAGGAAGCGCGCGCGCTTGCGGGCCGGTTCGAGGAGATCACCGACGCCAACGGTGACCCCTTCGACTGGCACCAGCCGCAGGGGCCGGCCAGCGTCGCCGCGTGGCGCGACGGCGAAGGCCGCACTCTGCCCCAGGCCATCCGTGCGGTGCAGGACGACTACCAGCAGGAGCGCGCCGGAGCGTTCAACCTGCCCGAGGACCTCACGGGCATGGACGACGCCGACCTCGAGGCCGCCATGCGTCAGGGCCTCGGCCCGGAGGACGAGCTCCGCGTCATGGCGGAGATGGACCGCCGCGACGGCTACGTCGACGAGCGGGTCCGTGCCGCCGCGCAGGCCACACCGCCGGCGAACGCCGACGAGGCGGAGCGCGAAGGCCGCGCCATGGACGAGGCACTTCGGTTCGGCGACACGGACGTCACGCAGCCTGCTCCGGCCACCCCCGGACGTCTGCGCCGTGAGTTCGACGCCCTCGACGAGGAGCGGTTCCAGGCCGCCATGCAGGCCACCGGCGGGCGGATGCTCAGCCCCGAGGCCGAGGCCCAGGGCATCGACCCGCGCGCCCTGTTCTCCGGTGGCAAGTACAGCAACAAGCAGGCGAAGGCACTGGCCTCGCCCGAGCTGAAGCACTGGTTCGACGGCGACGACACCACCCCCGGCAACGGCCGACTCACCTACCCGCAGTACCGGGCGCGGGAGGCCGACCGTGCTCTGCGCGCAGAGTTCGCCGACTGGGACGAGGCCCGCTACCGGCAGGCCGTGGACTTCACGAACGGCTACTTCTTCCGCCGGGAGTACAAGTTCGGCGGCACCGACTTCAACGAGCGGGAACTGTTCTCCGGCGGCAGCCTGAGCGCCCGAGACCGGTGGAGGCAGTACGCCAGCGACGAATTGCAGGAGTGGTACGACCTCAACGGCGGCCGCCAGACCTTCGCCCAGTTCCGCGAGGCCCGCCGCGCCAACGACCGCGCCGAGCGGCACCAGCACGAGGAGGAGGAGCTGCAGCGCGCCGCCGGGGGCACCCCCGAAGGCGGAGCCCCCGACGGGGTGGCACCCCTCACCGACGACGACGTCACCCCGGCGCCGCCCTTCAACGCTGCGACCCCCGAGAGCGAGGCCGACGCCGCGTTCCGCTTCGGCGGCCGCGACCGTATGCAGGAGTTCGCCGACCGGGCCGAGGTGCGCCCGGACGGGGCCACCTCCGAAGGCGTGTGGCTCGACGGCAGGCAGATCGGCACCATCCGGAGCGTCAACGGCGGCAATGGCGACGGGGAACCGGTCTGGGACGCCAGCCCGTTCTACGGCCTGGACCACTCGGCCAACAGCCGTTCCCAGAGCCGGGACACGGCCATCGCCAACCTGGTCGCCCGCGCCCTGCAGAACGGCCCCGCGGACTCCTCGAACCCGAACGAGGACATGTGGGACTCGGTGACCCTGCACCTGGCAGGCCTCACCCACCCGCTGCCCGAGCTGCCGGAGTCCCTCCGTAACGACCCGGAGGCGCGCGCCCGGTACGACCGGCTGTCCAGCATGGTCGACTCCTTCCGGGACCAGCAGTCGCCCACCGGCGACCTGCGCCAGGACCTGACGCAGGCTCGCGACGACTTCGCGTGGCTGCACGACGCCCTCGAGGGGCGGGCGCGTACCCAGCAGCAGCGCGAGGAGCTGTCCGACCTCAAGACCCGCACCTTCTGGGCGGACCGTCTCCAGCAGGGTCTCGGCGAGCCGGACAGCGGCCCGGAACGCCCCCACGCCCCCGGCGAGCCGCAGGGCGACGGAGATGCCCCGGCCCCGGCGGCGCCGACGCCGGAGCCGGTAAACGCCCCGGACGACACCGTCGATCCGTCGGCGACGCCCGAACCTACGCCGGAGCCGGACCCGGACCCGATCAGCGGCCAGCCCGCGCACTGGGCCCGCGTTGGGGACCTGCAGCAGGGCGACATGGTCCGCATGAACGGCACCACCAGGAGGGGCCGGCCGGTCCAGCGCGCCGGATACGTGCAGACCACTCCGCAGTTGGTCGACGTCACCCGCCGCGGCCGCACCGACCAGATGTGGCGTACCTGGGTCACCGAGAACCCGGACGGCACCGGCGCGGCCGGGAACGTCTACACGTCCGCCAACGCCACCGCGGCGCGCGCCGAGGCGCCGGACAACGTCGTGCCCGGGTCCCCGGTCAGCGGCGCCCAGGCATCGCTGCGCTCGGGTGACCTGCCCGACCAGATCCCGGCCGACCGTGACGGCAACGGCCTGTTTCCCGGCAGCACCGTCCGCGGCACCGACGACCGGGAAGGCACCGTCACCGGCGCTGCTCCCACCACCGTGTCGGTGCACTGGTCCGACGGCAACGACGACGACGCGCTCCCGGCGACCACGCTGACCGTGACCAACGGCCAGCGCCCCGACGGCTGGACCGCCGACGGGCACCGGGTGACCACGCAGAACATCGTCAGCGACAGTGACGGCGCCCTCCTCGGCCCCGTCGACGACGTCGACGGAGACAACGTCACCGTCCACACGGCCGACGGCACCATCACCCGCAGCGCGGGCGACCTCCGCGTCACCGGCCAGGTGCGCGACGACGAGCCCGCGACCGCACCGGTGACCGGCATCGACGAGCCCGCGGCCGCGGACCTCAAGGACGGCGACGTCGTCGTCCTGGACCTCGACGGCCAGCTCTCTACCGTCGCGATCACCAGCCCGCCCCACCGGGACGGCGACCGCGTCACCCTGCAGTACGCCGACACCACCACCGGCGAGATGGGCGAGATCGACGTCGACGCCCGCGCGGTCCTCCCGCGCGCCCAGGGCCCGGACGGTGGCGCCCCGGACCTCGGCCCGGACAACGCGCCGGAGCCGGCCGACGACCTGACCGTGCACCCGACCCCGCGCACCGTGGACCCGGTGACCGGCCCGACCGTCGACCCGGAGCTCGACTCGAGCGACCGGAACGTCATCGGCGACCACGCCGACGGCCCGGACACCGACCCGGACGCCCACCAGGCGGCCGTGCGCATCACCAGCGACCTGCCCGTCACCCCGGAGCAGGCGCAGGCCCTGGCGACGCAACTGCGCTCCGCCGCGGACCCGTCGACGCCGGAGGGCCGTGCCGCACTACGCGCCGCGGACCACCTCGACCGGGCTGCCGGCCGGACCCCGCCCGCGGGCCTGGACCGGCCCCGGGCGTCGAACGCCGCGCAGATCGGTGAGGGCGACCTGGTGGCCATGCCGGACGAGCGCCACGGCAACGAGGTGCGTGTCTTCCGCGTCATCGACGCCGAGGACGGCCCCGGAGGCGTGCGCAGCTTCCTCCTGGAGGACGAGAACCAGCAGTGGCGGCGCCGCGTCGTCCACGGGGCCATGCCCGTGTGGCAGCTCCCCGAGGCCGAGCCGGAGCCCGTCAACCCGCCCGACGTCGACGACACCGACGGCGCCCCGGACCCCGCGGGCGACCCCGGATTCGGTATCCCCGGCGGCCCGATGCGCCGGGCTGGAGACGGCCCCGCCGCCCCGGCCGCCCCGACGACCACCGCCGCGCCGGACGACTCGAGCACGCCGGACAGCCCGAGCACGCCTGACGAGCCCACGGCGCCCGTCGCCCAGGTCCGCCCGGGAAGCCTGCGCCGCGGCGACGTCATCGACGCGCCCGTGAGCCGGACCGGTTACCAGTTCAACGGCCACCGGCGGCTGACCATCATCAGCGAGCCGCAGCGCAACGGCTGGTGGATGCAGCTCACCGGCGTCGACGAGGACGGCAACGTCCACGACTTCGGGCTGCACAACGGCCGCGCCGTGAACGTCTACGACAGGAACCGGCCCACCCCGGCTCTGCCCCCGGCCGGTACGCCCCGCGACCCCAACCAGGTGCCGCAGACCGACCTCAACCAGCTCGTCACCGACCACGGCCGCGCCCACGCCGCCCGCATCATCGACGAGGCCATCGCAGGCACGGAGCCGCCCGGCGACATCCACGCCCTGCGTGAGGGCATCGCCCAGCGCCTCACCCCGGACGCCCTGGCCAACGCCCGCCAGGCGACCCGCCAGGACGGCATCGCTGCCCTCGACGCCGCGGGCATTACCGGCCGGGACCGGGCGAGCGCCCAGCGCCGCCTGCGCACCACCCGCAACCGGGCCCACGACGACACCGTGCGCGCGGCCCTGCGGACCATCAACGACCTCGAGCCGCTCGATGGGGAGAGTAACGAGGACCTGGCGGCCCGCGCCCGGGACCTGCTGCGCCTCATCCCGGACCAGGTCGCCGGCCGCCCGGACGCCGACCCCGACGCCGACCCGGACGTCACCCGGGCTGTGACGGGACACGCGGACGCCGCGGTGAACGCTCTCCTGCAGCAGCTCCAGGCCGCGGGCGTGGACCCGGGCGACGCCGAGCGGATCGCCCGCATCCTCACCCAGCAGATGGCCGGTTCCCGGCAGGCCACGGCCCGCCGGATCGCGCGCCGGGTCGCCGCGGCGAACCCCGACGCGGGACAGCAGTCGGGCCTCCTCGCCCGGATCGTCGCCGCCCTGGTCCGACTGGCCAAGCGGTTCGGGGAGCTGGTGAAGCAAGGCGCCCGCGCAATCGCCGAGAAGTACCGGGACACCCGCGATCGGCTGGCCCGCCTGCGTGCCTTCCTGGGTCGCATGGTGCGCCGTGTCCGGCAGTGGCCGGAGTCCCGCCGCCTGGCCCGTCTGCACCGCGCGGTGAACCTGCCGGCCGCGGACGGCGAGTCGCTGGCCGCACGGATCAGCCACTGGGCCGGACTCATGCCGGAGCCGGGCCGGTTCGGGCAGGCGCAGCGGCGCCTCACGTTCTGGCGGCCGACCACGTGGGCGCGCCTCGCGTCCGGTCGTCTCCCGGACCGGTCGGACCGGATCCAGTGGACCCCGGACCGTGCGGCCGACGGCGGCCCCGGCCTGACCGGGCTCCGCCACATGGCGGCCCTGCGGATGGCCGGCCAAGACGTCGACACCGACGTGACCCGTCGTCTGTCCGCCGCTCTCGGCGACGACTTCGGGGACGACCCGCACGCCACGCTGCAGCACGCCGACGACTACGTGGCCGCGAGCGAGCGCCGTCTGGTCAACCTGCAAGCGGCCCGCAGCAGTGCGACCATTCCGGACGACCCCGACCTGGACATCGAGATCACGGCCGCCCGCTCCGAGCTCGCGGCCGCCCGCCGGGAGTACTCGGACCTGCGGGACCGGTACGCCGCCGCGGTGCCCGACGCCGTGGCCGCGTCCCTGGCCGACATCCGCGACATGGGCCCCGAGGGCAACTCCGCGATCGTGTTCGGCCCGGACACCGACCCGGACGCCGAACGGGCCGTGCGAGGCGTTCAGCGGCTCATCCCCCGGTCGTGGCTCAACACCCCCGAGGCGCGCCGCTTGACGGCCGTGGACGGCACCCAGGGCCGGTACGAGCCGGAGGGGCAGCGGGTCACGGTTGCCGACCTGGCCGACGAGGGACTTGGCACGGCCGGGTTCGCCCTGGGCCAGCACTTCGCCGGGCACCTGGGCGACCTCGACGCCGCGCAGCGCGCGTTCCAGTTCAGCCGGACGCACACCGGCCGGCCGGGCGCCCGTCGGATGCAGCGCAGCCCGTGGGACCGGCTCCGGCGACGGCAGCAGACGCAACCGGAGACCGGTGACACCCTCGCGCGATCCATTCAGGCGATGTTCAGTGGCGACTGGTACCAGGACGACGACATGCGCGCGTTCCTCCTGGGCCTGCTCGCCACGCGATAGGAGGCAGCGTGTTCACCGTCACCGGCGCATTCGATGACGGTGCGACCTACACCGTGCAGATCACCGGGCGGGCAGACCGCCCGGTGATCGGGTCGCACCGGGCCGCGGCCCTCGTGGAGCTCCACCTGGGCGAGAAGGTCCTCCTGTCCCCGACCGGCCCCCTGGCGGCCGTTGCCGGGGACGACGGGGCGTCTGTGCTCGCAGTGCTGCGCGAGCACACCAACGTGATCGAGGAGAGCGGCCGCGTACCCCGGCAGGCGAGCGTGCCCGGGAGCTGATCCCGGGCGCTTGCCCAATTGGGCAAGAATGATCTTGGTCAGGGGTGCGGCGGGGTGGCGGCGACACAAGCCGCTCCGCTCGCTCATCCTCCGCCCCGTGACCAGATACGGATTCGCCATCAAGGCTCTCCCCAAGGGCGCCAAGCCTTTCGGGCAGGAAGACGACGAGAACGAGGAGACCCCGGGGCTCGAGACATCCAGCCCCGGCGCCTCCGACAGCGACACCTCCCTGGACCCTGCGGACGAGCTGCCCGAGGATCCGACAGCGGCCCCGGCCGCACCCGCCGAGGACCCCACCGCACCCCCGGAGGACCCTTCAGCCTCCCCGGCCGGGGACGCTCCACCGGAGGGAGACGGCACCGGCCAGGAGCCGGCGGACGCCCCGCCGCAGCCCGAAGACGACTCCCGCCCCTGGGCCGGAGACGAGTACAACGAGGGCGACGAGACCGACCCCAACGGCCCCCAGTCGTGGTCTGCGTTCACCGGCAGCAACGGGGAACAGGCTTGGCTCGACAAAGCCCAGGACGGCACACTGACCGGATGGGTGCGGGACTCCAGCGGCCAGGTGTGGCGCTACACCGACCCCGACGCGTGGGCGCTCGACGTCGACGGCGCCCAGATGACGCAGACGCACCACAACGGCGAGGACAACGCCCAGGCGGCCGGGGACGGCACGCAGGGCGGACAGGCCCCGGACGACCGGGGCAAGCAAGACCTGATGTTCGCGGGCCAGTGAGGAGAGTCGAGAGTGCAGCTCAACCGGCAGGCGTTCCAGGACCTGCTCAACGAGGGCAAGGCCGCGTACGCGGCGGGAGACCCCTCCGACTCGTGCCCGTACAACATGTACGGCGCCGACGTGGAGGAGCGGTTCGGATACCGCTACTGGACCCGCGGTTGGGTCATGGCCCGGTCTGAGGCCGAGGCCCAGGCCGCCCAGCCTGTAGGAGCCAGCGCAGGACAGTAAGGCACTCCACTCGGCACGGTGCCCGGCGGCCCACTGTCCACCGCCGGAGGTTCCCCGCCGTGCCGAGCGCTGCTCCACCCACCAGATCCACCCGTCCCAGCACCACCCAGCGAGGCACCAGCCGGGCAATCTACGCCGTGACGGGCGTGGTCGACGAGGTCGAGGACCTCATCCTGCCTGGTGCTTTCACCCGCACCCTGGCTTCACGGCCCGTCAAGTCCGTGTGGCATCACGGGTGGAAGGACCCTGTCGGCGTCGTCCTCGAGTGCGAGGAGTGGATGCCCGGGGACGTCCGATTCAAGAGCATCCCCGACTGGCCGCCCGAGGCCGGCGCGCTCGTCGCCACCGTGCTCTACAACCTGCGCACACAGCAGGGCCGCGACGCCTACGAGCAGGTCAAACAGTGGCATGAGCACAAGCAGGCCGCGTTCTCCATCGGCTTCCGCGTCCCCGAGTGGGGCGCCACCATGCGCAACAAGACCCGCATCATTCACGACATGGACCTGTTCGAGGTCTCGCCCGTGCTGCACGGAGCGCACCCGATGACCCGCAGCCTCGAGGTGAAGTCCGCCGCCGGCAGCGGGCACGACGGGCTCGAGTACAAGTCCACGCCCGGCACCGCGGAGATCGACGTCGTCGCCCCGAAGGACGACACCGCCATCAAGGTCGCCGGCCTGGTCGTCAAGGCCGCCGACACCGGCCGCGTCCTGATGATCCAGCGCGCGCTCGACGACGAGGACCCGGCCGCGGGTACGTGGGAGTTCCCCGGCGGGCATGGAGAGGACGACGAGGACCCGCTGCAGACCGCGATCCGCGAGTGGGGTGAGGAGACCGGCTCGACGCTCCCCGGCACCGCCAGCGTCGTCGGATCCTGGACGGCCCCGAACGGCATCTACCGGCTCTACGTGGCCGTGGTCCCGACCGAGGCGTCCGTGCCGATCAACACTCCGCACGACGAACGCCGGATCGCCAACCCGGACGACCCGGACGGCGACGCAACCGAGGTCACCGCCTGGTGGCCGATCACGGCCCTACCCGACATGCCGCTCCTGCGGCAGGAGTGCCGCGAAACCCCGTGGGACCTCCTGGCCGGCGCCGCCCTGCCGAAGCCCTCCGGGCCGAGCCTCGACCCCGTGAAGGTCGCGGCCGGGACCGTCGCCGCCCAAGACTTCGCCGACGGCGTGCTGTCCCGCTACCGGGCCCTGGCCGCCGCCGAGAAGAAGTCCGCGCACGCCGCGGTGCAGGGCGCTCGTACGCGGCCGCACCTCGAGCACAAGTCCGCCCGGGTCATCGTCTCCGAGGCCAAGGCCGCCGGCGGCGCGGACCAGAACCGCGGGGACGCCGAGCAGTTGCGGCACTGGTACGTCCGCGGTGAGGGCGCAGCTCAAATCGGCTGGGGCACTCCCGGCGACTTCGACCGCTGCGTGTCCATCGCCGGACGCCACATGAGCCCGGAGAACGCCAAGGGTTACTGCAATCTCCGCCACAAGGACGCCCTGGGCATCTACCCCGCCACCCACGCGGCCGAGAGCAAGAGCGCTCGCCGCGCGGTCCTCGAAGCCAAAGCACTCAGCGCCAGCACTGGAGACCCCATGGACCCGATCCAGCCCCTGCCCCAGTCGTTCGAGCAGATTCGCGACCGCCTCGGCCAGGCCGTCCGCGTGCTGCTCGCTCCCGATGACGACACCTGGGCGTGCATCCACGGCACCTACCCGGACCACGTCATCGCCTCGGTGCACTCCGGCGAAGAGGGAGAGGAGCACTACCTGGTGCCGTACACCCTCGACGGCGACGACGTGACCCTGGGCACGCCGAAGCCGGTCACGCTGGCCACCGTCGTCGTCTCCGACGAGGACGACGACGAGCCGCGCGAGGCCGACGAGGACGAGGAGGCCGAAGCCCGCGTCGTCCAGCCCACGGTCGACGCACTCAGCGACGCGACCGCGCGGATCAGCACCACCACCGCGGGCCCGAAGCAGCTCCAGGGAGTCCGAGACAAGGTCCGCGACCTGATCGCCGCCCTGTCGGCGAAGGGACTCGACGTCGCCGACGCACAGCCCGCGCGCCGGATGGGGCTGGACCTGTGGGAGGAGGACGACGAAGAGACGCCCGACGACACCGGGGACGGCGAGCCCGAGGGCGACCCCGCGGGCGACGACCCGGACGGCGACCAGGACGACCCGACCCTCAAGTCGGACGACGACACCGTCCGCCTGGACCCCGAAGAAGTGAAGGCCGCACTCGCCGCACTGCGGAGCTGAGTTGCACCCCCGCGACCACTCCACCCCGCCGGCCCCGCTCTACCGCAGTTAACAAAACCGCAGGTCAAACCCCATGCGCTGCCCGCTCTTGACGTCTCGAGCGGGCAGCGCGCGACGTTAACCCCCCTCTCCCACTTTCATCCCGCCTCGCGTTGAGGCGTCCCGGTGCTGGCCGGGCGAACGGCGCACGTCAACCGCCACCCCAGCATCAGGGAGAGCCCCGCAATGCCCACCAGCCGTATCCAGGAGCTGCAGAAGGCGCTCGAGCTCAAGAGCAACGAGGCCGAGCGCATCAGCCAGAGTTTCAAGGTCGAGGACGGCGGTCAGTTCGTCGTCTCCAGCGAGCAGGCGAAGGCCTTCAAGAAGGTCTCCGGCGAGGCGCAGGAGATCAAGGCGCTCATCGACGCCGAGCAGGGCCTGACCGAGATCAAGCAGTACCTCGACGCCCCGGACGCCCCGCCGGCCGCGGCCGCGCACTACGCCCAGCGTCACATGGGCGTCGAGGAGAAGTCCCTCGGCGACCTGTTCGTCGAGTCCAGCTCCTTCCAGCGCGCCACGCAGGCCGAGTTCCGTGACAAGCCGTACATCCGCGCCGACATCGAGGGAAAGAGCATCTTCTCCCTGTCGGCCGGCACCGTGACCCACCAGGTCCTCGGCTCCGCGCAGAACCTCGGCATCGCCGAGCGCCCGTTCCGCAAGTTCCACATCCGCGACCTCTTCCCGAAGTCGACGACCAAGAACCCGGTCCTGTACGGCGCACGTGAGACCGGCTGGACCAACTCCGCCCGCCAGGTCAAGGAGCGGTACGCCGCGGACGGCGTCTCGCCGGCCACCGGGGCGGACACCGACACCTGGGGTCGGGCCCCGCGGTCCAAGCTGACCCTGACGCCGGTGATGTACCCGGTCGCAGAGGTCGCCCACCTCCTGGACGCGCACAAGAACATCCTGTCCGACGAGCCACGCCTGAAGACCTTCATCAACACGCGCATGGTCGAGGGCGTCAAGTACGCGGAGGACTGGGACCTCCTGCACTCCGTCGGCGACGGCCAGTCCCTCACCGGCATCTACAACACCCCCGGCGTCCAGCAGTACACGGGCCTCGCGGCCGACCAGTACTCCGTCCAGATCCGCCGCGCCATCACCAAGGCGCTGCTGGCCGAGTACGACCCGACCGGCATCGTCCTGTCGCCCACGATGTGGGAGCACGTCGAGGTCGAGGAGGACAAGAACGGCGCCTTCCGCGTCGCCATCGCCGTCGCCATCGGCGCCGAAAAGAAGGTCTGGAGGCTGAACGTCGTCGAGACGACCGCGATGGCCGACACCGACTTCCTGATCGGCGCCTTCGGCCTCGGCGCGCAGCTCCACGACCGCGAGAACGTCTCCGTGACCGTCTCCTCGGAGAACGCGGACAACTACGAGAAGGGCCTCATCACCTTCCGTGCCGACGAGCGCCTGGCGCTCGAGGTCCCCCGGCCGGAGAGCTTCGTCATCGGCACCTGGACCCAGCCGACCGGCTGATCCACGCCGCAGTGAGGGGGTGCACCCGGGCACGGGTGCGCCCCCTCCCCCGTACCACCACACGACGACGGAGGACCCTGGTGATCGAGAAGCAACTCACTGGACTCGCGGCAGACCTGGACGCACTCACCAGCGCCCCGGCCGCTCACCGGGGGCCGCGGTGCCATATCGGGCTCCTCCTGGAGGGCGCGGACGCCGACGTGGCCGAGTCGCTGCGCGCCGTCCTGGAGACCACCGTGTCCGCCACGGTCATTGCGGAAGCCCTCGGCCGGCACGGCAACCAGGTCACAGCCTGGACGGTCAACCGGCACCGCAGACGCGGAACCCCCAACGGATGCAGGTGCCCCCGATGAGCCTGAGCACAGAACTGCAGGCGCTCCTCGAGCCGGCCGCCCCGCAGCAGAGCCAGCCCGCCCAGTCGCAGCGCCCGCAGCAGGCCGCGCCCCGCGGCTGGGAGTCCGGGGTGCGATACGAGCCGGGCGGCACGATGGTCGTCACGGCCCCGCCCGCAGACAGCCCGCCCGCCGGAGAGGCCGACTGGCGCGAGCGCGTCGAGGAGATGGGCCTCGCCATCCCCGAGGGCTTCCGCGTCCGCCTGGTCGAGGCCAAGCACGACCCGGCCGCCTGGCACCGTGACGCCCAGGGCGACGACGCCGTCACCCGCGCGGTGTGGCGCTGCAGGTACGTGATCGAACCCGCTGCGCCCGCATGGATGTCCGCCGGCGACGTCGACGCCCTGGTCCGCGACGCGATGCGCCGCCGCCGCAAGGCGCGTCCGGCCGTCGACACCGCGGAGCGCGCCCTGGTGGTGGTGTACGCCGACGCCCAGGCCGGGAAGGTGGGCCGGGACGGAGGTACGCCGGAGCTCATCGCCCGGATCGCCGAGCGGTTCGACCGACTCGACGACCACGTCCGGGACCTGAAGGCCGTGGGCCGCGGCCCGTCCGTCGCCTACTGGGCCGACGCCGGAGACTGTGTCGAAGGCTTCGAGAACACCACGCAGCAGGCGTTCACCAACGACCTGACCTTGACCGAGATGATCCGCGTCCACCGGCGCGTGACCTTCGAGGGCCTGGACCGTCTCGCCGGGAAGTTCGGCCGCGTCGTCGCCGCGACCTGCGGCAGCAACCACGGCCGCGTGCGCCGCGGGAAGGACGCTGTGGGCCCGCCGGTCGACGACTGGGGCATAGAGGTCATGTCCCAGGTGGCAGACGCCTACGCCCGCAACGAGGACGCGTACGGGCACGTCTCGTTCGTGATGCCGGAGCGGTGGCGGGACACCGTGAGCCTGGACGTCGCCGGGAAGATCGTGGGCCTGTCCCACGGCCACCAGTACCCGCGGCCGGAGAAGGCCGGCGACTGGTGGAGGGGCCAGACCTTCGGGCGGCAGCCCGTCGCGGACGCCGACATCCTGATCACGGGGCATTACCACCACTTCCGCACCCAGCAGATGGGCAACGGCAGGCTCTGGATTCAGGCCCCGACTCTCGACAACGGCTCCGACTGGTACGCGGTCCGCTCCGGCGAGGTCTCCACGTCTGGCCTGCTCGTGTTCAGCGTCGGCCCCGAGGGCTGGGACGACCTCCGCATCTTGTGAAGAAGACGTAAAGGAGACCGGAAGTTCACCGTCCGCGGATGACTTCCACACGCCGGTGGCTCCTGACCACCTACAAGGGATCCGACTACGCCAACACCTACAAGTGGACCCTGCCCGCGTGGGCAGGGACCCTCCCCGACGGCCGCAACTACAACACCTGTCCTGGCGCCTCTGTCTGCGCCCCCCTCTGCTACGCCCGGACGGGGACCTACCAGTTCCGCACCGTCAAGGCCGCCCACGAGGCGAACCTGATGATGGTCCTGGACGACCTGCCCGGCTGGGAGGCGGCGATGACCGCCGAGCTCCAGCACAAGCGCTACCGAGGCGGGAAGTTCGTCCGCTGTCACGACGCCGGCGACTTCTTCAGCCCGGAGTACACCGCCGCCTGGATGCGCGTGATGCGCTCCGCCCCCGACGTCACGTTCTACGCGTACACCAAGAGCGTCAGCCTGTTCCGCGAGTGCGTGGAACCGGACCCGCCCGCGAACTTCAAGTGGGTGTACTCCCTCGGCGGCCGCGAGGACCACCTGATCGACCTCGAGACCGAGCGGCACGTCGACGTCTTCCCCGACGAGGAAGCCGTCGAGGCGGCCGGCTACACCTCCCGGGGCGACCTGGGGGACCTGATCTCGATTCTCGGCCCGCAGAAGGTGGGACTGCCCGCCAACAACATCCGCCACCTCAAGACCAAGCAGGGCGGCAAGCGGTTCAGCGAGCTCGAGCGCGAACGGAAGGCGCAGCGCCGCGGGCCCGGCAAGCAGTTCCGCGGCGGGCGCCCGTAGCTACAGGCTCAAGATCGTTCTTGCCCAATTGGGCAAGTGCCCCACCCGGCAGGGCGCGACCGTAACCGTCCGGGTGGGGCACGGTGCCCGCGCCCAACACAGACACGAGAGAGGGGCGTGGAGCATGGGGCTCTACAAGGCGGACGGAAGCCGGATCACGAAGTCGGCGTTCCCTTCCACCACGGCGGGCATCACCGACCCCGAGGTGATCGTCACGCAGGACGTATACGCCACCCGTCACAGCGACGAGGGCAGCTACTACCCCGGCACCAGCAACGACTCGAAGCCCGAGGGGTCCGTTAAGACCCTCGCCTTCAAGGCCGGGCAGGTCGTCCGACAGTCGGCGATCAATGCCCTGTACCCCGCGGCGGTGATCGACAGCATCAGTCCGGCAACCGGTGGTGTCGCCGGAGGCACGGTCGTGACCATCACCGGCAAGAACCTGGACGGTGTCACCTCGGTGACCTTCAACGGAGTCGCGGGCACTGCCCTGAACGTCGTCTCCGCCACGAAGCTGACCGTCACCACGCCGGCCGTCGCGGCAGGCGTGAGGGACGTCGTCCTGGTCGACGACGCGGGCAACACGACCAAGACCGGCGGGTTCACCTACGCCTGACCCGCACCACGAGGGGCGGCTTCCTACCCAGGAGGCCGCCCCCTGTCGTACCGCGCGACACAAGCCGTACCCGACGTGCAGGGTGCGCGCCGTCCGGACCGAACCCCCCGAGAGGGAGCCACCCATGGCAGGCACCACCGCCCGCACCCGCAAGACCACGGCCAAGACCACCGAGGCCGCCCCCGCAGAGGAGACCACCGCCGAGGCTGCTCCCGCGCAGGAGACCGCCCCCGCCGAGACCACCGCCCCGGCGGCCGCCGAGGAGACGACCGCGGCGGCCCCCGCCGAGGAGGCGGCGCCCGTGGCCGAGGACACCCCGGCCGCCGACAGCACCCCGAAGGCGCCCGAGGCTGCCCCGCTCGAGCCTCCGGCCGTCCAGGAAGCCCCGGAGGCGCCTGCAGAGCCCGGCTACGCCAGCCCCACCGAGGTCATCCCCGACGACGCCAACCTGGCCGAGGTGATCATCGACGACGCCACCAAGCAGCCCCCGGCCGACCCGAGCAGCGTGTTCCGACCGCTCACCCCCTACGGCTCCACCCTCGTGTGCACCCTGCGCCTGATCGAGCGGACGCACGTCGGGCCGCACTCCAACCCCATCGAGCGTCTCCTGCAGCCCGCGGGCGCTCAGGTCTCCGAGGGCGTCGCCGCACGCATCCAGGAGCGACTCGACGCCCAGGCCGCCCGGCTCGCCGCCCGCAACGGCGACGACGACTAAGGGGGCGCGGGGTGGTCTTCGACTATGAACCCATGTACGGCGGGGCGCAGTACGACCCCGAACCGGCCGGCGGAGCTGTCAGCCGCCTGGACCTGTACGGCACGGCCGATCGAGGCGGGCCGGTAGTCGCCGCGGCGACGACGGTCACCCGGCTCCGCGCTGGGGTGTACCGGTTCGACCTGCCCGAGGTCCCGCCCGGCCGCTACTGGGGGATGGTCACCTTCACCCCGAACGACGGGGCCCAGCCGGTCAAGGACACGAGTCCGCGCCTGGACCTGCCCATGGGCATGGGCCTCGTCACCTCCCCCGAGGCCGTCGCCGACGAACTCGGTGTCCCCCTGCCCGTCACGCCGGAGCAGCGCGGCGCGCTGGAGACTGCCATCCGCAACGCGCAGGCCGACGTGGTGGGCCACATCAACCGGCCCATCGTGCCGCGGGCACTCACCCTGCGCGCCGTGATGCCGTTCTACACCGGCCGTCTCGACGACGCCGACACCTGGCCCCTGCCTGAGCAGGACGACAACGTCGTGGTGAGCGCCTACCGAGCCAACCCGGATGGCACGTACGACGTCGACTTCCTCATCGGCCTCAACGGGGCCCGCGAGGAGACGATCGTCCGCTACGTCACCGCGGCGGCCGCGGAGTCCGAGCGGCAACGCCCCGGCGGAGTCGGCGCCACCGGCCGCCGGGTGACCTCCGTGAGCGCCGAGGGACAGTCCATCTCCTACGAGAGCGCACCCACCGAAGGACAGGCCGGAGCAGCGCCCACGCTGGCCTCCCTCAACCGGCTGCGCCGCAGCCTGTACCAGCCCCTCAACCGCCCGGCCCGCCCGCCGTGGCCGTACTCCACGTACCGCGGCCGCGGTCGCTGATCCGAAAGGAGCGTCTCCGATGGGCGACCTCTACCAGTCCTACAGCGAGCTGACCGGCGGCCAGATCGAGGGCATCGACTACCAACGGACCTGGCGCACGTCCGAGGTGTCCACGCTGCTGCACCTGGCTATCCACGGGGGCGGCATCGAGACCGGTACCACCGAACTCGCCGATGCGGCCGCGGCCGACATCCACGACTTCTACACCCTGGACGCCTTCAAGGCCGCCGGCAGCAACGGTGACCTGCACATCACGTCGACCCGGTACGACGAGCCGCAGGCCCTCGCCATGGCCGCGGCCGCCACGCACATCGTGTCGTGGCACGGCGCCACGGGCACCACCGCGTTCACCGACCTGGGTGGGCGGGACTCCAACCTCCGCGACCAGATCGGCCAGTGCCTCCGCGACGCGGGGTTCACGGTGCAGCTCGCCACGGAGGAGCTGAACGGGAACGACCCGGCGAACATCTGCAACAAGAACCGGCGCGGCATGGGCGTCCAGCTCGAGATCAGCACCACCCAGCGCGCCGCGTTCTTCGTGGGCGGCGACATGACCCGGGCCAATCGCAAGAACACCACGGCGGCGTTCACCTCGTACGTCGCCGCGGTGAAGCTGGGCATCTCCAAGGCCCTCGTCACGGCCGGGGCGGGCTGACCATGGCTGTCGTCCTCCCGAACGCCGTACTGACCGTGTACGCCCTCGCCCACCCCTGGGGGAGGGACGCCAACGGGGTGCCCGTCCCCCCGAACCCGAACCAGAAGCCGGCCCCGCGCGGCACCTGGCCCGGGTCGGTCCTGCTGCAGGACGACGGCTCATGGTCGGTGCGCCTCGACCCGCGGGCCTGGCCGGTGAAGGACGGCGACACCATCAGCGACGAGACGGGCCGCTCTTGGACGTTGACCGGCTCGCCCCGCAACCACGCGGTGCCCGGCTGCCCTGATGTCGACTACGTCCAGGCAGTCGCCACCCTCAACCCGCCCGAGGTGCTGTGATGGCGGACGCGAAGTTCACGCCGCGCCAGGGTCTCGAGGAGGCCCTGGCCCGGATGCTCGCCCCGTACGTGCAGCGCATCGCGCACCAGGTGGAGATCGAGGCGAAGCGCCTGGCGCCGCCCACCAAGCGGTGGGTGACCGTCGGCGACGACAAGGTCCGCCCCACCCACGTCGCGGCCCAGGGCCAGGAGGTCCCCGGGAACCTGCGCTTCACGATCAACTCCATGCGTTGGGACATGGAACATCGGGGAGTCGGGCCCAGCACGTACATGCTCGAGCCCCGCGACGAGAGCTCCCGGGCCGTGGCCAACATCAAGAACTGCCGCTGCACCACGCACAAGGACCCGCAGGGCATCGCCCGGCACATCAACACTGGCCAGCCGGTCGTGGCCGGGAAGAAGGTCACCGTCACCGTGTCCGTTCAGGCCCCCCAGGTCGTCGAGGCCGAGGTGGGCACCGTGTACCCGGGCAACCTGCGTGCGGACGGTACGCACTTCATGTCCCGCGCGGCCGCGATCGTCGCCGCCCGTCGCTGACCGCGCGACACAAGCCGGCCGGGCGCCCACAGTGCCCGGCATGGCTACGAACCCCACCACCAGGAAGCCCGCCGCTGAGGCGGAGGAGAACACCGAGCCGGTCATCGAGACCGCTGAGGCCCGCCCGGAGCGCGCCCGCCGCGCACCCGACGTCGTTGGGCCGCCCCTCGGTGACGGCGAGAAGGCGGTCACCGTCACCCTGTCCCACCACCTGCGGATCGACGGCGCCGACTATCTGCCGGGCGTCGAGATCCGCGTGTCCCCCGACTACGCCCGCGGCCTGCGCGGTCAGGGCTACGTCGCCCGCACCTGATGACCGAGCCGACCCTTGCCGACGCCGACCCGGTCTCCGTGCTCCTGGCGTGGCTTCTGCAGAGCGATGAGGTCGCCGACGCACTCGGTGGCCCCAATCGCGTGTCCGGCGTCGCCGAGGCGCCGTGGCCGCACCTGGTCATCGACCACGGCGCCGGCGGGGACCTGCGTGACCTGAACTGGGCCATGGCACCGGAGGTGACGCTCGAGGTGCACGGGGACCCGGGCGGCTGGCCGGGGAAGGCCGAACTGCGGAAGATCCTCGTGCGCTGCGCCACGGCCGCCAAGGGCATCGTCGAGGCGCCGCACACGCCCGGCCAGCCCGTCATCAACGGGGTGAAGCCCTCCGGCCTCTTGGTCTGGTCGCCGCTCGTCAACGGCCAACCCAGGTGGCTGATGAACCTCTCGGTGACCCTGCACCCGTGACGACGCGACGTTAACCACTCCCGCTCTCCAAGGTGTCCGCGCCCTGACACCGGACACCTTGGAGAGCCCCGTCATGAGTGGCGAGACGATCAACAACAACGAAATCGTTGTCCCCAGCATCACCCGCGTCTACCTGGGGCCCGTCGGCACGGCCGCGCCCGCCGACGCAACCGTGGCGATGCCGGCCGCTCTGCGGAGCGTCGGCCTCACCACTGAGGACTCGCTCAAGTTCAACTCCGAACCGAACTTCGAGCAGGTCAAGAGCGCGCAGAGCTCCTACCCGACCCGCACCTTCCAGACCTCCGACGCGGCGACCATCGAGGTCGACCTGCAGCAGTGGTCCGGCGAGAACTTCAAGGCCGTGTACGGCGGCGGCACCATCGCCGAGATCACGCCGAGCGGCGGCACCGGCACCCCCAAGCACTACAAGTTCACGCCGCCCCGCATCGGTTCTCGTACCGAGGTGATGGCCGTGGTCGAGGTCATCGACGGCGGCAAGCACTACCGCTACGTCATCCCCCGCTGCATGCAGATGGAGGGCGTCGCCTCCGACCTCGCGAAGACGAAGGAGGCCGTCCTCCCGCTGCGCCTGGCCGTCCAGGGCGGCGACGACCTGGATGCCTTCTACGTCCTCACCGACGACCCCGCGTTCGCGCCCGCGGCGTGACCTCCCGCGGCAGCGCGCGACACAAGCCCCACCGGCTTGGCACTGTCCGCGCGCTGCCGCACCCCGGCAACCCAGCTACTCAAGAAGAGGTCACCCACATGTCGTTCGTCATCGACCTGGACGCCGAGCGCCGCGAGGTCCAGTACCCCGACGGCATCCCCGTGAAGTTCGGCGGGGAACAGTTCATCTTCCCGGCCGAGCTGCCGGCCGAAGCTCTCGACCCGATCCTGTCCGACGAGCTGGACCTGGTCGGCCTCCTGGGCGAGGTCCTCGAGTCGTCCGACGGCGACGCCGGCATCAAGGAAGTCGTCAACGCCCTGTTCCGGCGCCCGTCCCTGCCGCGCAAGTTCCTCGAGGCGATCCGCCAGACGTACGCGATCCTCCTCGGTGACCAGCACGAGGAGTTCCTCAAGCGCCGCCCGTTCATCGGCGACTACGTCCGCCTCACGACCGGCCTGACCAAGGTCTACGGGGTTGAGCTGGGGAAACTCTTTCGGTCGGCCGACTCCTCCGAGAGCGATTCGGAGACCTCGAGTCCGACCTCTCCCGATACCACCGGATCGACGCCCGACGAGTCTGGCTCCGCCCCGGACAGCCCGGATTCCTCGGACTCCGACGGCTGATCTCCCTCGTCGACGGCCTGCCTGACGACTCCCAGGTCCGCTCTGCCCCCATGGGGGGCTGGAACCGGTACCTCGAGCTCCTGGCGATGGTCGTCGAGGAGATCGGACTCCTTGCCTCCGACCGACGGCGCGAGGAGCCCACCACCATCGTTCGTCCGCCGCGCCCCGGCACAGCGACGCGCAGCAGCTCCGGCACCCCACGCCAGCAGCTCCCGCCGCCCGAGCCGGAACCGCAGGCGCCCCGCATGACCGGCCACCGCCAGATGCTCATGGCCGCCATGCAGAGAGGAATGGTCCGCAGTGGGTGAGGGCCTACAGGCTGGCCGCCTCGATGTGCCGGTCGTCGCTGACCTCGCAGGGTTCGCGGCGAAGCTGCGCAGCGAGGTTGAGGCGGCCGCCGAGGGCCTGGCCGCGAAGATCAAGGTCGAGGTCGACTCCAAGGGTCTGCGCAAGCAGATCAAGAAGGCAGTCGAGGAAGCCTCCAAGGGCATCACGGCGAAGATCAAGGTCAAGGTCGACGAGGAGCGGTTCCGGTCCGAGCTGGACGGGCTGCGGCGCCGCCTCGATGACGAGGAGCTGCACGTTCCCGTCCGGCCGAACGGTGACGGCGACGGCCGCCGTGACGGTCTCCGCGACGGCCTACGCCGCATGATCCGCGGCGCCCAGGACGACGCCGACCGTAGCCCCGTCAACGTCCCCGTGAAGCCGAAGCTGCCCGGCGGCCGCGGGGCGTTGATCGGCGGCATCCTCACCCTCCTCGAGCCGGCCGTCGCGCTGATCACCCAGTACGGCGCAGGCCTTACCGCGTTGGTGTCCGCGGCCGCGCCCGCGGTCGGTGTCCTAGGCGCGATACCGGGGCTGATCGCCGCGGCGGGTACCGCGGCGATCGGCACGAAGATCGCTTTCTCTGGGTTCGGCGACGCCCTCAAGGAGACGCTGAAGATCCAGCAGCAGCAGGCCGACGGAACCAAAATCACGAAGGCCGAGCAGCAGAAGCTGGACCAGGCCGTGGGCAAGCTGGGCACCTCGGCCCGCAAGTCCGTGAAGGACATCGCGTCACTGTCCCCGGCCTGGGCCAAGGTCAAGAAGTCCATCAGTGAACGGTTCTTCTCCCAGATCGAGGGGGACATCAAGCCGCTCGCGAAGACCACACTCCCCCTGCTGAAGAGTGCCCTCGGCGACTCGGCCTCCCAGATGGGCAAGCTCGCCGACCGCGGCGCCCAGTTCATGAAGTCCAGCATCTTCCGCCGGGACTTCAAGACGATCGCGGGCACCAACTCCCGCGTCATCGGCAGCATGACCAACGGCCTGGCCAACATGGGCCACGCCACGCTCGATTTCCTCGTCGCGAGCGGTCCGTTCGTCGAGCGGGTCGGCCGCGGTACCGAGCGCATGACCCAGTGGGTCCGCGCCCAGGTCCAGGCCGGCAGAGAGACGGGCAGCCTCGCCAAGTTCCTCGACCACGCAGGCGACGCGGCCGGACAGCTCGGGCGCGCCACCGGGAGCCTGATCAAGGGACTCGGCGGTATCGGCCGCGCGGCCCAGGACACCGGCGGCGCCCTGCTCGACGGCCTCGAGGGCAGCATGAAGCGCTTCGAGCGCTACGCCCAATCAGGCGCCGGCCAGAAGGCGATGAAGCAGTATTTCTCCGACTCTGCGCCTGCCTTCCACGAGGTCAACCTCCTGTTCGGCGACATGATGCGCGGGCTTGGCAAGTCCATGAAGGACGGCGGCATCGTCGACCTGGTCCGGCAGATCCGCCTCCAACTGATGCCCGCGCTGGGGACGTTCTTCAACAACCTCGGCCAGACCGTCGGCCCCGCGATCATCTCGGTCATCTCGAACATCGCCGAGGCCATCGGGAACCTTTCTGCGGCCGGCAGCGGTCTCGGGGTACTGCTCGTGGCCTTCAACGGTCTCTTGCACGGCATCAACGCGCTGACGAGCGCGTTCCCCGCCCTGAACACCGTGGCAGCGATCCTCCTCGGCACGATGGTGTCGCTCAAGGTCGTCAGCGCTGTCGCCACCATGCTGCGCGGCTTCGGCACGTCGGTCGTGACCGCAGGCTCCAACATCACCCGTTTGAACAACACGCTGCGCGGCACGGCAACCGCGAGCGGCTCGAGTCTGAGCGTCTGGGGCCGTATGACCGGCGTCTACGGCCGGGTGTCCCAGCAGGGCAACCGCCTGACCGGCACCCTGCGCGGTATCGGCGCCGCCAACAAGGTAGCCATGCGGGCGCTCGGCGGTGTCACCGGAGCGCTCGGCGGCCCTCTCGGTATCGCCATCGCCGCGGCGACGATCGGTCTCGGCTGGCTCGCCTCCAAGCAGGAGGCCGCGGCCCGCGCCGCCCAGGCGCACGAGGAGCAGGTGCAGAACCTGGCCCAGGCCCTGGCGCAGTCCAACGGCGTCGTCGACGCCAACGTCCGGGCGCAGGCAGCGACCTACCTTCAGGACGTCAAACTCGCCGACGGCAAGGGGAAGCTCGTCGACGTCCTGCGCGACGCCGACGTGAGCCTCAAGGACGTCACGAACGCCTACCTCTCCCAGGGCGGTTCGATCGACGACCTGCAGAAGAAGCTGATGACCCTCGCCGACGCCACCAAGTACTACAAGAGCTACGCCGGCGACAAGGCGTCCAAGCTCGTGTACACGGAGCAGGGCGAGGCGTACAAGGCCGCGGCCGACGCCCTCGGGGATATGAGCGGCACCCTCGCGGAGACGAAGAAGAAGCAGAAGGAACTCAACGACGCGACGAACGGCGGCACCGCCACCGGCACGACGGCATACGACCGACTGCAGACGGCCGTCCAAGGCTTCTCCGACAAGACCAAGTCGGCGGACGAGCGGACCCAGGCGCTCAAGTCGGCACTGGACGCCCTCAACGGCAACACCCAGTCGTTCCACGACGCCGAGGCACAGCTCAACTCCGTGATGCTCCAGATCGACGACACGATGAAGTCGAACATCGACCACGCGGACGGCTGGGGCAAGGCGCTCGTCGGCAACGACAAGCTGGTCGACACGAGCACCAAGAACGGCCAGACCCTGAACAGCCAGCTCACCGACCTGCGCGACAACATGCTGTCCGTCGCTACCAAGGCGCAGGAAGCCGGGGAACAGGGCCTGATCCCCATGTCCGCGGCCATGGACAAGAGCCAGGCCGCCATGGAGAAGGCCCGGAAGAAAGCCATCGAGCTCGCCCGGGACATGGGCATCCCGAAGGAGCAGGCCAAGGCACTCGCCGACCAGATGGGTTTTGTGCCGTCCGAGATTCAGACGGTGGTCATGGGCAACATGCCCCAGGCGACCCAGCAGGTCCTCGCGCTGCGCAACCAGCTCGACGGCCTGAAGCCCGGCAAGACCATCAAGATCGACGCCCCCACGGCCGATGCCCAGGCGCAACTCCGTGCCCTGGGTTTCACGGTGGAGAAGGTCCCCCACAGCAAGAAGATTTCGGTCACCGCTCCGACCACCGGCGCGCGTGTCGACCTCGCGGCTCTCGTCTCGGACATGGCCAAGGCGCCGAAGAAGAAGCAGGTCACGGTCCAGGCGATCATCAAGCAGGCCGCGGGCGACCTGAAGGGGATCCAGGACAAGGTCGCGAGCCTCAAGCCGAAGAAGTCCATCACGGTGACGGCACCGACGGCCGTGGCCCAGAAGGCGCTCAAGGATCTCGGATACAAGATCACGAACGTCGACAAGGGCGGCAAGAAGGTCAAGATCACCGCGCCGAACGCCACCCCGCTCGCCCAGGTCCAGCGCGTCCAGACCGCGATCAACAACCTGACCGGCAAGACGGTGCACGTCACCGTGCAGTACAGCGAGTCAGGCAAGCCGGCTGTGGTCCGCACGCACGCGGACGGCGGCATCGTGCAGTACGCCAACGGCGGTATCCGCGCGGCAGTCGGCCGGATCAAGGCGTTCGCGGCCGGCGCCGAGAACCACATCGCGCAGATCGGCAAGCCCGGCGAGTGGCGGCTGTGGTCGGAGCCGGAGACCGGTGGCGAGGCGTACATCCCCCTGGCCCCCGGCAAGCGCAAGCGCAGCGAGGCAATCCTGCAGAAGGTCGCGGAGATGTTCGGCGGCCGGGTCGTCTACTTCGCCAATGGCGCGCTGCGCCAGTACGCCCAGGGCGGCGTCCGCGCGCGGGCCGCCACCGTCCGTCAGCGAGCATCGGCCGCGCAGGCAGCGGCCTCCCTCGTCGGCGGTGACCTGAACCTCAACATCGGTGCCGTGGACTCCACGGGCACCGCACTGGACGACGCCATGTTCGAGCTGCGTCGGATTCGCCTGGGAGGCAGCTATGCGTGACGGCGACTGGTACATCGGCTACTACGCCGCCGACAACTATCCGGGCGCGCTGATGCACTTCGGGCGGGAGGACTCGGGCGTCTACTGCCTGTCGGAGCCGGACATCGCGTTCGCGGACGTCGACGTCGCGGACGCGGCGCTCCCGGGCGAGGACGGCGTCCGCATGGGACGCGACTACCAGCGCAGCGCCACGGCCACCTTCGAACTGGGCATAGACGGCAGCCGGACGGTCATTGACCGGCACTGGCCCCTGCGCCCCGGCCCAGGCGACCGGGTCGGTGACTGGTCCGAGATGGAAGCCATCATGGCGCTCGTGAAGAAGCACGACGACGGCCCCGCCGTGCGGGGCCTGGACGGCGTGAACCTGATGCGCCAGGTGTGGCGGGCCGACGCCATCCGCGGCAAGGCAGGGCGCGTCTCCTGGCTCGCGCACAAGACCGCAGGGCGCACCCGCCGGCTGTACGGCCGCCCGCGGAAGTTCGCGGTCTCGCACTCCCGGCTCTCGTCCCAGGGGTACACCCCCGTCGTTGCCGACTTCGTCGCGGTCGACGATCGCTTCTACGACGAGACGGAGCAGCAGGTCGAGCTCTACGACCACATAGCCATCGGCCTGCCGTGGCGGCCGGGCCGGGGACACCTGCCTGACTGGCTGTACACGTCGAAGAAGACCGTCGCGTTCCAGCAGCGGGGCACGGTGAACACCTTCCCCTACATAGACATCTACGGGCCGTGCAAGAACCCCAAGCTCACGATCAACCGTGACCTGTGGGCGGTGCAGCTCAGCATGACGATCGCCGCGGGGGACTACGTCCGTATCGACCCGCGGCCATGGGTCCGCACGGTCACCCTCTACACCAAGTCGGACTCCAAATCGGTGGCGGACAAGCTGACCCGGGCCTCGCCCCGCCTGGCGCAGATGTTCATTCCGCCCGGCCGCTGGTCGGCGTCGCTGTCGTACACCAAGACGGCCGGCGCCACCTCCCACGACGGGCCGCGCATCCTCATCAACTGGCGGGACGCCTTCAACTGGTGGTGACCGGGCGACGTTAGCCCCCGCGGCCGCCCACTCTCTCCCCTCCCGTACGGAGAAGGAGAGCAGCATGACGTGGGACCCGATCCCCTGGTTCGTGGAGAACACCGCGGCGTCCGAGGAGGTGCTGCGCCTGATCGCCGACGTCGCCGCGTGCGGCGGGGAAGGCATCATCAGCCCCGCGGACCTCCTCGTCACCGCACTGGACGTCCCGGCCGGCTCGGTCCAGGTCGGACCGGGCGCCATGGTCGCGATACGCCGCGCGGCGGCAGGCGGGGGCAGCCAGAGCTACGCCGCGCGGATGCCGACGACGGAGCAGGTGGACATCGAGCCGACGTCGGTGGACGGCGCCCGCTCGGACCTGATCATCGCCCGCGTCGAGGACCCGTACGGCGGGGAGTCGTGGCCGACGCCGGAGGACCCGAGCGTCGGCCCGTACGTCTTCACGCGGGTCATCTCCGACGTGCCGGTGGGCACCACCAGCATCCTCGACATCGACCCTGACTCCACCGCGGTCACCCTGGCCCGGGTCGACATACCGGCGGGGACGACGAACATCACTGCGGCGATGGTCACCGACCTGCGGCAGCTCGCGCGGCCGCGGTCGCAGACCTCCCGCCGCTACCTGCCCGGCGCCTGGGCGACCACGGACGACGTCGGCGCGATCACTGACACCTGGGAGGGCTTCCCGCTCGGCGCCACCTGGACGGAGAAGGTCCCGGAGTGGGCCACCCACGTGTCGGTGCACGTGTCCATCACGGGCCTGCTCCACCCGGACACGACGGAGGCCCGCGGGCAGCTCCGGGTGTCGTTCGCCGACACCCAGCACGGTGTGGGGATGCCGTTCAGCGCCACCCAGGCCGGCCGCCTCGCGGTGCAGGCGGGAGCCAAGTTCACCCTTGCCCCGGCCGACCGCGGGGAGATGCGCGACATCGACGTCGAGGGCACCGGCACCGCAGGCTTCACGGGCGTACTGCGCGCGGACGCCTACACGGTGCTGTCGCTCGAGGTGACCTACTCGCAGGAGCCGGTGAGCGCCTGATGAGCGGGTGGCGGTACATCGCGATGCGCGCGGTGTCGGGCGACTTCCTGGACTGGGACGTCCCGTTCGTCGCCGACTCCCCGCCGCGGCGGGAGCTGAACGGGCCGGGCCAGATGACGGGGACGATCTCACCGGAGTACATGCGGCTGATGGCCAAGCCCGACGGCCTGCCCGTCCTCGCGGAGTGGTCGACCGCGCTGTTCGCGGAGTTCGAGGGCCGCATCCGGTGGGGTGGGTTGATCACGAACCTCGCCTTCGAGAACCAGTCGATGAAGGTCACGTGCGCGGGCTACACCGCCTACCCGGCCGGGATGCCGTACCTCGGGAGCGTGATCCGCTCCGGCGCCACAATCCCGCAAAAGTGGGCGTACGACGGAAAAGACAAAAATCACGACGGATACATCGACGGCACCCACCCGAAGCGGAAGATGCCGAAGAAGCCGAAGGACAAGATCAGCAGCCGGGTGGACGCCTTCGACGTCGTCCGGACCATCTGGAGCCACCTGCAGAGCTACAAGATGGGCGCCCTGGGCGTCACCCTCGACAAGCACGACTCCGGCTATCTCCTCGGCGCGGCCAGCGGCAAGGACCCGTGGGAACTGCTGTGGTGGGACTCCCCCGACTGCGGCTCCACCATCACCGACGTGATGAACCTGGCGAAGGGCGATTTCCTCGAGCGGCACTACTGGGACGGCAGCAAGGAGAAGATCCTCCACCACATCGACCTCGGCAAGAGGCGCCTCGGCAAGGCCCGCTCCGACCTCCGCTTCGCCCAGGGCGAGAACGTCATCGAGATCGCGACCCCCTCCTACCAGGGCGACTTTTTCGCGAACAACGTCTACGTCCTGGGCAAGGGCAGCGGCCAGAAGACCGCCCGCGTCCGCGTCGTCGTCGACGACAAGCGCCTCCGCCGGGCGAAGATCATCACCCGGAAGTCCACGGCGCACGCCAAGACGCTCACCGAGTACGGCAAGAAGGAGCGCGCAAAGCACTCCGAGCAGCTCACGATCCCGTCCATCGCAGTCCGCCACCACCCCAACGCGCCCCTGGGCTCATGGGCCCTGGGGGACCGCATCCTCGTCCAGGTCGAGATCCCGTGGGTGGGTGAGCTCGCGATCTGGCACCGCATCACGGCCGAGGAGATCGACCCGGCCGGCGGCACCGCAGTTCTGTCCCTGACCCGCTCCGACTTCTACGGATGACCAGCACGCGACACTAACCCGCTCTCCCCTCCACTCTCCGCCTGCCCCGGACATCCCGGCGGCCGCGGAGACACGGAGGGGAGGACGGGTGTCGTCCTTCAACCTGGACGAGCGGGAGAAGCGCAGGCAGTTCGCCACCTACTTCAAAGAGCTCGAGGACCGGATCGCCAACCTCGAGCGGACCAACCAGCTCAACAACGCGAGCATCGAGGGCGGCGCCCTCGACATCTACGACGAGGACGGTGCCCTCAAGGGCTCCGTCGGCGTGCAGGACGACGGCACGGTCGCCCTGGTCCCCCACCCGGAGAACACCGACCCGCCCCCCACACCGACCGCACCGACCGTCGACTCCGCCCTGGCAGGGCTGGACATCACATGGTCCGGCCAGTGGGCCAACTCCGAGACCGCGCCCAACGACTTCGCCCTGGTCCAGGTCCACGTCGGCACACCCGCCGACTTCACCCCGAACGCCGCCACCCAGGTCTCGCAGATCAACGACGTGACCGGCGGCAAGACGACCGTGCACGTCGAGGGCTACGACCCCGTGTGGGTGCGCCTGGTCGCGGTGAACACCGCGGCGCTGACAGGTGATCCGTCGGACGCGGTGCAGGGGCAGGCGAGGCAGGCCGTCAGCCAGGACCTGATCGACAACATCATCACGGACGTCAAGATCGCGAACGAGGCGATCACCGAGGCCAAGATCGCGCTGTCGGCTGTGACCAGCGACAAGATTGCGGCCGGCTCGGTGAACGAGCTGCTCCTGGCCGACGACGCGGTCACCGCGGCGAAGCTCGCGGCCGCTTCCGTGGGGACGGTTGCCCTCGCCGATGGGGCGGTGCTGGCGGAAAAGCTCGCCGACAACGCGGTCACGCAGTCCAAGGTGGCGGCGAACGCGGTCACGGAACTCGCCCTCGCGAACTCGGCGGTCACCTCGGCGAAGGTGGCCGTGGGCGCGATCGACTCCACGAGGATCGCGGACGCGGCCGTCACGGCAGTGAAGATCGGGCAGAACGCGGTCACCGCGGCGAAGCTAGCCGACGGCGCCGTGGGCGCGCTGGCCCTGGCGGACTCCGCGGTCACGGCGGCGAAGGTCGCCGTCAACGCGATCGACTCCACGAAGATCACGGACGCGGCCGTGACAGCGGCAAAGATCGGCGCGGCCGCAGTCACCACGGGCAAGCTCGCCGCCCAGGCCGTCACGCTCGCCAACCTGTCCGGGGCGCTCGCCGACGTCGCCTCCCAGCGCTGGGTCGACACGATGGGCGACCCGTCCACCTGGACGGTGGCCGCCCTCAGCACCGGCGGCGCCTTCGACTTCCTCACCGGCGTCACCGACGCCCAGACCGGACAGACCGTCGGCCAGGCCACCGGATTCGCCCGGCTGCGCGGCAACACCCTGATCCCGTACGACCCCGACGTCCTCTATCGCATCTCCGCCCGGGTCCGGATGCCGCAGGCCGGCACCTCCGACGCGGTCTATGTCGGCGTCCTCGGCATCGGCGCGGACGGCGTGACGCTGGTCAACCGCGACGGCTCCAACTCCGTGAACAGCCACTACTACCCGGCCGCGTCGGGGAAGGCCGTCGCGAACACGGACGGCTGGGTCACGGTCATCGGGTTCATGAAGGGCCGGGCGGCCTCGGGTGTCTCAGGCAGCGCCGGCCCGAACAACGACCCCCGCTCCCCGGGCCTGGTGAACGCGGGCGTGCGGTTCATCAGCCCGTACATCTGGCTCAACTACAACCAGCAGTCCAGCGGGTCCTCAAAGATGCAGATGGACTACGTCGCGATCGAGGCCCTGAAGACCGGCGTGGTCGACACGATCAACCTGTCGTCCGGCGCGGTCACGGCCCCGGCCATCGCGACGGACGCTGTGATCGCCGGGAAGATCGCGGCCGACGCCATCACCGCGCGAGAACTCGCGGCGAACTCGGTCACGGCCGCGGAGTTGTCCGCCGGATCGGTCACGGCGGCCGCCATTGCGGCGAACACCATCACGGCCGGGCAGCTCGCCGCGAACTCCGTCACGGCGGCGCAGATAGCCGCGGGCAGCGTGCAGACGGCGGCCCTGGCCGCGGACGCGGTGGCGGCCGGGAAGATCGCGGCTGACGCGGTCACCGCGCGGGAGCTGGCCGCGAACTCGGTCACGGCCGCGGAGCTGTCCGCCGGGTCCGTCACGGCGGCCGCCATCGCGGCGGGAACCATCACGGCCGGACAACTGGCCGCGAACTCCGTCACGGCGACGCAGATAGCTGCCGGGGCGGTGCAGGCCGGAGCCCTGGCCGCGGACGCCGTGGCGGCCGGAAAGATCGCGGCGGACGCAGTCACCGCGCGGGAGCTCGCGGCGTCCTCCGTCACGGCATCGGAGCTCTCCGCGGGGTCCGTCACGGCCAACGCCATCGCGGCCGGGTCGGTCACCACCGACAAGCTGACCGTCGCGGGCGGCGCCAATCTCATGTCCGACCCCTCGTTCGAGGGAGCGTTCAGCGCCGCCCTCGTCGCCGGCAGCAACAACTTCTCCATCGACACGATCGGAAACGGGTCCGCCAAGTCCCTCAAGCTGAACGCAGTTGCCGGAGCTGCCACCACCAAGTCGCAGATGATCACTCGGGTGCCGATCCTCGCCGGTGATCAGCTCTATCTCGCGTTCGACTACCTGGCCTCCAGCGACTACACCAGCACTGCCACCCCGAAGTTCTACGCCCGGTGGGAGGACTCCACCGGGACAACGATCGGCTACGGCGTGGCAGCGGCCTCCCCGCCCGTCCTCGGCGGCAGCACGTGGAACCGGCCCACCGCCACCGTCACCGCCCCCGCCGGGACCGTGCAGGCATCCATCTGGGCGGAATCCTTCAATGCCTCGGCCGGAACCCTTTGGTTCGACAACATCGCCGTTCGCCCGGTCGTGGCGGGCGTGCAGATCGCCGACGGTGCGATCACCACGCCCAAGATGGTCGCCGGGTCCATCCAGGGCGACCGGATCGCGGTCAACACCCTGAACGCCGACCGCATCGTGTCCGGCTCGATTACTACGAGCCAGCTCAACGTCACCACCGCGGCGAGCGTGCTGCAGAAGTTCTACGACGTCGGCGCGGACGCCGGGAAGTGGCGCACCGGCGGCTCGAGCACCACCACGGTCACCACCCCCTCGAACCTGGCCTCGGTCCAGGTGGCCGATGCCCAGGCCGGCGGATCGGTCATGCGCGCGGTCGGCGGAGTCGTTGCCGCCTGGCGGCCGGATGTGCTCATCCCGTTCGACCCGAACATCCTCTATCGGGTCTCCGTCGTCGCCCGGCAGACCGTCGCGGGCAGCGACACCTCGCAGCAGCGGCTCTACATGGGCGTGGCCGGCGTGGCAGCGGACGGCACCACCCTGGTCAACACCACCGGCGCAGCCTCCGCAGCCACCCAGCACTACATCGCCGCGGCCTCGCAGAACCTCACCGCGGGCAGCGGATGGCAGCGCTTCACCGGCTACCTCAAGGGCTATGCGGCGACCGGCGCCACCGCCACCCAGGGCGCCACCACCTCGCCCACCACGCCGGGCGTGCTCCACGCGAACGCCCGCTACATAACGCCGCTGTTCTACCTGAACTACAGCGGCGGGACCGGCACCGCCGAGATCAGCTCCATCACGGTCGAAGTCATCGAGACCGGCGCAGTGCAGACCGTCAACATCGCCGATGGCGCCATCACGGCGAACAAGATCCTGGCCAACACCATCACGGCCGACAAGATCGTCGGCCTGACCATCACGGGCGACAAGCTCGCGGCGAACACCATCACGGCCGACAAGATCCAAGCCCTGTCCATCACGGCGGCGCAGCTCGCGGCGAACTCGGTCACGGCGACGGCCATTCAGGCGGGCTCCATCGACGCCACCCACATCAAGGCTGGGGCAATTACCGCCGACCGGCTGTCCCTCGGCACTGACGGCAACCTCATCGCCGACCCCAGCTTCGAGGGCGCCGTCTCCGTCGGTCGGGCGTCCACTAGTACGTACTGGTCCATCGTCAGCCCCGGCAACAACACCCCGCAGGCCCTTCAGGTGAATGCGGCCAACGCCACGGCCATCACCCGATCCCTGACGCTGGCCACGGTGCCAGGGATGCCCGGTCAAAAGCTGTGGCTGTCCATCGACTACTACGCCTCCACCGACTGGAACGGCCTCCGGATCAGCTTCTACGGGCAGTGGCTGGACGCGGCCAGCAACATCCTCGGATACAGCACCATCACCACCGGCGACAACGCGGCCGTCAAGGGCGCATGGACCACCCTGAGCGGCGTTCCCGACGATGCCGCCCCCGCTGGCACCACCCAGCTCCGCATCGCGTGCTCCACCACCAACTCCAGCGCGGGCACCGTCCAGTTCGACAACACGACCGCGCGCATCGTCCTCGCCTCCGGTTTTGCTGGGGCCCGCTCCGAGATCAGCCCTCGAGGCCTGCAGCTCTTTGACGACAACGGCGAGGAAGCCGTCTCTCTCCTGACCGGCCGGCCCAACTACCTGACGCTCAGCTCCGACGGACTGCCCGTCGCGACGATCGACCAGACCGGCGGCGCCTACTTCCAGAGCCTGGCGGTCGCCGACACCCTCACCGTGGGCGGGGACCCCTTGACCGCGGTCCTCGACCAGCGGCCGCGCGGAATCATCTCGTACGGCGTGCCCGCCACGACTGTGACGGCCACCGGCACAGAGCTCGGCTACTTCGAGCTGCCCGTCACGGTCGAGTCCGGCCGGATGTACCGCATCAAGTTCCACGCGACCGCGGATTTCGACAACAACAACGATGGAGAGGCCCGCCTGTACCTCCGCGACGGCGGGGCTTCCACGCCCTCGATCTCGTCGACGCTGCGCCAGCACGTCATCCTCACCCCGTCACACACGGGCCGGTACTGGACGGCAGAGCTCGAGTACATCGTTCCTGGAAGCACCCTCGGCGCCGGCCTGCACCGATTCCTGCTCTCCTTCGAGAACTCCGGCAGCACCAGCGGTACGACGTTCGAACTGGGGTTGGCCACCACCGGCCGGAGTTGCGTCTTCTACGCCGAGGACATCGGCCCGGAGATCCCGAAGACCGGCGGATACAACACCGGAGGTGGCACGGCCACCCCGCCTGTCGTCCAGTACACCAAGACCTACTCCGCGACCTGGTCCGGGTCGTACTCGAACCGTGGCTCGTACAACAGCTACTACGGCAACTCCTGTTATCAGGGCTACTACAGCTCCACGAACGGCATGCAGGCGAGCCTCATCGGCTTCTCGTCGTCCCTGGGCACCGACCTGTCGGGCGCGACCATCCAGAAGGCCGAGGTCTATCTGTATTTCGATCACTGGTACTACAACAACGGCGGTAGCGCCGTGATCAAGGCGCACAGCTTCACGTCCCGCCCGTCCACGTTCTCCTCCGATCCCGAGTCCAAGACGATCTCTTGGGCGAAGAACGAGGGCAAGTGGGTCGACATCACATCGGTGTTCGACTCCACGAAGTGGCGGGGCATTGCCCTGGACCCAAACAGCTCGAGCCTGACCTACTACGGCCGCGCGCGTGGCTACGGCCAGACCAACCCCCCGAAGCTCCGCGTCACCTACACGAAGTGAGGAGGCCCCGTGCCCACACTGCCACTGCCGCTTAGCGCCCTCTGCGGTCTCGCCGATGAGCCGACGTTACTGCCGCGGGTCCGCCTGGCCATTGCGATGATCGCGCAGGAGGTCTTTGCCGAGCCTCCCGAAACTCCCGGCTACCCACTGCGCTGGAACCTGGCCAAGACCGTGTTGAGCCCTACAGCGGCACAGACGATGCAGATGATGGTCGGCATCGTCGCCTCGCCCCCCATGGTCGCCGCGGCGGCCGCCACCGGTGCGACGGGCGCGTCAGCCATGGCCGCCGCGATCACGGACGACCAGATCCTCGGAGCGATCCGCCTTGGCTGGAACGCAGTCGCCGGCGTCAGCCCGACGGCAGCGGAGCCGATGGTGGTTGAGACGTAAGCGGTCGCAGTGGTGCAGGGTCCCCGGCTGCGGGGAGCCGCGGGCTTTCGGGCCCCGGCTCCCGCGCATCCCACCCGACGACCGATGACCGAGGAGGCGCTCATGGAGTGGCTCACCTCTCTGGCGCCTGTCCTCGCCCCCCTGTCCGGCATGGTTGGCGTGCTGGGCGGGGCCTGGATGGTGTACCGGCAGACGAAACACAAGACCGACACCGACGCCCGCACCGCGGAAGCCAACACCGCAGTCACCGCTGTGACGACCGTGACAGAGGGCTTCACCAAGCTGCTGGAGCAGCAGCGCGAGACCAACGCGAAGACCCTCGAGCGGCTCACCACCGTGGAGGCCCGCGTGGAGCGCCTCGAGGAGGAACAACGGCAGTGGCGGAGGTGGAAGGCCGCCGCGGTGGAGTACATCCACCAGCTCCGCGCGCTGGTCGGCCGGCTCCGTGAGAGTCCCGCCCCGGCCCCGCCGCGGGAGCTCGCCGAGGACCTGGGCGACAACGCGACGTAAGCCGTCGGCCGCGCGCACAGTCCGCCCGTCAAGCATCCCCGCATGAAGGGCAACCCCATGTCTCCAGTGCTCGAAGCACTCTCCACCGGTGGCCAGGTGGGCGCCGTACTGCCGCTGCTCACCGCGGTCGTACAGCGCCCCGCCTGGTCCGCCCGGTACAAGCAGGTCGTCGCGGTCGTCGCCGCAGTCGTCGCCGGCGTCGCGGCCGTAGCGGCAGACGGCGGCTGGGATCAGTTCCAGCACGGCAAGCTCACCCTGGCCACCTTCCTCGGCGTCCTGGCGGCCGCCCAGACGTCCTATGACCTGATCTGGAAGCCCTCCAAGATCGCCCCCGTGATCGAGGCCCTGACCACGCGGAAGGGGGCACAGCAGACCGAATAGGGACCATGGGGCCCGCCGGCCCTTCAACTGGCGGGTACCATCGGCAACTGAGGTGGTCGCACGACTACCGCGGAGACGCGTTCGAGGCTCCGGTCAAGGGTTCTTGGGACTGACAACACACCTCTAGTTCAGATGGGAGTGTTCCTCTTCCCGTGGTCGCCCTTGATCACACAGGAGTCGATTAACCGGGTGCGTGTAGAGCACTCGGGGCCGGGGAGCGGATGCTCCTGCGACGAACCGGCCTCGTCCTTCGCGACCGTGCGGCCGCCTCGCCTTGTCTCAGCAGGCACCACCCAGGGACCGAGAGCACGGCCCTACCCGAACCGGAGGAACACTCGCCCATGAGCATCGCGCAGAAGGTCGCCGCCGAGACCGGATACCTGTCCCGGATGTCCGATGAGACGTTCATGGACGTCGTCGTCGCCTACGTCATGGGGGACACGGACCCGCGCGTACACCGGGCCGTCCAGGGCGAGGCACTCGGATCGCCGCGGCTCGCATCCCGCACTCTCGACGCCCTCGAGACCGCCCTGCGCCGCGCGCGGCAGTACAACCCCCTCCAGGAGGGCGAGACCAAGCGGGAGCAGCAGGCCCGCATCGCGCCGTGGCGGGCGAGGATCCAGGCCGCGATGGGCCCGCTCCAGGACGTCGTCGACGACCTGGCCCACGAGCACGCGAAGCAGTTGGCCGCCCTCGACGACGATTCGTTCACCGACCGGTTCACCGACTTCGTCCTCGGCGAGCCTGCCCCCGCGCCGACGTCCCAGCGGATTGAGGCTCTCGGCTTCCGGTCACACAGAGTGGCTAAGAGGGCGGCGGCACTCTGCCGCCTGATGGACGAGGACCCGGGCCAGTTCCTGCCCGAGCCCGCTCCGGGCGAGAGCCGCACCGCGCGGCAGAAGCGGGTCGAGGAGTTCCGCCGGCGCGTGGAGGCCGAGGCCGCGTTCCTGCGGTACGGCGTCCAGTACGCGGAGGCGCGCCAGGGCCGGATGCCCAGCGAACCGAACCACCGGCTGCAGGCGCTCAAGCTCCTCGGCCAGGCCCACCCCCAGGAGCTGCTCGAGCTCCTGCGCCGGGTCCGCGGCGAGGCCCGCGCCGCCAAGCAGGAAGCGCGCCGCGACGCCCGGGACGTTCGGCGCGCGGCCCAGACCGGCGCGCGCTGAGGCGCGCTCCTGGCCGACCGCTCCACCTTCAAGGGCGCGCCCGATGGCGCGCCCTTCTCCATGTCCGGGCGCGCCTGGGCACCGCGCCGCGCGCGCGGACTCGGCGCGGTCCTCGGCGCGCGGCCGGCCGGTGGGCGCGCCGCGCGCCACCTATCGCGCGGATGGGCGCGCGCGCTCGAGCGGTCAGGGGCGCGGTAGTCCTGCGCGCCGTTCCGGAGCCCGCGCGGGGCTCCCCCCGGGGCCGCGCTCGAGGGCGCGCCACGGCCAGGCGCGGGGCGCGCCCTCGAGAAAGGGCAGGTCAGATGGCGCGCGCCCTGGCGCGCTTGCTGTGGCGCGCGTGCGCGCGGTGGCCATGGCGCGGGCGCGCGGCGCGGTCGGATCGGGCGCGCGCGCGATCGTCAGGAGGGCGCGCGGCGCGGCGCGGGTATGGCGCGCGCTCACTGGATCGGCGCGCTTGGGCGCGCGCCCGGCGGCGCGCCTGGGTCCGCGCGCGCGGCGCGGTACGGGATGGCGCGCGCTCCCTCTGGGCGCGCCTGGGCGCGCGCGGATCGGCGCGCTTGGGGAGCGGCGCGGGCGCGCCTGGCAGGCGCGCCCAGGGGAAGGCGCGCAGTGCCTGGGCGCGCGCTTGGGGGAGGGACGGCGCGGCGCGCGGGCGCGCCTCGAGGTGATGTGACGTGACGAGAGAAGGGGGAGCGGCGCGCGCCGTGGAAGCGCGCCCGAGGGGGCCGGGCGCGCGTCACGTCACGTCACGTCACTGTCCGGCGGGCGCGCCCTCGAAGTACGGCGCGAACCGCCTGGCGAGCTTCGGGTCGACCGGCGGGGCCTTCCGGTAGTACTCGGCGAGCTCCGTCTCTCCAGCCGCCTCGAGGTACTCGACGAGTCCCGGGCGGTGGCCGAGGACGTAGTTCCGCAGCTCGGGCAGCTCCGGGTCGCCGGTCTCGGAGATCGGCCCCAGGTGCTCACCCTTAGTCATCATCAGGAGTCGGGCCTGAACCTCGGCCTCCTCGTACAGGGCCTTGAATGCGAGCTCCTCGCCCCTGTTCCTCCGGGAGGCCGGACGCGCGGCGGCGGGGGGCGGGACGTCCTGGGGCTCCTCGGCCTGGCTGGTCTCCTCCGGGTTCTCGTCGATCGGGGGCTCCTCGTGCTCCGGGTCCGGCGGCGGGGGCGCGGAGTCGTACTCGGCCGGCGGCTCCGGCTCCTCGTGGGCCTGGTGCTCGCGGGCCTGCTCCGGCCGCTGGTCCTGCGGGGCCGGGGCGGTGCTCGGTGCCTGCTGGGGCGGCTGGGTTCCCTGCCCGGCGGCGGCCGCCTCCGCCTTCTTCTTGGCCTGCTCCCTGACTGCGGTCAGGGCGCGGGTGATCAGGGCGTCGGCGTTCATCTCCCCCCACAGCTTCGTGCGGGTGGGAATCCGCTCGAGGGTCCGCTTGCCCCACGTCTCGCGGATGTCGACCAGGCGCGCCTCCGGATCGGTCGGGTCGTTGAGCGCCTGGTGCACGAGACTGACGGCCCCCTGGCCGGTGAGCTCGGATGACTGGGGCGCATGCTGCTGGGGCTGGGCTCCCTGCTGGGGCGGGCGCTGCTGAGACTGGTTCGGCCCCTGCTGCCGCTGGTTCTGCTGCTGCGGCGGCCGCTCCCCCTGCTCGTCCAGGTACGCGTCCGGCCGGGTCTCGGTGACCTGGCGGGTGGCGGCGGCCTCGTGGAAACCCATGCGGCGGAGCAGGCTGTCGATGCTGAAGTCCCGGTACCGCTCCGTCTCGCCGGGCTTCATCTCCCAGTGCAGCGTGCGGACCCCCGTCAGGTAGGCGTCGCCCAGGCCGTGCAGTTCCACGATGGCGTCGACGGCGGCCGGAAGGTTCTTCTCGGCCTTGATCTTTCGGGTGGTGTTCCGGGTGGGCTTGTCGTTCTCGAACGCGGTCACGATCTCCTGGCGGGCGATCATCACCACGGGGCCGGAGTGCCGGCGGAGCAGCCACAGGAACTCGCCCCACCGGTCCTTCGCCCGGTTCCACAGGTCGGCGTCGATGACGACCGGGTCGTCCAGCGAGGGCCCGCGGCGCTTGTTCTCCTGCGCCTTCCGCACGGCGCGGCGGCGCGCGTACAGGGCCTGCTCGTCGCCGAGCATCTCCCACAGGTTCGAGCCGTTGTCGACGACGATCATGTTGGGCTTACCGTCGACACGGGGCTGCGCGACGATCCAGCGGACGGCGTCGAGGATGTCCTGATAGGTGCCGTCGTGCTCGACGATCTCGTACCGGGCCCCGGGGATCTTGCCGTAGTAGTCCGCGGTGCCCTCGGACCCACCGATCTCGAGCCAGTACGTCATGCCGATGAGGTCGGAGCGCGAGCCGACAGCGGCCTCGTAGCTCTTGCCGCACTTCTCGGGCCCGCACAGCAGGATGAACGGCGGGTTGGGGAGGCAAGTCGGCTTCCGGGACGTACGGGCGCGCTGCGGCGCGGTGATACCAGGCATCGGTGTTCCTCGCTTCGTGGTCTCCCCGGGTGCTCTCCCGCGGAGGATGCAACGGCGAAGGGGTTAACCTCTCGCCGTTGTCCCTGGCTTACTATTCTACCCGCTTGGTGGGGTAGATCAATGCCGGTTCAGCAGATCCGCGACGGGAGTTGCAAGTTTCGGGTCCTGGTCCTCGCGGTGCCGCTTATACCAGGCGTCGAGGGCCTCGAGCCCGTCGGCCGCGGCCGCCTTCTGGTCCTCGGGCATGGCTTCCCACTCGGCGACTGCGTCCTCGTACTCGCCGCGGACCGTGTCCGGGTCCTGGCGATTGAGGGCCTCCGTGATCTCCTGCCATGAGGCGCCGCCCAGGGCCTCGGCGAGGACGACGCGGTCGACGATCTCGTTGGCCAACTGGCGAAGCCGGCGGGCTTGCAGGATGCGGTCGGCCGGGCTGGTGGTCTCGGCGGTGGTCGCGACTGTCTGCCGGGCGAGGTCGGACAGGTCGCGGGCTGCGCGGGCGGTGGTGATCCGGGCCAGGATCTCCGGTTCCATGGAAGGGTCCGATCATGCGGGCGGCGGGCGCCCCAGGTCGGGGGCCCGCCGCTTCGGTACGGGTAGAGGCAGGATGCCTTACGAGCCGGTTGCCGTCAGCGCCTGGTCGAACGCAGCGAAGACAGCATCGACGGTCGCGGGCTGCGGGAGGAGGACCCCCTTCTGCGCGGCGTACTCCTTGATGATGCGGCCGCGTGTCCTGCGGCCGCTCCCTTCGTGCTGGCCGAGGACCTCCGCAATCGCGGCGCCGGTCAAAGGCCCGTCGAAGACGTCGCGGTGTCCACCGTCGATGACCTCGGCGATGATCGCGCGCAGCTCCTCCTCCGTGCTCCACGCGGGGACCACGTACGGCTGGGGCGCGCCCTGCGCCTCTCCGGCCGGGGCGGCGGGTGCGGGCTCCGGCGCGGCCATCGGCTCGAGAGCCATGGTCGGCTGCGCGGGAACGGTGGCCGTGACCCGGCGCGGCTTCGGGGCAGCGGCCGGAGCGACCGCGGCCGGAGCCGGTGCGAGAGCTGCAGCGGGCGGGAGCACCGGGGCCGCGGCGGGGGCCGGAGCCTCGAGCGCCTCGACCTCGACCGGCTCAGCGAAGATGCCCGTGGGGTCGATGCCCGCCGCGCGCAGACCGGCCGCGGCCGTCTCCGCGAGGGGGACGCCGGCGCTGACGAGCTGCAGCGGGAGCAGCGAAGCCACTGGCGCCTTCCGGCGCCAGGCTCGACCGAACCGGCCGCGGAGCTGCGCCTGGTAGACGAGTCGCTCCTGCTCGAGCTTGAGGACCGTGTCGTACGAGGTGAGTTCCCACAGCTTCATGCGGCGCCACAGCAGGAAGGTGGGCAGCGGAGAGAGGACCCAGCGCGCCCACCGAACCTTGTCCATCTGACGGCGGCGGCCGGTGGCAGCGCCGATACGGACGGCGTAGGTGTGCGTAGCGATCTCGGAGACGATGACCCAGAGCAGGGCCATCGCTCCGTGCGCGATCTTGGACCAGAGGGATTCGCCGGACGCGACGTTCAACGCGCAGGACGTCAGGCTCAGCACCCAGGGGACGAGCCGCGCCCACCACAGCGGCATCCCCGTGCGGATCAGGAACAGGTGGGCCCCGGTGAACACGGGGATAGCGGAGTCGATGGCGGTGGGCAGGACCCACGGCTCGGTGAAACCCCAGTCTTCGGCTGCTTTGGACACGGCGTCGAATGATGCGAAGAAGCCCAGTCCGCCGACGGCGGCTCCGCCAACTGCGGTCAGGCCCGCGCCGAAGCGCTCCCAACGGCTGAGCGGCGGGACGCCGGAGTCGTCCTCGCGGGTATGGGGGAACTGGCTCACGGACACCTTTCCTCTCGTTCGGGTCTCCCCGGTCGGCTTATGCTCGTGGCCTTCCGGGTCGACCAAACGATATAGCGTCTTCCGCCTGTTGTGCCTGAATCAGTTCCCACAGTGCGTCAGGGACGCGGTCATACCGGGTGTTTTGGGGCCGGTCACCAGTCGAGGGGCTCCGCCGGCTTCCGCCGGTCGGGGCCGACGATCCGAGCGACGTGCGCGGAGGACTCGAGCCGGGACAGCAGCCGCTCCCCCAGGATGTCGACCACGCCCAGGCCCGGACTGTCGGGCGTCCGGCGGCTGCGCAGGTTCGTGGTGTACGCCGTGGGCCGCCCGGCCGAGATGCGGGCGTCGATCAGGTCGATGGTCTCCCGCCGTGCGAACTCCGTGGCGGTCATGTCCATCTCTCCGCACAGTTCGTCGAGGATCAGCAGCTCGCACGTTACGAACTTCTTGCGGACCTCCCACGCCTTCAAGTTGTGCGGGGCCGAGTCCGGGCGTCGCCACGTCAGGTACGTCGCGTGCTTGATCATCAGGGTGTCCACGCCCGCGATGACGGCCTCGTTGCCCAGGGCGAACGCCGCGGCGGTCTTCCCGCTGCCGATGTTCCCCGGGATGATCATGTTCAGGGTCTCCGGGCGGGAGCCGGACCGCTTCGCCTCCACCAGGGAGTGAAGCCAGTTCTGCAGGGTCTGCGGCTTCTGGTTCTTGTCCAGCTTGAGGGGGCCGGTGGTGAACCGGAAGCCGAGGTACTCCTGGTGGGCCGCGTCCTCGACGCTCCGCTCCCATGCGAGTCGTCGCGCGTGAGCCTTCGGCACGGCCGTGTCCTCCCAGAGCTCTATCTCTGATCTGTCGGTGCGGCGGTCGGGGACGCCGAGCTGGGACATGTCGGCGCCACCGCGGCGCAGGATCGCGAACATGTGGTCGGTCACGGCGCCTGCCAGGTTCAGGCCGCGCTCGGGGCCCGGGGTCACCGGGGCATCCACCGTGAGGGACATCGAGATCACACTCCCTGCGTGCGGTTGACCACGCCGAACGTGGCGTCGTCGGAGTCGTCGTGTTCGGGGGCTTCGGGGGTGCCGGGTGGGGTCTCGCCCTGCTTGCCCCAGGTCGCCGAGTCGCTGTACGGAACGGCGCCGTTGGAGCGGGTCGGGGTGATGTGGTTGGTGACGACGCCCAGGGCGTCCTGCCACTGCTGCGCGCTGGGCAGGTGCTTACGCGCGCGGCGGAGGGCGTCCGCGCACTGGCGCTGCGTGTAGCCCGCTTCCAGGGCCTTCTTCACCATGCCGCGCATAGCGATGTAGCCGTTGGTCTTGCCGACGTACTTGCCCAGGTGCTTCTCAGCGTCCGCCCACCACCACGTGGCGACCTTCTCGGCCGCTTCGTCGATGGCCTTCTTCTCCGCGGCCTTCTTGTCCGCCGCGGCCTGCTTCTCCGCGTCGTCGGCGGCCTTCTGCTCCGGGGTCCGGCGGGTGCGCCGCTTGGGGGCGGCCGGCGGCTCCTCGGCGGCCGCGGGCTCCTCCTCCGGGGCAGGGGGCTCCTCGTCGCGGGGGTCGGGCTCGAACCCGTCGCTGCCCAGGGTGCCGTCCGGGTACTCGACGAGGAACGTGCCGTCCTCCTGCTCGATGACGGGGACGGCCGGGTCCTTCTGCGAGCTGAAGATGGCGTGGTCGGCGGCCCACTGGGGAACGGGGTACTCGGCGACTGACGTGCCCATCACGACCTTGCCGGTGCGCAGACGGCGGCGCTCGAGGCGGTAATACCCCTTCGCGGCGAGCTCGCGCAGCGCGGTACGGACGGCCTCGCGGCCCTCCCGACCCTCGCCCTTGGAGAGCTGGTCGGAGCGGACCTGCCACCCCTCCTTCTGGTCCAACAGGTAGGTGAGCAGGCCGAGGGCGCGGAAGCTGATGCTCGTGTCCCGGGCGGTCGTTGACTCGACTCGCACGTGGTAGACGCGCCGGGCGACCCGCACCCCTGTGGGATCGGACAGGCGGCTCATGCGGATGCCTCGCTGGGGGTGTCGTTGGTCAGGCGGAAGTCGGTGCGCTTGGAGCGGCGGCCGGACTCGTTGCTCAGGTAGCGGTACCGGCGCTCGGCCATGCCCGCGTTGCGCAACTCGGTGACGGCGCTGCGGACCTGGTGGGAGTTCAGGCCCAGGCCGGTGTAGATGGACGCGAGGTCGACCCACTCGCCGTCGGGGTGGAGGGCGAGCTGGAAGAGAACACGGTGCGCGCGGTCGGACAGGCGCCGGGGGCGGGTCTGCGTGGTGGTCATGGTGCTGGTCCCTGGGAAGAGGGGCCCGGCCGCGAGGGGCCGGACCCGGGCGGCTGTCGTCACTCGTCGCGCGCGCCGGGCTGCGCCTTGGGCAGCAGCTCCGGCGTCTCCCGCAGTTCGTCGTCGAGGTCACCGCGCCGGTAGGCGGCCAGCAGAGCGGCCTTGCCTATCGGCTGCTTCTTGAAGGTCTTCCAGGTCCAGGTGACGGTGCCGGTGGGCTTCCCGCCCGGCACGAACTTGAGACCGGGGATGAGCTCACCGGACCGCGAGTCGAAGATGGCGCCCGTCTCTGGGTCGCGCTGGGCGTGCCGGAGAACGGCCGTCTCGAACGACTTCTTCCGGACGATGACGACGTCGTACTCGCCCTTCTCCTCCGCGTACTCGTCGAACGCGGCTTCGTCGGCGATCTCGAACCGGTCGCGGGTCTTGTTGACCTTGTAGTGACCGACCTCTTCGCCGCCGACGGTGATGGTGAGGTCCGACTGCTTACGCTCGAGGAACGCCTGGACGAGGGGGTCCTTCGGGGCGTTCACCTTCGGGGTGATTATCGCCGCCTGGTGTTCCGTCATGGCGCGGGCGATTGCCCCGACGAGCCCGAGAGTATGCAGGTCAGGCCCGGAGTCCGACTCATCGGCCGGGACGGCGTCGGCAACGTCGTGCGACATCTCGGTGTTCCTCTCTTTCCCCGGACGCCTGGCCCAGGGTTCTGGTCCTCCCGGGCTGGTGTTCGGGGCGCGTCACCTTGGGGTACGTCGCCGGCCGATTTTTGTTACACCTAGGCCCAGGTAGCTGGGTTGCTCTCCCAACTGAGCCGAATAGTACACCCAGGGCAACGCGATGTGGAGCGCGCGACACAAGCGCCTCGTCCGTCTACCTTCCTCGCGGCTCTGCAGCATCCGGCGACGTCACCGGGAGCAGCAGGGCCCCGGCTCCGCCCCATCCGGAACGAGGGCGGAACCGGCCCGGCGGCAGGTGAGGGTCGGCCATGACGGCATCGTCCCGCTTGCGAGGCGGGGCGCCGCGGTAGGAGTCCGCGGGCTCGCAGCCCTCACCCGCTGCCGGACACCGACCGCATGGGAGAGGAACGCACCAGCCGTGACCGAGACGATCGCCGCGCCGCGCTACATCGCGTACGTGCCGCTCACCGACCTGTCCCCCGCGCCCCGAAACCCGAAGCGGCACGAGCTCGAGCTGATCATCGCGTCGATCGACATGCACGGCCTGGTCGAGATACCCGTCGTCGACGAGCGGACCCAGCAGACCCTCCACGGCCACGGCCGGCGCGAGTCCCTGCTGGAGATGCAGAACCGCGGGATGCGCGTCCCGAGCGGTGTCGTCGTCGACGAAGACGGGGGCTGGCTGGTCCCTATCCTGCGCGGCTGGCACTCGAGGAACGACGCCGAGGCGGAGGCCTTGGCCATCAAGCTCAACCGGCTGCCCGGCGAGGGCGGATGGGACCCCCGCGAGCTCGCCGAGATCCTCGAGGACCTGGCGACGAACGAGGTGGAGCTGTTCGACTCCCTGGCCATTCCCCACGACGAGATCGACAAGATGCTCGGCCAGGTCGACCCGGAGACGTTGCCCGGCGGCGGCCGCGAGGACGAGACGCCCCTGCTCCACCTGCCCGACGACGGAGAGCGCGGCGACGGACTCAGCCCCGACGACGAGGGCCGCGCACCGCACACGACGTGCCCGGCCTGCGGGCACCTGTTCACCTCCAGCCGCTGACCGCCTCCCGAGGAACGCCCATGTCCACCCGACGCAAGGCACGCCGGCCCGAGGGCCGCAGCGGTCGCCCACGCCTGCTCTCCGAAGAGGTCGAGTCCCGTCTCGTCGCGGCCTCCCGCACGGGCGTAGCCGTCGAGCTGGCTGCCGAGATGGCCGGCATCTCTCGCTCCACGTTCCTGGCGTGGATGGCCCGCGGCCGCGCCGAGGTCGACGCCCGTGAGGAAGGCAAGAAGCCCGACCCGGCCGAGGAGGAGTACGCGGCCCTGTTCGAGAAGGTCCGCACCGCCCGTGCCACCGCGGGCGCGCGCGCCATGATGAACATTCGCAGGATCGCGGACGGCGGCATCGTCACCAAGATCACCACCCGCAAGTTCCGCGACTCTGTCACCGGCGAGATCGTCGAGGAGACCGTCGAGGACCGCACGCCCCCGGACTGGCGCGCTGACGCCTGGTACCTCGAGCGGCAACACCGCGACGCCTACGGCAAGGACGCGACGCTCGCCCTCGAAATCACCGGCCTCGGTGACGTCCCGGCCGGCGCGGACGACGGGGCCGTCGACCTGGCCGCGCTCGCCGAACGCCTGGACCGCAGCCTGTTCTCGGTCGAGTACCCGCCGGAGCTCGAGGACGGCAGCGTCGTTGACGCCGAGGTGGTCGACGAGTGACCCGGCAACCGCCCGCGCCTGCCCCGCTCTGCGGCGCCCGCACCGTCTTCTGGCCCGACGACGAGGCGTGCGACGCAGAGTGCTCCTGGCCGCCCGAGCACGGCGGGAGCAGGCACTTTGACGAGAGCCTCGGCGAGTGGGACGAGTCCGAACTGCCCACCGTGCTGCGCGACGAGTAGGGCCGCAAGCCAGCACGCGACGTTAACCACGCACGCCCTGCACGGTGCCCCCTCCTGATCTCCAGCAGCGGAGGAAGCACCGTGACAACCGCCTACTACCCGGGCGCCAGCAGGGCGTACGACTTCTCGAAGACCTACCCGGGCGACCTGATGGACCCCGACAAGGTCCTCTTGCACACGACCGAGGGGACCACCCTCGTCGACTACTCCAAGGGCGCCGTAGCGCCGAACATCACGGCCATGCCGAACTTCGCGAAGAAGCGGCTGGAGTGGTACCAGCACTACCCGTTCACCCACTCCGCGCGCGCCCTGGTCAACAAGGCCGGCGGGGTGGAGACCAACACGGACGACGTCGCCCAGGTCGAGCTCGTCGGCACGTGCGACCCCGCGCACCGCAAGACGTGGGGCAAGCTGCAGGCGGGCGTGCATTACATCTTCTGGCCGGAGGCACCGGACTGGGCGCTCGACGACCTGGCCGACTTCCTGGCCTGGCAGAACGTCAACAACGGCGTGCCGCTGACCACGCCGAAGGACTGGCTCCCGTACCCGTCCTCGTACGGCAACAGCCGCGTGCGGATGACGTTCGCGGAGTGGCGCGCCGCGAAGGGCGTGCTCGGCCACATGCACCCCCCGGAGAACGACCACGGCGACCCGGGAAACATCCCCATCGCCGCGCTCCTGTCCTCGGCGAAGATCAAGGCCGCGGCCCTCAAGGGCGGTTCCACCGGCGGCGGCACGTCCACCCCGGCGCCGAAGCCCGCGCCGCCGTTCCCGGGCGCCCAGTACTTCGGTCCGGGCAAGAGCAACGCTCACATCACGGCCATGGGCAAGCAGCTCGTGAAGAAGGGGTTCGGCAAGTACTACACCTCGGGTCCCGGCCCGACGTGGAGCGATGCGGACCGCAAGAATGTCCGTGCCTTCCAGCTCGCGCACGCCTCCCTCGCGGGTGACGCCGACGGCATCCCCGGCCCGAAGACGTGGAAGCTGCTGTTCTCCTGACCCTCCTCCGGCCGGCTCGCACCCGCGGGCCGGTCCCCGACTCCTGAAAGGCCCGCTGTGGCAGGCGAGACCGTCATCACCGTCATCGGAAACCTGGTCGACGACCCCGAACTCCGCTTCACTCCCTCCGGCGCCGCGGTGGCCAAGTTCCGCGTCGCCTCGACTCCCCGCACCTTCGACCGGCAGACGAACGAGTGGAAGGACGGCGAGAGCCTGTTCCTGACCTGTGCCGTGTGGCGGCAGGCGGCCGAGAACGTCGCCGAGTCCCTGCAGCGCGGGATGCGCGTCATCGTCCAGGGCCGCCTCAAGCAGCGCTCCTACGAGGACCGTGAGGGCGTCAAGCGCACGGTCTACGAGCTGGACGTCGAGGAGGTCGGCGCGAGCCTGCGCAACGCCACCGCGAAGGTCACCAAGACCAGCGGGGGCGGCGGGGGCAACGGGGTGCAGCGCTCGACACCGTCCGCTGGCCGTCCGGCCGCTGACGACCCGTGGGCGGGCCCGGCGCCGGACGAGCCGCCGTTCTAGCCGTACGCACACGAGAGGGGCCCCGGACCATCGTCCGGGGCCCCTCTCGGCTGTTCAGGCCGCGGCGGGCACGGTCCAGGCCGACGGCAGGATGAGCAAGTCGTCGGCGTCGGCCTGGCCCTCGTCGTCGGTCGCCTTCTGCTCCTGGCCGGGAGGGTTGGCGGACTCCGAGTTGGTGTCCTGCCCCGGCGGTGTGGCCCCTTCGGCGGGCGTCTCCACTGGGGCCGGGGTCTCCTCCACCGGCGGCGCGGGGGTCTCCTCCACCGGCGTGTCGGTGACCGGGGGCGGCGTCTCCTCGTCCGGCGGGGTGGCCGTCCCGTCCGGCTCGCTCGGCACGGGGTCCGCGCTCGGCGGCGGCGTCGTGTCTGCCGGCGGCGGGGTCGTCCCCTCCGGCTGGCTCGGCGTGGGGTCCGCGGTCGGCGGCGGGGTCGTCTCGACCGGCGGCGGGGTCGTCTCTACCGGCGGTGGGGTCGTCCCCTCCGGCTGGCTCGGCGTGGGGTCCGCGGTCGGCGGCGGGGTCGTCTCGACCGGCGGCGGGGTCGTCTGCGCGGGCGGGGTGGTGGTCGTGTCCGTCGGCGGCGTCGGCGGCGTCGTCGGGGTGCTCGGCGTGGACGGGGTCGACGTCGGTGTGGTGGTGGGCGTGGACGGGGCCGTCGGGGTGGAAGGCGTGGTCGTCTGCACGGGCGGCGGCGTGGTCGTCTGCGCCGGCGGCTCGGGCGTTGTCACCAGCACCACACCGCCACCAGTGGCGGCCGGGGGCCGCTCAATGCCGATGGCGAGTGCCACGATGTCGTCACCGCCGGGGCCGCCGTACACGGGCGTCGCGTCCACCAGGCCGAGCACCAGGCGGGCCGCGACCATCGACGGCGCGTCCGACGTCGCTACCGCGGGTTGGGCGATGATCTGGTGCACTTCCTGGCTGTTCAGGCCGAGGGTGCCCAGGGTGAGGGCTGCGAGCCGCGGCGGGAGCGGGGTGGACCCGCCCATCACGTTCGGGCCCGCGTCCTTGTCCGCCTGCTGCAGCAGCTTCATGTACTCGGCGATGCGCGCCTGGTCGGTGCCCCACAGCACGTACCGGCCGTGCACCTTCATGTCCTGGTACAGCTCCTGCGACCCGTCCTGACGTGCCCATGTGCGGGCATAGTCGGCGTCGTAGAAGATGCGCAGGCCGATCTGCTCCTTGCCGTAGGAGAACGTGAAGATCGTACTGTCCGGGCCGGTCGCGGCCTTGGTCGACATCACCATGCCGTCGGCATCGGTGCACTCGGCCTCGAGCGCACTCACCGGGTTGCACTCGATCTTGCTCGCGCCGGAGAAATAGTCGAACTTGTCGTCGGTGAACGGGGCGTTCTCGACCTTGGTCCCGGCCGCGTCCGGCGTGACGTCCGGCGCGCTGGCCTTCGCGTGCACGGGCGCGTCGTCGACGATGTTCGTGTACCGGCCCAGGGCCCAGCTCGCCGCCAGCGCAGGGAGCAGTGCGGCGACGACGACCGCCTTGCGCCGCCGCTTGCCCGCGGGCGGGAGCTTCTCCGTGGCGACGTCGTCCTTGAGGTCGACCGGCGGGCGCTCGACGCTCGGCGGGGCCGGGGCGTTCAGCCCCAGCATGTCGTCGAGGTCCTTGAACTCCGGGCACTGCTCCCGGATCATCCGCTCGGCGGCCTCCCGGGTGATCCCGGGCAGCACGTTGAGCACGTTGTCCACGGCCCGGGTGAAGGTCTGCCCCTGGCCCATGAACAGCGTGCGCACACCGTGCATCCTGAACAGCGCCGCGTCGGCCGGGAAGTCGCCGACGACGATGTCGATTTTCTCCGCCGGGCTGCTCACGGCTGGTGGTCCTTCGCCCTGCGCTGTATCACCTCGGCCATGGCCGCGGCGAGGTTCTGCAGGCGGTCGGGGGTGATCTCCTCGATGTCGGAGACCACGAGCTCGCCACCGCCGGGCAGGGCGATCTCCTCGCGGTGGAGGCTCACGTCCTCCAGGCCGTCGTCGGTGCCGGCGTCGTCGCGGGTCTCAAGCGGGTTCAAGGTCCGCATGAAGGCCGCCATCATCGCGTCGTGCGTCTGCTTGATCCGCTCGGGGCTCCGTGTGTGGCCCGGGGCCAGGGCTCCCGCGGCCGCCATCGCGCGGCGCGTCTCGATGTCGTGAGGGACTGGGCCGCCCTCGAGCGCACGTTCCAGGCGCTCGGCTTCCCTGTCAGCGCGTCCGAACATGATGCGCCCTCTCCCTCTCCAGCACGGCCTCGACACGAACACCTACGACTCTTCCTCTGCTTGCTGCGATGGTCAGCAGCATCTCCACCAGGTCGGCGGAGGACTCCCCTTCGGGCAAGACCTTCGCCAGCCGCTTCAAGGAGCGATGTTGCAGAGTACGCACTGCACTCTCGGTCTTTCCCATGATCTGCGCAGTATGCGCAGGAGTGCACCCGTCAAAAAATCGGAGCTGCAGGCACTTACGTTGGTCGGGCTTCAATTCGTTCATGCCCTGGGCGATGGCTTCGGCCACCTGCTTCTGCTCGAGCTGCTGCGCGACGGACGCTCCCGGCCGTGGCCGGTCCAGCATCAGGTCGTCGGCCTGCAGAACCTCGGTGGGCCGACGCTGCTCCTTGCGCAGGTAGTCGACGGCGGTGTTGCGCGTGATGGTCGCGAGCCAGGCCATGGGCTTCGTGCCCGGCTGGTATCGCGCCACGTTTTGCGCCACCTTGATCCAGACCTCTTGCGCGAGGTCCTCGGAGATGTGCGGGTCGCGGACGTACTGGCGGACCCAGTTATGGACCACGGAGTGCAGCCGCATGTAGAGCTCGCTGATGGCCTCTGGCGCTTTGGCGCCTCCGGAGGCTGCACGTGCCATGAGCTGGTCAACGGTTACGGATCGGTCGGTCACGGCGTGAAGTCCCCCCATGTGCCGTCTGGGCGCCCGACGTGCGGGTCCGAGGACTCAGAACACCCAACCCGGTACAGGAGGATCGTCTTCCGCTGTGGCGCTCAGGAAGCATAACCGGCCACTCTCCGGGCGTCACCGTACGGATGTGCGATGTTCGATTGCCCTGGGCTTACTGTAATCTCGCCGTTGCAGGCGAGCGTCGCGGAGAGCACCGCGGCGGGAGCCAGACCTAAAGAGAAGGAGCACCCCCGTGATCACGCCGCCCGCAGTTGACCAGCCGTCCCACATCGACCTGGCCCTGATGCGGTTCCCCCACCAGCAGTGGATCCCGGCGCCGGCCGCGGCCGCGCACGTGGAGAACGTGGGACTACCTCGTGAAATCCTCCGGCTGGTGATCCGCACCGGCAAACGCCGTGGTGTCCTACGTATCAAGCGCGTGCCCGACCACGTCGGGTTCTACGTGATGAGGGTCTCCAAGATGCACCCCGATGAGGTCACGGCCACGGCCTGACTGATTCTTTGGATAACGGGCCTGGGCGCCCCTCCCTCCTTGCCAGCCGCGCCGCGAGGCGCGTGGGCTGTGCGCGCGAAAAGCACCTAGGAGGAGGGGGCGCCCAGGCCCGTTATCCGGATCCACTCAGACGGTAGTAGCTTGGCACCTCCGACCGACCCGACGTGGGTAGGAGCCACACCGTGTCTGACCCGTTCGCCGTGCCCGCCGGCCCGCTGTTCCAGCAGATCGACCAGGCCCGCGCCGCAGGCGACGAGCGCGCCGCGGCCGCGGCCCTCGAGGAGCTGCTCGCCCTGTACGTACGGCTCGGCAGACGCGAGCTGGGCACGATCCCCGAGCAGAACGACTACATCGTCGCCCGACACCTCGGCTTCGTGCCCGAGGCCCTGCAGCGCCTGGGCGTGACGCCCGCCGATCTCCCGGAGCCTCCCGGCCGCCGGCGCCCACTCCCCCCGCACTCGGCCCCGGCCGACCCGGACAGAGCCGAGATCGCCGAACAGTTCGCCCGCATCGGCGCAGCCGGCGACGGGCCGCCGGAACGCTTCGGCGTCGCCTTCCGCCCCCAGGACAACGTCGTGCGGAAGGGGCGGCTGCAGCCCTTCGCCGTCGTCGACACGGACGAGGACGGCCTGCCGGTCGCCTGGTACGACACCAGCGAGTGGGCCGAGGTCGTGGCCGACACCGCCAACCGGCTCCGCCTGCTCGACTGACCGCCCGCCCCGGAACCCTCCGAGGCGGGCGGCGCTGTTCACGCGCTGGGGACGACGCACTGGAAGCACGCCGTGCCCTGGACGAACCGGTCCCCGTGCTCCTCGCACACCTCGAACACCACCTCGTCCGGGCGGACCTCGCAGGACTCGCACGCGGTGCCCGGCTGGGCATACTTCTGGCACAGCGGGCAGCGGGGCCAGCCCTCGCACTTCACGCACCGGTCCGTGCCCGTGGGCGTGGTGATCGGGTCCCGGCACTCCTTGCAGTCCGAGAACCTCGTGCGGCGAAGAAGCATCCCGTCGACGTCCTCGCCGGGCATCATCGCGTCGGGCTGCCAGACGCTGCTGTTCTTGATCTCCTCGTAGCGCTCCCAGTAGCCGGGGGCGTTCTCCGGGTCGCGGGGAGCGGGCATCACCGCGCGGCGCGGCACAGGCGTCGACGCGAGGTCCGACAGGCGCCGGGCGATGACAGCTCCCACCGACCGGGTGTCCGTCGGCAGCGGCCGCAGCAGCACGGTGAGGATGAGATCGCGGGGGAAGTCGTCCAACAGGAGCCCATCGACGGCGCGGCCCTGGTCCTGCAGAACCTTCCCCGTCAGCAGCAGCTCCGGCCTCTCGTGGCCGAGACCGAGCAGCAGGTCGACGCCGGGTGTCCTCTCCACGGCTCGAGCCTTCTTCTTCTGGGTACGGATATCGACAGCCTGGCCGTCCTTCCTTCCCTCCCCGGCTGCAGGAGCTGCAGCGCTGGAACCTACGGAGGGAAGGGGCGAGTCAGTGGTGCGGGTAGTAGGGGAGGGTTGGGTGACTTCAAGTCGCCCCCCCTCGGACTTGTAGTCACCCCTCTCGGGACTTGTAGTCACCCCCTGACTTGTAGTCGCCCCCTTTTCGGGGTTCTCCACAGGGGTGACTTCCTGTCGCCCCCCCTCGGAGGGGGTGTTTTCCACAGGGGTGACTTCCAGTCGCCCCTCCTGTTCGCCCTCCGCGGGGGCCGACTCGGGGGCCTGCTTCGGCTTGGGCTTGCCCTTGTCGGCGCGGGTCTTCTTCGGCGGGGCCGGGGCGATGGCCGGACGATCCTCGCGGGTCAGCGGCCTGCGGCCGAGGCGGGCGCGGAAGGCGTTCGTGCGCTCGATGTCACGGAACCACTCGTGAGGGATCAGCAGGTCGTACACCGTGGGCCGTCGGTGTTCGGGGATGTACATGGCCGCGCGCTGGTCGCCCTCGGCGATGAGCTTGCGCTCCTCCATCGCGGCCAGGGCGCGCTGCACGGTGCGCGTGCTGATCTTGGCGTAGCTCGCGATCGTCTTGACCGACGGGAAGGCGTTGCAGCCGTCTTCGTCGGCCGCTTCGGCGAGGCAGCAGAGGGTGCCCCACTCGTTGATGTCTGCCGTGGGCGCGTCCTTCATCGCCCACAGGATCGGGTCGAGACTCACAATCGCTCTCTCTGAGGTTCATGGGTCCAGAGAGGCAGGAACCGCGCATCGCGAATATCACAGCCTGGCGCGGAAACGAGTGGCCGCGCCGAGGTGCCTGTATGCTCGATGCCAAGCAGTCCCTACCCCCTTTGGCGAGGACCGGGTAGGAAGTTGGGGCGTCAACCGGGCCAGGTTGATGCCCCTTCTGCATGTCTGCCGCTAATTTCGGTGGCGGCGATCACACCTTACACCTGCGTCATCCGAACGGTAGGATGGTTGGCATGACGACACCACGGACGCCTGCGAGGAAGAAGGTCAGCATCACGCTGCCGTTCGAACTCGAGGCTCGCGGCCAGGCTGCGGCCGGCGACAACTTCTCCGCCTACATGGAGCAGGCCCTGGAGGAGAAGCTCATCAACGACGGGATGCTCGAGTACAACCGGCTGCGCGCCCTGGACCCGGCGGAGGACCTGTTCGAGGCCGCCGAGGCGGACGCCGCGTGACCGACATCCAGCGCGGTTCGGTGTGGCGCATCCCCACCGTGGGTCGCGAACGCACGGTCCTGGTCATCGAGAACAACGCGGTGATCCGACTGCACCCGGGCGGCATCCTGTGTGCCCTGATCCAAGAGGTCGCGGACGCTCGGGACACCCTCGTCACCGTCCCGATCCAGGAGCCTGTGGCCGGCGTCGTCATGGCTCCCGACATCTCCGCGTTCCGGCCGCAGCGCTTCGAGCAGGGAAAACTCGAGGGCTACGTCTCGGCCGCCGACATGGAGCGCGTAGACCGCGCCGTCCGGGCCGTTCTCGACCTGTAGATCGCTGATCCTGCGCGCCCCCTGCCGACGTGGCCGGGGGCGTCGTCATGCCCGGGTCCTGATCGCGGCCCAGGTGACGCGGCCGCCGTGGTCGCCGATGTTCTGGCCCACCTCGGCGGCGACGCCATGCACCAGGTACAGGCCCGGCTCCTCCTCGGGCGCGGGCAGAGGGCAGTTCATCTCCCCCACCGACAGCATCACGTGCCATCCGTCGTACGCGATCCGTGCGACCAGGCCGGCGCCGACCGTGTGCCGGGCGGTGACGTCCACCAGCTCGACGAGGACGGCCTGGACGTCGGCGGAGATCGTGGTGACGTCGCGCACGCCCTCGAGCATCCGAGGCAGTGCCAGCGCGGCGAGCGCACGGGCCTGCTCCATCGCGTTGACGGGCGAGACCTCGGAGCCGATCACGAAATCGACCGAGTTCTCCACGCCGAACAGCAGCGCGGGGTCGCTCTCGGTACCTCTCTCCGTGAGCGTGCGCGGAGAGAGGTCGTGGGGCCCGATGTCAGAGATCGTCACGTTGATCCGTTCCGTCGATGGCTCGTTCTCGAATGTTAGTTCGATACCGAGTAGCGTGCGAGGGGTCTAAGCGGGTGGAACCGACTGGGTGGTCGGACAGTGAGGGCGGAGGAGAGGTAGCGATGCCACGGGGGGCCTTCCGGGGGGATACGTGCGGTTATCCAGGGCAAACGGCAGCACTTCCGGTAACCAAGCGTTGCAGGATCGTGCCGTTCCGCCACCCATCAAAGATGGTCACCAGGGTCATCGTCAAACGATTCGTGGTCGAAACCTCTGCAGCGCCAACCGATTGTTGGATTGGAGCTAGGGTGAGAACCTCACGTCCCGCCAGGAGAGACCACCACACCGTGACCTCAGCCACCCCCCCTCCCCGCTCGTTCAGCGAAGTGCTGAACCTCCTCCTCGAGTCACAGGCCCAGGAGGATCCGAAGAACCCCGGCACGTTCGTTCCCCCGACGAACACCGAGGTCGCCGAGGCGATCAACGCCAAATTCGGCCCCGGGTCCATCACCGGCGAGTACGTCCGCCGACTCCGCAAGGGCGACATCAAGAGCCCCAGCGTGCAGGCCGCCTCCCTGCTCGCCGCCTTCTTCGGCCTGCCCCTGGACGTGTTCAACGCCACTGGCAGCGAGACCTCGAAAAAGGTCATGGAAGAAGTGCAACGTTTGACCGCCTACAGGCGTCGAACCCTTGACGACGAACCACCGACTGTCGCCGTGCTGGCGCGGGCCGCACGCCGCCTGTCTCCCGCCGGCCAGAAACGCGTCGTCCAGTACGCCCAGCGGCTCGAGGAGATCGAAGACATGGAACGCGGCGCCGGTGAGCCCATGGCACCGTCCAGCGACTAGCCCCCCACAAGGTACGCACTCAGGTGATCCGATACTCCAACGACCGCGAGGTGCGCCAGACTCTGGCGGCCTTGACCGTCCCGAACCCGCTCACAGTCGACTCTCTCTTCGCAGTCATGCGGGACCACTACCAGACGTGCTACTCACGTGCTCTCGAGCTGTGGCGTGGAGCTTCCCCATTCCCCCAGATCCACGCCAACGCCCTGTGGCTGACCCGCCCTCACGCTGACAGCGACGTGGTGTGGCTCGACCCCGCGCTCACCGGCGCGGCCGCCGTGCACTCCCTCGGCCACGAGTTCGGCCACCAGGCCCTACGGCACAAGCCCCTCGAGCTCCCCACCGAGCCACGGCAGGCCGAGACGTACGAATTCCTCAGCTCCGAGTTCCTGGACGGCTGCCTGTTCGGCCGTGCCCGCTCCCACGACGGGCCCCAGGATCCGGAGTACGTGCGCGTCGAGGACGCGGCGGAACGGTTCGCGTTCCTCCTGCGCCGCACGGCCGCGGACCAGGCCCGCGACACCCGGCACCACGACCCGCTGGTCGGCCGGCTGCACGACAGCCTGTGACCCTCCCCCGCCCACCCCTCGCCGAAGGCCCCCGTGTCCACTGACGACCTCATAGACCTGTTCACCACCATCCCCCTCTGGGTGGTGGTCGCGGTCCGTACCTACTACTGGCCCAAGACCCCGGGGAAGCGGGCGATCCTCGCCACCTTCACCGCCCTCACCGTCGGCGCCACCCTGCGACTCGCTTTCATCGACGACGCCCTGGCCCGCCTGTTCCACTTCAAGGACGCGGCCGTCCTGCCCAAGCACCTGTGCGTGATGCTCGCCAGCATCCTCCTGGTGGGCTGGCTCAAGTCGGTCGTCCCACCCCGTGACAAAGAGCCTGCCTGGCTCCGCTGGATCGACTTCAAGCCCCGCATGGTCTTCGTGGCCGTCATGAGCATCGCGGCCTCCGCCGTCTTCCCGTACGTCCGGCCCTCGATCACCGCGCCCGACGGCTCCCCCGACTTCGCCTCCGCCCAGTACGGCGACGTCGCCGGCACCGTGCACCTGGCCGCCTACCTCCTGACCATGGGTGTGGCCCTGGCCCCCTCCGCGGTGCTCTGCCTCACCGTGGCCAGGCGCACCGATGACCGCCTCCTGCGCGTCTGCATGCGCCTCATGGCCGCGGGCGCGGCCGCGGGTGCCTTCTACCCGGTGTACCGGATCGCGTTCCTGATCTGCGGGTTCACGCACTGGACGTTCCCGCTGAACGAGGCCGAGTTCCACCGCGGCGGGTCGCTCATCCAGCTCGTGACCATCCTGTTCATCATCGTCGGCAGCTCCGTGCGCGCCGTGGAGATCGTCCTCCGCGCGGTCCGTATGCGCCGGGCCCTGATCGACCTCCGCCCCCTGTGGGCCGAGCTCGTCTCCGTCCTCCCGCCGGACGTCATCAAGCGCCGCTTTCAGGAGCCGACGGGCGCCCTGGCCGACCGCTACACCTTCACCGACCTGTACGGCCGCCTGGACGCCCGCATCGTCGACATCTCCGACGCCGCGTTCGAGCTGCTCCCGTGGGTCGAGGAGGACCTCCCCGGCCGGGCGCTCGAGGAAGCCCGCACGGCCGGCCTCTCCGGCGGGGAGGCCGAGGCAGCAAAGCAGGCCCTGTGCCTGCGCGTCGCCCGCCAGCGGGCCGTCGACGGCGAGCCCCACGCTAGGACCCCCGCCGTATCTCTGCTGTCCCTGCGCGACGACCTGGCGTCGAACACCCGATGGCTGGCCCGGGTCGCCCGCCACTACGCCTCGCCCGCATTCGACGACGCGGCCAACCGCCTCGCCGGACACCTCGTTCTCCAGGAAGCCACCGCATGAGCAGCACCACCGCACCCGCCCCGGCCCCCGTCGAGAACCGGGCCGCCCGGCTCATCACCGACCGCGCCGAGCCCCGCAACGTCATCATCCTGGTGTCCCTGGGCGTCGGCCTCGCCCAGGACAACCCGCTCACCGGCGCGCTGTGGGCGCTCGAGGCCATCCTGTTCGCCGCGGCGATCCCCATGGCGTACATCAAGAAGGGGATGCGCGCGGGGAAGTGGGCCGACCGGCACGTCGGCCAGGTTCAGCGCCGCACCCTGCTGATACCCGTCATCATGGCGTCCGTCGCCACCGGCATCGGCGCCATGCTCGTCTTCCACGCCCCCCGCGCGATGCTCGCCCTGGTCCTCGCGATGCTCGCCACCCTCGCCGTGCTCCTGGTCCCCACCGCCGTGTGGAAGTGGAAGATCAGCGTGCACACCGCGGTCGCCGGCGGAGCCCTGGCGATGCTCGCCCTCACCTGGGGCCCGCTGGTCTGGCTCGCCTACCCGCTGCTGGCCATCCTCGCCTGGTCCCGCATCAGCCTGCGTGACCACACCCTCGCCCAGACCATCGCAGGCGCGGCCGCGGGCACCATCACGGCGGGCCTGGTCTTCGCCGCCCTCACCGCATGACGTAAGGCGCACCGTGTCTGTACTCCTCCCGGCCATGCAGACGTCTTCCGCACCCGTAGCCCCGACCGCCCGCCACCTCGCCGTCATCGCCGACGGCAACCGCCGGTGGGCGGCCGCCAACGGTCACACCGTCGAACACGGCTTCCGTCAGGGCGCGGCCGTCGTCCACCAGGTCCTCGACCACTGCCGCGCCCGCGGCCTCGAGGTCGCGTCCGTGTTCCTCATGTCCGACCGGAACTTCGGCCGCGCCGAGGCCGAGGTGCAGATCCTCACCGACGTGATGGTCGACATCCTGGAGAAGGAGACCGCCGCGACGACCGGCCCGATCCGTGTCCTGCGCCAGTTCTCCGGCAACTACCTGATCCCCGGCCGGCTCCTGGCCGCCATCGACCGCGCGGAGCAGGCCACGGCCGACCGGACGGGGATGACCGTCTGCCTGGGCATCGGCTACGACGGCCGCGCCGACATCCGCCAGGCCGTCGCCCACGCCCTCTACGCGCCGGACTACGACGAGCGCGAGGAACTGCCCGTCGAGCGGTACCTGTCCACCGCGGGACTGCCCGACCCCGACGTGGTCATCCGCACCAGCGGCGAGCGCCGCCTGTCCGGATTCCTGCTCTACCAGGCCGCGGACGCCACCCTGCACTTCGATGACCGGTACTGGCCCGAGTACAACGCCGACGCGGTCGAGGAGGCCCTCGCCGTGCACGCGGTACAGAACCTCACGTACGGCCGCTGACCAAGATCGTTCTTGCCCAATTGGGCACGCCCCCGGGCCCCGTGCGAGTGACGTGCGGGGCCCTATCACGCGCCGCGGCCGGTACCGATACGGGCTAGGTGCCCGATACGGGCCGACGGTCTGACTATCGTCCCTCCCATGAAGACACCCACAACTGATCTCGAGTGGATCCGGGCAGGCACGTTGCCGCTCCCCCGGCCCGACGAGACACGCATCATCGTGATGTGCAATCAGAAGGGCGGCGTCGGTAAGACGACGACGACCATCAACCTCGCCGGGGCTCTCGCCTTCTACGGCAAGAGAGTCCTGATCGTGGACGGCGACCCCTCCGGCAACGCCTCGGACGCCTACAAGGTCGAGATGCTCGACGAGGACGAAGGCGACACGCAGACGAAGTGCATCCTCGAAGGGAAGGACCCCCACGACCTGGTGGCCAGGCCGTTCGAGAACATCCACGTTCTGCCGGCCAGCCCGGACATGCAGTTCCTCGCCCCGCGCCTGCGCGAGCAGGGCGATGCACTGCACGCCTACCGCCACATGCTGGACTTCTTCCGGGGTGAGTACGACTACATCCTCGAGGACACCCGGCCGGCCGTCGACACAGACACCAACTCGATGACCGCGGCCGCGGACGCTGCGGTCACCATGGTCGACGTCGACCGCTGGGCGATGAAGGCCGTCGGTACCCAGCTCGCCCAGCACGAAAAGATCATGAAGCAGCTCCGGCGCGACGACTTCCTCGAACTGGGCCTGGTCATCAGCACTGCCAAGATGAGCGGCGGCGACTTCGACAAAGCGGTCCTCAAGAACCTGCACAACCACCCCATGCTGCCGGTCCTGTCCGAGGTTCCGTACCGCGGCGCAGACCTCAAGGAAGCCCGCGCCATGGGCCAGCCCGTACAGATGTACCGTCCGAAGTCCGACACGGCGGGCTTCTTCCGAAACGTCGCAGTCAAGTCAGGGCTGGTGGAGGCAGCGTGAGCAAGCCCAAGGACTGGGAAGCAGAGACCGACTGGGGCAGCCTCGGCGGCGGTGGCTCCGGCAAGACGGCCGAGAAGCTGGCGAAGAACGAGAAGACGACCGAGGAGCAGCGTGCGGCCGCACGCGCATCCCAGATCGAGAAGGCCGTCGCCGAAGCTATCGAGGACGCCAGGCCCGGACTGCACAAGGTTCCCGACCCCGTTGAGCCCGCCGGGGAGGGCGCGCTCACCGACGAGGAACAAGTGCGGTACCGGGAATGCCTCGAGGGCGTCGACCTGGGCAATCAGGCATGGTTCATCCAGGGCAAGGCGCTCGACACGATCGCCGTGGGCCGGCTGTTCCGCGACACCCCGCACAAGCTCGAGCCGCACCGCAACTACGAGACGATCGAGGAGTGGGCGCCGCTGGAGAAGGGCGTGTCGGTCGGCCAGTGCAGCAAGCTGCGCGCGGCCTGGGCGATCGGGGAGGTCCTCGCGGCGCGTGGCTACGACGCCAACCCTGGCCAGGTCCGGGAGATCGTGCCGGTCCGCAACGCCTTCAACCTGAACGCGGCCGTCGCGCTGTACGTCCTGGTCGCCGACACCTGGGGCCAGGACAAGGTCACGGCCGAGCGGCTGCGCAACACCGTCAAGATGCTGCCCGGCGACCTGGAGCTCGACGAGGACGAGGACGTCGACGCCCTGGCGAAGACCATCAAGGGCGTGCTCGTCGAGGAGCTGCAGCCGCCCGTCTCGCACGCGATCCCGGCCGCGGTGACCCGGGCCGTCGACAAGCGGGCCATCGGCATCGCGGACGCCCTCAACCGGCCGCGGATTCCCCGCTCGGAGGTGACCCGCCAACTCATGCAGGCGTTCGCCGACCCGGAGGACTCCACGGTCTTCGACATCGTCCTCGAGCGGATGAAGGCGGAGGAGGCGGCCGCGAAGAAGGCCGCGAGGAAGGCGCTGGAGTAGCCGCACGGCGCCCGAAGACACGGAGGCCCGGCCATAGGTGGTGGCCGGGCCTCCGCGCGCGTACAGCGTCAGTTCCGGCGCGCCATACGGGACAGCTCGTGCGCCTTCCCCGGCTTCTTCCACTCGGCGAACCGGGCGCCGTACACCTGATCGACCTTGCCGTCGGTCATCTTCACCGCGTATCCGCCCTCGGCGATCTCGAACGGCTTGGTCAGCTTCTCCAGGAAGTCGTACGCCTCGCCCGTCGACTGCGAGTCGAACCAGGCCTGCGTCACGAAGTCCGACACGCTGACCTTCCGGCCGCCCACCTTCACCTCGTACGCGAAGTTCTCGACCGGGTCGCACACCTCGTACGCCCACAGCGCGCCGTCCGCGTCCGACGCCCAGAGCTGCACCCGCGGGTCCAGGTACGCCTCGAGGACCTCGTGCGACAGCACCGCGGACACCGACAGCTCCCCCTCCAGGGCACTGCCCCCGTTGTCGAACACGGGGCCCGCGAACACCTTGCCGTAGATCGCGTCACCGTCCTTCGTGTGCCAGCCCAGGGCGCCGGCCTGGTCGGAGTCGTCGAACACCCCGATGACGTAGGCGCCCGGCGGGACGGGCGCGTTCTTCTCCATGTAGACCACCGACAGCGGCTTGACGCCCCACTCCGGCGCGACGTCCCGGCGTACCTGCGTGGCGCAGGCCCGCGCGGCGAGCTGGACGTCCCCGTCGCTGATACGGGACGAGTGGTTGACGACCGCGATGAACACCATGCGTATGCCTCACAAACTGGCTCCGCCCCGGCCTGGTTGCCGGAAGCGGACCGCACGGTGACCCGGGCGGGGGCATTGCGTCGCGTGCCCGGACGCACCGAGGGCCCGGCCATAGGTGGTGGCCGGGCCCTCGTGGGTTCTTCTCACGCAGGATAGGGCAGTTGATGGGGCGTTGGGCCAGGGGTCAGAACTCGTCGTCCTCCGGGTCCGTGATCACGCCGAGCTCCAGGTCGTAGCGCACGGCCGTGTGGACGTACCCGGCCTCGTCGATCCGCCACCTTGCCCGTTGAACGGCCTTGACCGGCACCGGCACGCACGCCTCCTCGACGCGGGCCGGGCCGCCCGCCGACGGCTTGTAGCCCTCCTCGACGGGGTCGAGGACCACCAGGAGACAGTGCCCGCTGTCCTTGACGTAGCAGTGCCACGGCGCCAACTCGGCGGGCAGTTCCCCGGGGTACGGGCGATCGAGGAGCAGACCGGCCAGCGTCCGCCGCACGATCGTCTGCGGGGACGTCGCAGTGCCGCCCGTCGCCGACGGGGTGAAGCACCGCACCGGCGGGGCCTCCAACTGGAAGTGCCGGCGGGCCTGCTTCCGCACCCTGGGCAGCGGCGCCATCTGCTCCTCGTCGACGGCCCCGGTGTCGATGGCCGTCCACGCCCCGAACAGCCCGCGGAACATGCCGTACGCCGGATCGGCGGGGTTGCTGACCTGGACGGGCCACGCCTGCGGGGGAAGGTGCACCTCCTCGTGGTAGGTCAGCGGCCCGTTCACACCCAGCGCGGTCGGCGAGCACAAGCCGAGCCGGTCGGCGACCTGGGTGTCGCTCCACCACGACGCCCACGTCCCGCCGTCGTACGCCACGCCCCAGCTCGCGGCCCGGATCGGGATACCGCTGCGCAGGTACATCGGAGGCTTCTCCCACACCAGGAACCCGGCCGGGGACGGGAGGAGCTGCTCGACGGCCTGGTGCCGGAGCTCAACCGCGGCCGCCACCTCGCAGGCCGCCGCGTCGAAGTAGTACAGATCCGCCGTCGACAGCCGCTCCCGCTCCGCGGCCGCCAACGCCGCGGCGCGGTCCTCGAGCCGGGGCAGGGCCGCCACCTGCGGAGGCATCACGAACCGCACCCCTTGGCCCATCATGTGGGCCCACGCAAGAGCGGCGTTGGCCCGTGTGAAGTCCAGGGTCGGCACCCACAGCTCGTGAGTGGACTCCGGGGGGTACTCGCGGTCAGACACAGGTTCTCCTCGATACTGATGCGGGGCGGAGCCGCTATCACCGGTTCCGCCCCGCTCACTTTGCCGCAGTGCACTGACACCGTGGGCCGGGTCAGTGGAACGCCTCATCAGGGCGCGTCGTCGACCAGCGCGGTGTAGAAGTCGGGCGCCGTGCCGGGGCCGGGGTGGTGCGGCTCCCACTCGACGTCAACGTCCCGGCTCTCGAGCGTCTTGCCCAGGTAGTCCTCGGCCCAGCGCTTCGCGGACTCCACGTCGTCGGGGCCGATCCTGTCCGTCGTCTCGTACACGATCGTGTCGGCGCCGGCGCCGTGCCGGATGGTCCATGCGGCGTCCGGGCTCCCCTCCGCCTCGTACCCGAGCGTCCAACGCGGCTGCTGTGTCGCCTCGTTCATGTCCGTCCTCTCACGGTGCGTGCAGTGTGCGCGTCATACTGCCGGGCGGCGCTGACACCGCCCGGCTGATCAGGCAATTTCCATCCCGGCGTAGCACGCCGAGTGATCCCAGTCGTCGGCCACCGGGTAGCCGCAGAAGCACTCCCCCTCGAGCGCGGGCAGGCCGCGCATACGGCGCTGCAGCGCGGCCATCAGGTCGGTGCGGTGGATCCACCCGCGCTCGCTGACCATGTCCAGGAGCTGCGCCTGGCCGCGGTTGTACGCGTCCCATGCCACGTCTCCGCTGGGCTCCGGCCCGTGGGTCGCCTCCCACGCCAGGTGAGTACCGGTCTCCTCCTCGAGCCGGGCGACGAACCCATAGATCCGGCTGCAGCGCATCCCGTCGAGCTCGTCCAGGCGCCAGATGTTCCGCTCAGCGTCCTGCCACCAAGTCGACTGGAACAGCAGGTCCGACCAGTGGTCCACGGGCTGCCGCCGGCCGCGGAGGATCTCGAAGTGGTCGTCGAACCACTGCTCCTCGAGCTGGGCCCGGCGCTCGGCTCGCCCGCGGGCCAGGTAGGAGCTATGCACGGCGCGCCCTCCTGCCGTACCCGCGCTCGGCCAGGTCCGCGGCGGCCTTCATGATGGCGACCCCGTCCGGGTGGTCGTACACGGCGCGGACGATCGCGTCGTGCCACGCCTGTTGGCCGCGCAGCACCCGGGCCGACGCGGCGTCCTTGCGGCGCGCGGCCTCGAGCTGCTGCTCGATCGTGGGGCAGTGGCAGACCTCGAGGTCCGGGTTCTCCACCCGGGCGTGACACCCGGGGATGAGGTACCGGCCGCCGTGCTCGTCCTCCCACCAGTGGCAGACCAGCGTGCGGCCCTCGGCTCGCTTACCGGCCACGGCGCGGCGTCCCGTTCCGCACGTCCCGGCGGGCGCGCATCGCCGCACTGGCAGCCGCCTCGTCCTCGGCGCTGGGCGGCTGGATGTTGAGAGCGGCCAGGACGGCGCTCAGGATCGTGCCCGGGTCGGCGCCCGGCTCACCGGCGGCGCCCTCGATCGCGTGCCAAGCGCGGTCGTGCTCGCCCGGGGTGAGCACCCGCGGCGGCTGCACGTTCCCGGCCGCTCGCTGCTGCGCGTACTGGGCAGCCGCGGTGAGCGCGTCGCGCAGCTCCGGCAGCCGGCCCGTGAGGACGACGACGCGCACCGTGGCGCCCTCGTCGTCATCGTTCGCCTGCCTGGTCACCTCGAACGTGGTCCAGGTGCCGCCCGGCAACACGGTCAGGCTGTCACCGGTGTGGTCGGTGGCGTGGTACTCACGCCGGGCGTGGAGCGCGGCGTCGAGCTCGTCGGCCTGCTCGATCGTGAGCCACATACTGACGACGTCGCCGCCGAGGGCGAGGTTCTCGCCCTCGACCCACACGTACGGGCGCTTAGACGCGTCGGTCGCGGTGCGCAGGATCAGCCGGTGGTTCTGTCCGTCGGTGTAGCAGTACGGGAACGTGGGCTGCTCGAGGACGGCGGCGGTCAGGTCGTTGGGCATGGTCGTCTCCTGATGACGGGCGGGCGGTCAGGCGGGCTGCGGGACGGACAGGCTGGGGAGCTCGAGGGGCCACGGCCGGCGGCGGGCGAACTCGACGCGGTCCGGCTTCCATCGGCCGCTGTTCGGCTTGCGGCGGCGGGGCGTGACGTTCCATCGCATGGCGGTGCCTTCCTGGGCAGGTGGTGGTCAAGCGGCTTGAGTGCCGGGGCGGGTCTGGTCCGCGGCCGGGGACGGCAGGAGACGGAGGTGACGGCGCAGTTCCGCGGTCTCGCGGGCGTGCGCGCGGTTGTACTCGCGGCGCCGCTCTGCGGCCGGGGACTTGTCCTGCCATCCGTCCAGGGCGGCGAGGAGGTCGGCCATGTGCTGCGCCTGCTCCTCCGGCGTCCACCGGCGGATGGGGCGGGGCTCCGGCGGGCGTGTGGGGAGCGGCGGCAGCGTTGCGGGGCGCTGGACGGGCTCGCCGCGGCCGAACTTGCCGGTGGGCCACTGCTCGGCCATCAGGCGCTCGTACGGGTCCATCTCGCATCTCCTGCCGGTTGTGCGGGTGGTGGAGCAGGGGCCGGGCGCGCGGCGGCGCCCGGCCGGTGGGTCTACTTGGCGGGGGCCTCGGGGGCGCGGCTGCACTTGCACTTGTGGCCGCAGCGGTCGCAGTCCTCGCAGAGCTCGTGCGGGCAGCAGCCGCACGGCAGGCGGCGGGTGGGCGGCAGCGTGCAGCGGTGCGCCGCGTCCTCCTCGGCGGCCGCGTCGACCTGGTCCAGGAGGGCCATGGCGGCGCGCACGGCGACGGGGTCGGCGAGGGTCTCGGCCCGCACTGCGGACTCGTGGGCGTCGAGCATGGCCTTCGCCTCGTCGTGGTAGACGGGCCCGCCGGCGAACGGGGCGACGAGGTGGTTGAAGATCGGGCGGCGCGTCTCCCGGGACGGGGTCGGCGGCGCGGCGCCCAGCTCGTCGGCCTGGTGGTCCAGCCACATCGCGGACGCGAGCACGCCCGTGTGCGTGTTGGAGTGCGCGGTGTCCGGGAGCTGCAGTTCCCTCTCGCGCAGGAAGCGGGCGGCCATGCGCAAGACGCGGGCGTCCTGCTGGGTGAAGACGACGGGGTCCATCAGGGGTTGTCCTTCCAGGGACAGGAGTGGTGGAAGTGCCGGACCGCCTGGGGGAACGTCGCGGCCCGGACGGCTGTGTCAGAACAGGCCGGACTGTCCGGCGGCCTCGAGCTCCTGGCGCGCCGTCTCGGTGGCCTTCTCGGCCTCCTGGCGGCGGAGCTGCGCGACGAGCGGGGCCTGGCGCTGCGCCTCGGCCGTCTTGCGGGCCTGCAGCTCCGCGGACGTCGCCCAGCGCGTCATCACCTCGTGGTCGGCGAGCTCGGGCACGTCACCGAGCGCGGTGCACCTGACGTGCGGGCTCTCGAGACGGCCGGTGACCTCGGCGAGGGTCCGGAGCCAGTTCGGGCCGTACGCGCCGACGATGACGACGAGCGTCCCGGCCGCGTCGAAGCCCTGCCGCAGGGAGAACCCGTCGGCCGCGTGCTGGTCGGGCCCGCCGGCCTTCTGCTCGTAGACGTCAAGGCCGAGGTCGACCAGCCCGCCCTCGACGAGATGGCGGCGGATCGTGGACGTGCGCGTGGCTCGAGACATGGGTGTCCTCGCTTCGTGGTCTGGGCCGGTGCTCTCCGGCCCGGGGCGGTGCGCCCTGCTCCTGCGCCGGGTGGGCCGGTTCAGGGGCGGAGCGCACCGCCCGCCGTGGGGTGGCGGGCGATGCTGGGGGCGGGCTACGCCAGGGCGACGGTGACCAGGACGTCGGAGAAGTACGTGTCGGGGTGCTCGCCGTCGTTGATCTCGAGGCCCTGGAACTCCCAGTCCGCGGCGATGTCCGCGGCGAGCTCGGCGCGGCCCTTGCGCAGCGCGTCACCGTGGCTGACGGCCTCCACGGAGAACCAGTCGAGACCGGAGTCACGCAGCGACACCCACGCGGCGTTGGAGTTGTCGCCGACGCGGACGGCCTCCGGCAGGATGCGGCGGATCTCGAACCCGGCGACGGGGCGGTCGGTGTAGACGACGGTGAAGCTGCGCAGGGTCTTGTGCAGGGTCAGGGACATGGGGTTCCTCACTTCGTGGTGGGGGGCCGGTGCTCTCCGGCCCCGGGGGTGGGGCGCCCACGGCGGGCGCCCCTGGGGAGCTGCCGCGGTCAGGCGGCGAGCAGAAGCTGGGGGTCGTCCGGCAGGCTGTTGAGGAGCGCGTTCCGCCAGGCGATGGCGTACTTGGGGC